GTCCCCCATATCCCCATCTGGTTTAATGCATTAAGATCTTATCCTTTTTTACTATAGAATGCCCACTCCTTTCGTCTATTATCTCAGAAAGTGTATTAGTTGTCTTAATAAAGTTGTTATTACTATTGTCCTACCCAGTGTAGCAACAGAAGCACCATGCCCCCATTGTACTGCGACTGTTAGAATATGGCCCTGATAATAGATGCAACCTTCTATCTTAGCACACGGGCTTGGCGCGGTAATTCTTCTTGTTGCAGTTGGCACCATGGTAGTATATTATAAACAACTACAGAGATTTGATATCTTTCAACTAATAATTCTTCTATTACTGCTGTCATGTACAGTAAGTATTCATGGCATATCACATGCAGTTCTAGAAAAAAATTATAACTATAATCCTCTTACTGTAGTAACTTCTCCGGCTTAGGTCTAAACCTGCATGCTGAATACTGTATATGGATCAGGAGAAGTCCTTTTTATCTTTTAATCATAGCATTCTTTCATTCAAAGTGTCTGAAACATTCCCACTTTCAGACACTCTGACAACATGCACGGTCCAGCAATTTGAATCGGCAATTACATTTGCAATGACCCTTGTACGGGTAGAGACCTCTCTAACAGACGACTATACGCGTAAACATATATATGCTCAGCAGTTCAGTGAGGTTGAACAGAAGCATAAGGCCGAGTGTAGTGCCCTCCAATCAGAGTATCTTGAAAAATTAACAGGTGCGTTAAATCCCCTAATCACCAAGATCTCAGACCTCGAAACATCTCACCAGGCAGCGCTAGACCATGTTAAACGAGAGTACGAAGTGCGCCTGAAGGCTCTTACTAAGGAGAAGGCACATGCTGAATCTGAATGTGCCTCTATGCGAACTGATCTGGAATCCCAGCATGCTAAAGGTGAAAAGGCGTTTAAGAAGCGTATTGCCGAACTAGAATCTGAGTTACATTCTGCATCCCAATCTGAGAACCTCATTCGAGAAAGGTGTAAACAGGAATCTGATCGATTATTGGAAGCCATCGAGCGTAAGAATATTGAACTGCTACAGGTAAAACAAGATGTCCTGGACAAACGTGAGCAGGCTATTCAACTCAGGGAAGAAGAACTACATGTAAAGATTCAACGCTCAGCATCTTCTGTATTCCGTGGACAAGATGGCGAATCGTATTTTGCAAGTGTTGCCAAAGAAAGAATGGGATGGGAACTTACAAACACATCTAAGATTCCCCACTCATGTGACTATTCTTCACGAATTCTTAATACGCCTGTGTTCTTTGAACTGAAAAATTATACTAGTACGGTCAAGCATGATCAGGTAACAAAATTCCTACGCGATATGAAAGAGCATCCAGAAGTATTAGTAGGCGTGTTTATATCCTTACATGCGGGAATTAGTGGAAAGGTGCCCTCTACACCCATTTCCATCGACTGGATTCATGAGAATCAGTGTGTGGTCTATATTCAGGCACTCTGTGATCTAGATATTGCTCACGTGCTTTCACTCATTGAGCAAATTGTACATATTACAACTGTATTTAATAGGAATATCATATTAAAAGATACAAGTGAAACAACTAGTTCATATCAATCACGCATTGATCGGTCTAAGGTATTCTTAGAACAGGGGCTGGCGCGTACAAATAAGTTAATTAAGCGTATTGTCACTGATAAACGGGCTCAGATAGAGGCAATTGAACTTGCTACAAACCATGTGTTATCCGAACTAAGGCATCAGACTGTAGATATAACTTCATCTATTGATATGCTTCTAGGAACTTACTCTGATCCGGTTAATGAAGATATCCCTGGGCTGATTGACTCAGTCACTGTAAACCAGTCAAGTAAAAAGGGAAAGAAGAAGGCTACTGTAATTTAAATCCTCTCCCGGTATACTAGAAGGACCCCATGGGTAGGACTCGAAAAAAGACATGTAACATGCGTAATATTACACTGAAACAACTCAAGAAAAAAACGGTTCTAAGAAGTGACTTTAATATCTTTGACTTTCGTTATGAGAAACCTAAGAGAACAGATCTTGCAGTAGGTATTGTCTATTTCAATTCTGCTAAATCAAAGAGGCTTCTTATGAATTATTTATACATGGTGGAAAAGTTAAAGATAGCAGATATTCCTGTATATACACTCGAGATGTTTGAAGGAGAGCCTGAAATTAATGACGCCTTTCATTATAAGACTGACTTTATCCTATTTCAAAAGGAGCGCCTCTGTTCCCTCTTAGAAAAACATATTCCTAAAAAGTTTACCAAACTTGTGTTCATGGATTCAGATCTGATTCTAGATAATCCTAATTGGTATAATGAACTCTCTGATAGATTAAATTCCTTTAACATTGTGCAGCCCTTTTCAAAGGCACTGTGGCTAGATATTACCTATACTAAGATTGTTAAAGAGCGTTTTTCTCTAGCATTCTTTAAAAAATTCGGAAAACTTGATCTAGGCGGCGGCATGGGAGGATACCACCCAGGATTTGCCTGGGGGTTTCAACGCGCATGGTTTAATCGGTATGGTCTATTTGAATACGGAATTTTAGGAGCTGGGGATAATATTAATTCAACTACCTGGGTTAACTATAATTTTTTCAAGTATATGGATTTTATTAAGCCCGCAATAAATGCCTATAGAGCATCTATACCTAAGTTACCTAGTATATGCAATTTAGACTCAAGTGTATATCATCTGTGGCACGGAGATAAAAAAAATAGACAATACGGTTCTCGTATGAATATACTCAAATCTGTTAATGATATTCGCGATATAGTCAGCGTGGGGTCCAATGGTCTCTTTGTCTTAAAAGATGACCCTGTGCTAAAACGAAAGATTAGAAAGTACTTCCAGAATCGCGATGATGACGGCATATAAAAATTGATGTTAACGTTGTTAAATACTAGAGTAACCCCCATGGACTATAGTATACGAAACTTAACCGCTGAAGATTATCTGTCTGTACGCGATATTTTCCGAGATGAATTCTTAGGTGATGATATAACATATCGAGACCTAAGAAAGGGCTGGCGCTATAGAACTCCTGACCTATCTTTTGGGGTAACCTCTACCACAAATGATCTTCTAGGATTTGTACTTGTAAAACAGAATTATTTAGTCCTTCTTGGAACTCATAAATTCTATAAGGGGCAAGGTATTGGAACGAGTCTTCTTACTAGAGTACTTTCCCATGTGACCTCTAAAGGTGCCTCCTTACACCTCTATCCCATGTCACAAGATAAGCGGCTTATAGCATGGTATAAGCGCTTTGGATTTACAATGAGTACTGGAGGATATATGAATATTCATCCCTACATGACACGCAGCAAGACTAGCGAGACATCATAATCCCCCTCTTTTTAGAGATCTTACTTTTTATTCCTAACATCTGGGCTGTGGCGCTCACTTGAGTATCTGGGCACCCAGCCTTCTCACGGGCTACCCATGCATAGGTCCGTCCCTCGACTTCAATCCACTGCTTCAGGTTTTCCTTGGTTAGAATCTTTGATACATCAAGCCCTAGAGCCTCATTCTCACTACGCTTTTTCTCTTCCTGTTCCTTCTGATACACCTTCATCTCCTTTGGATCGCGAAAGCCGGTTAAGGACAGTTCAGGAATAACTGTCTCGACAACAACCTGTTTCACCTCGTCTTCTGTTGCAACAGGTTCATGCACAGGAACAGGTTCGTGTACCGCAACCTTGGCCGCCTTCTTTGCCTTTTTAGCCTTTACTACAGTCAGCGTATTCTGAGGAACCTCTGCTACAGGAAGATTGAGTATCTCCTTTACCTGCGGCTCAGGCGTAAGTCTCGATAAAAAATGCTCCTTAAGATACTCAAATTCATTTAGCATGAGTTCCTCTATACGCTGATGAAGGTTCCGAAAGCCATACTTTACTACAAGGGCATATATCTCACTATCCATATATAGATCTAGATTCCTATGGCTTTAAATTATAGGTGCAGGTAAAGGCTATCCTGTACGATGACCTCCCTCAGTAAGAATTGCTCAGCCCCACTAAACTTATCGAGCATGTCCGAATGCTCACAGAACTTTGCCATGCACCTCCACTCCTCCAGCATATTATTCAGTTTCATGACCGACCGAATGAGATTGCCCTCATAGATTCCAAAGGTCGTGCAGATTGATGCGACAGGCTCCCCATCCATCCACTGCTGCATAGGTTCAATCCAAAAGGTTGTGAGATCCCATGGAGTATACTCCTTTCCAATCTTCTTCTCCTGTACACTAATGTTATGCCAGTAGTCATTTAACGAATACAGTGATTCCCTAACATCTTCAGAAATATCCAAGGTAGCCAAGGGAGGCTGATCCTCCTTAGCAGCCTCGGTGATACAACCACACAGGACGGTTAGAACATCCCTTGGCTCTAGCCGCTGGCCCAACTCAGATAGATAAAACTGTGAGATGAGCAGCGACTTTGACTCATTTAGTTCGGTGGCAAGCACTCCCTTGATTGTCAGTGTCTCACTTGAATGAGACTGAATATCCGCCTGGGGCTTCAAGAATCCCTGGGCCTCTAGGATTCGAATCCTATGCTCGACATCCCCGCATGTGTTCTTAGCAATGGTGAGTTTACTCTTGATGGCCTGAATCGATCGATAGATTGCAGAAGACTCCCTCTCCTTGGCGATAATCTGAATCCACCGCTCACTACTATGAGCCTCCTGCCACGCCTTTAGAGATGCCTCAGCCTTTCGGCGCTTTGCATTCGTAGTTTCACAAATCTGCTGCTCCAGACTATTCTTCTCACTAATCTCCACCATATCCTGCTCCTCAATTCCCAGGGCATTTAGTTTCTGTAAAAGGATCTGGCACTCACGCTCAGTCTCCTCAATGTATACGTCGCGCTGCCTCTTCCAGTAGGAGGAGTTAAGAAGTTCCAACCATGACCGATTCCCAGACTGCAGGGACTTCAAGATGAAATCATACCCAAACTCCATTCGAGAATCTATCGGCGCCTTTGCTCCAGACATCATTGTATCCATCTCTGATATCTGAATAGGCTCCTTATCAGGAAAGTAAATGACCGTTCCCATGGTATCTAGACCACGTCGCCCCGCCCGTCCTGCCATCTGAAGGTACTCGGCAGTATTGAGAGTGCGCATGGAATTCAGACGCTCATCGTATTTCTTCAGACCGACAAAGACTGCCGTCTTTGTTGGCATATTAATCCCCACTGCAAAGGTCTCAGTAGCAAAGAGAACCTTAATGAGCCCCTTACCAAACAGTAACTCCACGATCTCCTTTAGCATTGGGACAAGTCCACTGTGATGGAAGGCAATCCCACGTTGGACAAGAGCAAAGAGATCATGGTACTGTGGCAACTTCTCCAGGCTCGACTTGTTTCTAGAAAGATGAAAGGACCAGATATGCCTGACTGCAGCAGTTTCGGAGGATGAAATAAGGGACCCCTCCACCTTATCTGCATACTTCTCACAGTCCTTCCTTGATAGAACAAAGAAGAGGGCAGGAAGTAACTCCTTGGCTTGAAGAGTAAGAATCAGTTGGTTCATCTGATAGAGGAAACTCGTGGGCTGGAACTTATCGCTGACAGGCCCATCCTTCCCTGCAGCGACTGCCTCCCGCACGCGCTGCTTGAACTTCTGGTACTTGTCATCTTGATTCACCCTCCAGCGCAGCCAATCCTCATAGACCTTCCTAGAATAGTGATTCTTTGGATCCATCAAGACGTGGAACTCATTTCCGTAATACAGATGATGCGTCAAGGGAACAATACGATACTCGGTGCTAATCAACTGAATGGATCGCTGCTTGAGTTTTCCTAGCCATTCCGCAAAATACTCAGGATGATCCAGAGTAGCAGAAAGCAAGATCAGTTTCACTTCTGGCGGCAGCATGATCATGACCTCCTCCCAAATGTGTCCGCGGTCACGATCATTGATATAATGGCACTCATCAAAGATTACCGCATCGAGGCCATCGCAGGTAAGTTCAGCAGTAGGGCCCAGATCACGCGTCACTGAATTCTGCTTGAACAGCAGGTTTCTCAGAATTTCCGTTGTCATGATTACCACTTGAGCATCTGGACAGAACTTGATGTCACCCGTCATAATGCCCACTGAGCCAAACTGCTTCTTAAGATCATGGAACTTCTGGTTACTCAGAGACTTGATGGGTGTAGTGTAAAACACACGCCCACCCTTCCTCAAGGAATATGCGATCTGAACCTCGCCTACCAGAGTCTTGCCAGAGCCAGTCTTGGCTGTGACAAGAACATTTTGCTCAGAACAAATTGCCTTCATAGCGTGTTGCTGAAAGGGATCTAGGGGGAAGGTATAGGTAATCGGAGGATCTGCAGGCATGTCTGAAGGCCCCTTGCTTATGTCGGCTATGCTAAGATACGTTGTCATGTGTATGGACTACTATATCACTCTAGTACTTCAATTTTTTACCTTAGATTAAAGGATGAACAAAAAAAGAGTGTATAGTTTACATCTAAGACTTCACCTACTCAAGACTTAACCCTGCTATGCGTCTTGGGCGAGAAGGGGCGGGGAGACTCCCTGCCCGCAGCCATCTCAGGCCAATCCTCTGGGGAAGTCCAATAGCCAAGAATAGTCCCATTCGGCTGAACTACGCCCCCGCACTTCTTCAGAAGGCGCTCTGCAAAAGGTGAGTCCTTCTCGCACTCCATCATGCCACTCCACGTGGTAAATGACGGCTGTGAGGGAAACTTCCTACCCATGCGCTCCTCCACCTTAGTTAGACGAGCAACCTCCTCTGCAGGTAGAACCTTATTTCCAAGACGGGCCTCGCGGATATTCATCTGCACCTCCTCACGTGTCATACCCGTCTTAGAGTCGACCTGAAGCCAGGCAGTATTCACCGGCTCAAAGTAATGGACGCCTGGAACCTTGGATGCAGCGATGGTAGACATGTGTGTGCTAGACATACGGTGTGAGGGCTGCTCAATTTTTTAGGTGGCTGCTGTTATACACCGCCTAAGGATATATAGGTAAGAATAGTTAAGAATGATTGTTATTCCTCCGGCTACAGTGCAAGAAGGGCTCTTCAAGGCAGTCGCAGAGAAGACATGGAAGCAATCTCTTGTAAGTCAGCCCGACTTTTGCGATGCTCTTAAATCTGAGAATAGAACTCTTATTGCAGAACTACTAGTAACCTATGAGGATGGAGAGCATCACTCATGCATCTTTCATTACAGGTTTTTCAGGGGCGACCTCTATTGTTTTATTGAAGAATCTAGTAGATGAAGGGGTATCGCCTTTGGATCTTTCTAGTTGTGCTTGTTATACTAGTACATCTATTAAGATATATTGAGCCCTTCATGCCAGTGTATCTTATTAACCTTGATCGCTGCCCTGGGCGCCTTATGTTTATGGGATCTCAGTTACAATTATGCGGTGTACCCTTTCATCGCTTCAATGCCTATGATGGAAAATCCTATAAGTTTTCCGATGAAGAGAAGCGAAAACTGTTCGGAATCATGATCAAGGAAAGTTACTATCTAGAGCGGCATTCTAAGTCTGAGCGTGAACAGATCTTTGCTCAGATGAAGATTGAGGAGCCGAATTATCAGAAACGAATCAATGTGATGGCGTGTGCCCTAAGTCATATTAGCGCCATAATGGCATGCAGAAATACTTCGGATCGCTACATGTGCATTCTAGAAGATGATGGCATACTATGCTTACAGATAAGACAGCGTGTGAATGAGGCGATTACGAAATTAGACGCCTATGATCCCGATTGGCATATTCTCTGGTTATCTGGAAAAGAGATTAAGACACACGAGCAGGTCATCTATTGGAATAGCGGGTCGCAGTCGATTTATCGCATGGATCCCCCCGAGTATAACGGCCAAGGCGGGGGTGCGTATGTTCTAAGTAGAAAGGGAATCAATCATTATCTCAAGGTCTACGATGAGAGGGGGTGCTCAGATGGGTTTGATTGGTTCTTGTTGCGACAGATGGATATTCAGCATGGCTACGGAGTATATCCTTGTTTTGTCGATATTCATATGAACTTCTTACCTTCTACCATAGGTAACAAGCCTGCCTATATCGGAAATAAGTCTAATTTATAGGAATTCTATGTGTATCATACATTGTAATTTACTGCATGGCCTTCAATATCACTATAACTCGCTCGCTGCTTAGCACATCGCGTCTTTGGTATAACAAAGGTATGGGATTGCTGGAGAAGTTTCCATGACTGGTCGGTGGTCTCAAACTCGCCCTTATGCACAGGTAATCCCATATATTCTTGTTTCCTGGCATGCGGCAGTCCACATAGTCTAGAGGTCAAGATCTCCTGCCAAAAATCTAGTAAGACCCTGCGAAATGCTGGCTTCACAAGATAAGAAGATGCAGTCTGACAGTCTTTCGTTCTGCGCAGTAAGGGGGAATACTCAGAATCCTTCCTACTTCCAAAGCCTAGACATAGAATATCTGCATCTGAGGCCAAGAACTCCTGAATAACCGAATCAAGAGTGCTGCGATCTACTAGAAATGTGCAGTCATCTTCGCACACCCATGTTGCTATAGTGTCAGATCCAGATGCAAGAACATTTAGATGTGACATCAGACACCCAAGTGCACCATTAGATGGTGTATAGTCTGCCTTACTTCGAAAGGGGGTTAGACCAAGTTTCTTACACTCAGCCTCAAAGAACTCCCTCCGATCAGTTCTATGCTCCAGATTAATATATATGGGGCCGTGAAACATAGAGAGTATACTTAGCAGATGTTTAGATATCAGAGTAATGGCATATGACTAATCTCGACAGATGAACCTCTCAAGGCTTCTGCATAGATTAGCCTACCAAAGGCCGAGGAATTCCTACCGCCTGGAGAAAGTAAAAGATGCGATGCCTTTGAACATAAGAAAAAATCAGTCAGATCCCATTTCCAATGCTCAAGAGGTTTCGTATTGCGAGGGCGATATAAGAAATATATGGGAACTTTCACCAGCAGTTCTAGTGTATCTCGGTCATGCGTTGAGCCAGAATTTGTCGAGACATATACTAATTCTATAGCAGGATTCTTTTCTAAAAGAATATTAATGCACTTCGCCACTTGATCAGGCTCAGTAGACTTCCATAGGCGCTTTCCAAGTTCACCCAAGAGGATATTCCCTCGGTCGCCCCGCCGCCAATGCACACCTAGGCAATTCTTAGTCAGCATGTCCTCCAGACTCTTAGTACCTAGAGGGATTTCAGGTCGTTTGAATGGAAGTGTCTTATAGAGTCTAGTATACTCTAGCGGCTCATCATGGCTCTGTATATCCCATCTCCCTGGCATATCGAAAATTTTATACTGCGACTCAGAGTCTTGTGTAAACACTATGCCCTTATACTCCAGAGTTAAATAGGTCATATTTACTCGCTTCCCTGAGGCTTCGGCAAATTCATCCAAGGATAGAGTAGGAATACTGTACTCAAGAAGTTCTGTTGATGAAATAGATCCAATAGTTAGAATTGATTTCTCCCAGTGCTCATTCTTATATACTTCCACCATGTTATTGTCACGGGGACAAAGAGGAAAGTTAGGGGGGACTATGGCGCAATGCATTGCCCTACAGATTTCTACAGCATTTAGAATATTGAAATAATAGCAGCCAATCTGTTCTGAATTTGCTGTAAAAGGACGTTGGTAGAAAAAGACGGCCTTGGTAGAAGTTGGCATATAGTATAGTGGTTGGTGCCGTCTAAGCCTACCTCCTATAATGGCTTAAACACCTCGTACCATGTATACTTGGGTACAAGGAGGTACAGTGGCGTATAGTAGTCCAGTAGCTCAGTTGGTTAGAGCGTCGTGCTTATAGAAAATTCTATACGAATGTCACGCGGAAGTCGCGAGTTCAATCCTCGCCTGGACTAACTTTGTTTAGCATGTAGTACATTCTAAACAGAGTTTCATTATATATTACTTTTTAACTCGTAATACAATGGTTGCAGCCTTATCTGAATATACAGGTAACTTCAGTTCTAACCAATGTGTTCCAATATCATAGCGGTCATCAACAGACGGTCCACCGTTGACCCATTTTGTCATCACAATTTGAATCTGTTGATATAATTGCTTATCGTTTGTAAATAATCCAACATCTTTAAGTTTATGAAGTAATCGTATTGTTTCCTTTAATCGATCTTCTTTTGTCTTTATCGTTGACATCCTAGATTCTAACTATGCCTCGGGTTTTAGACCATTCGATTACCTACTGAAAACATAGGACCGTGCATGTGCTGCATGTACTACATGCAGAACCTATATCATAGCGCCCATTGAAATAGTCGAGCCTCGTCTCATAATTAGAAAAGGAGTATGAGCATTTATTCGACCCACCACATTGAAGGGGGTTACATGTTGCCGCAGCCTGCGCTATAGAAAACTGTGCCTGTATATTGTAAAAGATTGTCTTCTCTCTTAATTGCCGTATTATATCACTAGCGTCCATTCTATTAGGGTCTAAACATTTTTACCATTCTTATATGAAGATGTGTGGTATTTTAGCACGCTTAGGAACTAAGACTAATCTTACTCCCCATGTAAATAGGCTGCAGGCTAGAGGGCCTGAACATACGCGGATTGAAGAAATTTCTGACACAGTTAGCATGGGATTTACGCGCCTCGCCATTAATGGCCTGAGCGAAGACGGAATGCAACCCTTTACCAAGGGCCCTCTTACATGGGTTTGTAATGGTGAAATCTATAATTACAAGAGTATTGAGGAGGACCTAGGATGGACCACCCCTGGCGCATCTGATTGCGATTGCCTCGGTGAACTATACTTGAAGTACCGCGATTCGCCTGCAACTTTTTTAAGAGCCTTAGATGGCGTCTTTGCCCTAGTCATTTATGACGATGAGCGCAAGCAACTCTTTGTCGCCCGGGATCCCTATGGTGTTAGACCCCTATTTATTGCATCTAAGCCTAACTTCCAAACCATGACCTATTCTACCCACATGTTCGTGTCAGAGATAAAGGCGGCATCCCCCAATTTCGATATTATTACACCCTTCTATCCTGGACATTACAGCATATATGATACAACTACTCTTGCTCTCCTGAATACCTTCCAGTATCATACGATTCCATGGATTACCCAGCCCCAATTCGATCCTTCTGCACATGATTCCCATGCGGCTGCAACTGTTGCAGTAAGATATGCTCTAGAAGAGGCTGTCCGCAAGCGAATTCCCTCAGATGTTGAGCCTGCATGTCTACTCAGTGGCGGACTTGATAGCAGTCTCATTGCTGCCCTTGTCCAGCAAAACCTCAAGCAACTGAAGCGCCCCTCGCTTCAGACATTCTCTATCGGATTTAAGGGATCCTCAGATCTCTATCATGCCAAACTTGTCGCAGAGTGGATCGGCTCGAGGCATACTGAGATTGTTATGACACCTAGTGATTTCTTTACACGAATCCCCGATGTTATCCGAGCCATTGAGACGTGCGATACCACCACAGTAAGAGCAAGTGTCGGAAATTTTCTCGTGGCAGAAGTAATAAAACAGAAGTCTGCATGCAAGGTCGTATTTAATGGTGATGGATCCGATGAACTCTTTGGAGGCTATCTTTATTTCAATAATGCTCCAAATGATAATGAATTTCATACTGAAACTGGCCGGCTTCTCCAAGATATTCATTTCTTTGATGTCCTGCGCAGTGATCGCTGCATCAGTGCTAACGGACTTGAGCCTCGCACACCCTTTCTAGATAAGCAATTCGTCGCCCTTGTACGCAGTATTCACCCTAGTTTACTTAGACCCATTCAAGGCGAGAAGGTAGAAAAGGCACTTCTACGTGATGCATTTGATGACGGGGTAACACTACCCCCAGAGGTCCTTTGGAGACGTAAGGAAGCATTCAGCGACGGTGTTTCAGGTGCCGAGAAGCCATGGTACCAGGAGATTCAAGATCATCTGAGTGTTCCTAAGGACTGGAAGGATACTGCAGAAATCTCCTATTCCAACTATTTACAGCCAAAGACTCCTGAGGAATTTTATTACAGGCATATCTTTTGTGGGGAATATGGGAATGGTAATATTCAGAACCTGTGGCCCTATCGCTGGATGCCTAGATGGTGCCCAGAGGCAACTGATCCGAGTGCTAGGACTCTATCCCTATACTAGGATATCTAAACCACTCAGACATATAGTATACAATGACACTTATTCTCGATGTCAGGGAGGCAAAGGGTTCTCTTGAGCACTTCCAGCAGGCTGGAAATAAATTAATTCTTATCGGTAATGGAATTGTTAAAAGCCCTGGTCACCCAGCAGGAAATCAGCAATATTCTTCTCAGGTGGACTTCCTTCGCCTTCTATATAAGAATACCTATGTTGCTGTGAATTACAGAAAACTAGATGGCACTACCTTGCTCATGGGCGAATATTATTTCAAGGCTATGGCAAAACGCCAGAGTTTTGAGGGATTCACGTACTTCGAATACACGTTTATACGCACGAGCAAGGGCATAACGAACAGCGCAAATGTACTGAAAAATTTGAAGTATGAGGCGAAAGTAGTATCAGTATGATGACATGCGTGTCAAGACGAGCACATCCTGACAAGCAAAATATGCAACTAGTAAACGCCCTTGGGCAACCAGGGAAATATATTTGGACAGAATTTAGATGTCCAAATGTAGTTCCAGACTCAGGCATCTGTAGTGACTGTAAGATTAAGTTACCGAAATACAAGTATCAGTCAAATCAGAAGTGCGATCATGGTATAGTAGGGGGGCCGTATCCGACAGATAGTAAGTTGTATGGCTCTCCCTACTATGAGAAGCAGATAAAAGAGGGGTGGATCCTGAAGCCAGAGGATGAACTCAGGGCTAAGGAGGCAGTAGCAAAGGCAAGTAGTGACATGCCGAGAAAGAAGGTTGTGCCTACTAATGAGGTTGTGCCTACTAATGAGGTTGTGCCTGTACCTTCGACTGTAAACGTAGGTCTACCTCCAGTGAAGGAGAAGAAGCCTCGCGCTAAGAAGGAGAAGAAGGATGCCCCGCAGGTAATCCCTGCGCCTATCATTCAGCCTGTCCATGAGCCCAAGTACAGTGAAACCATGGCGCCAACGATTTACGTCGATGAGGCCGATGTGATCACAGTCAAGGTCGTTAAGCAGAAGATCAGTGGCAAGGAGTATTACTTAGATAGGTCAACAGGAAAGGTGTATGCCTCTCTCGCTAACGGCGTTGGAGAGTATAAGGGGCGGTACAAGGACGAGGCCCTAGATACTACCTATCCAGACTCTGACGCAGAGTAGCAAAATAATCCATGGCATTTCTAATAGCCTGATCCATATTAAAATACTTATAGGATGCAAGCCTTCCTACAAAATGCACATCTGGCTTGGCTTGAGCCAAGGATCTATATTTTTCATAAAGATCCCTATTTTCCTGTGTAGGCACTGGATAATAAGGTTCTCCCTCAGAAGACGTTGTCTCATAGGAGATCATCGTCCATGGACTTATCTGAGACAGAAAGTGCTTATATTCAACGCATCGCGTATAGGGTGTATCCAAGGAAGGGAAATTTACAACCGCCGCCGGCTGATGATAGCCTGGCTGGTAGAATCGCTTCCACTCAAAGGCAATTGATCTGTACTCTAGTTTAGGTAAACCTGAATCCTCAAAATACGTATCAATCGGCCCAGTAAAAATAAGAGTCTTCCATGTTCGTTCAGATGCAGGCGACCATGGATAATTCAGTTTCACTGTAATCTTCGGATGATCTAGCATCGACTGCACAATAGAGGTATATCCATGCTCAGGCATAGCCTGATATCTGTCTGTAAAATAGCGCGTATCAAAATTCGTTCTTATAGGTATCCGTTCAAGAACGGAAGGGTCCAACTCTTTCGGCTCCTTGGCCCACTGTTTTATTGTATATGTCTTTAGCAGAGCCTCATAAATCCTCGGACCCACCTTTGCTAAGGCTCCCTCTTCAGAGTTAGTTATGGATTCACAGGGTATCTTTTCTTTTGCCAGCCAGTCGAGCATTTCTTGCTCACTGGCTAAGTTTAGATTAAACAGCGAATTCACGGTTGATAGTGTAATTGGCATGGGAATATAGGTTCCTGAGACATCTGAGAGTACATGGTGATCCCAGCGCTTCCATGAGCCGAATCGCTGCACAAACTTCCAGACCCCCTCATCATTCGTATGAAAAATATGCGCCCCATACATGCTAATGCGAATTCTACTAATCGGGTCTACAGTATCATAGACATTCCCACCAATGTGATCTCGTTTATCAATAACTAATACCTTCTTTCCATCGTCTGCCGCTAAACGGGCTATTGTTGCACCAGATAAACCTGCTCCAACAATACAGAGATCGTATTGGCTCATTACATACTATATACCTTAGTATTTAGATCGTCCTATTTGTCCGTGATATGGATACAGTGACTGAACGTGAGAGTGTTGAAGATCTTGATATTGATACACTTCTTGTTCTAGTCACAGGGTTTGTGCTGCGAGCAGGGGAGCGTGTAATACTTATAGTAACTGTTCTCGAGAAGGGATTGGTGCTAGGAATTGCACTGCGTGAACGAGTTATTGTCCCTGTTCTCGAGAAGGGATTTGTGCTAGCGATTGGAGTCCGTGTAACAGTTATACTAACTGTTCTAGAGAAGGGATTTGTGCTGGGGATTGCACTACGTGACATGGTTACTGAGGTTGACTTTGAGGCTAGATCACTAGGTTTAGTAGTAGGAAGTGAAGAAGGGCTTCGACTGAGTGTAATACTAGTCGATCGTGTCCGAGTTACTGTGCCTGTTCTCGAGAAGGGATTGGTGCTAGGAATTGCACTGCGTGAACGAGTTACTGACCCTGATCTAGAGAAAGGATTTGTACTAGGGATTGCACTACGTGACATGGTTACTGAGGTTGACTTTGAGGCTAGATCACTGGGTTTAGTAGTGGGAAGTGAAGAAGGGCTTCGACTGAGTGTCATGGTAACTGATCGTGTACGAGTTACTGACCCTGATCTGGAGAAGGGATTTGTGCTGGGGATTGCACTACGTGACATGGTTACTGAGGTTGACTTTGAGGCTAGATCACTAGGTTTAGTAGTGGGAAGTGAAGAAGGGCTTCGACTGAGTGTCATGGTAACTGATCGTGTGCGAGTTACTGACCCTGTTCTCGAGAAGGGATTGGTACTGGGAATTGAACTGCGTGACATGGTTACTGAGGTTGACTTTGAGGCTAGATCACTAGGTTTAGTAGTTGGAAGTGAAGAAGGGCTTCGAGTGAGTGTAATACTAGTCGATCGTGTGCGAGTTACTGACACTGTTCTCGAGAAGGGATTGGTACTGGGAATTGAACTGCGTGACATGGTTACTGAGGTTGACTTTGAGGCTGGATTTGTACTAGGGATAGAACTACGTGAACGAGTGATTGACCCTGTTCTTGAGGCTGGATTTGTACTAGGGATAGGAGTACGCGACACTGTAATTGATACGGTCCGTGTAATTGATATACTAGTTGATCGTGTAATAGTTCCTGTAACTGAGCGAGTGACACGATATGAAGTAGGAAGAGGAGTGACTGAACCTGTAAGGGATACAGTGCGTGAGACTGAACCTGTTCCTGTTATAGTACTTGACCTAGTCAAACTTATAGTGCCTGATCTTGTAGCATAGGGTGTACTCGGAACAGGTGTAACTGATACTGTCAGGGATACAGTCCGTGTAACTGAGATTGTTCCACTGATAGTACTTGACCTTGTCAAACTTATGGTGCCTGACCCTGTAGCATGCAGACTACTTGGAACAGGAGTAAGCGACACACTCAGAGAACCAGTTCGTGAAATTGATACAGATACACTAATAGAACCAGTCGGTGTAATACTTGATATCTGAGATCCACTTAGTAAACCAGTATTAGATCCATGGGCGCTAACGGATTGAAGTGAAGAAGTAGGTGTTAGTGTTAGAGAAGGAACATTTGTTACTGAGGCTCTAGGGGAGGGAGTCTGTGTGACTAAAGATGTAGCACTAGGACTCGTCGCAGGAGAGGGTGTCTGTGTGAGTAGAGGAGTTGGGCTTACACTTACTAGGATACTCTGAGACTGTAGTGGTGAATATGTCATGCTCAGAGTACTCGATATACTAGGGCTTAGCGTTAGAGGACTCACAGTTACTGAAGTAGTTACTGAACCCTGTGGAGTCTGGGTCTGGGTGACTACAGGAGTACTGGATGGGCTTGCTGCAGGCGAGGGAGTCTGAGTGACTTGAGGGCTTTCACTGGGCGTCCATGCTGTTGAGAGGCTTTGAGTCACTAGAGGAGTACTAGACGGGCTTGCTGCAGCAGAAGAAGTCTGAGTCACTTGAGGAGTAGTAGATGGGCTTACTGCAGGACTAGGAGTTGCACTGAGTGTCCATGCTATTGAGGGAGTTTGAGTCACTTCAGCGCTGGTGCTAGGTGTTACTGCAGCAGAAGGGGTCTGTGTGACTTCAGGACTACTAGATGGGCTTGCTGCAGGACTAGGGGTAAGAGTCACTTGAGAAGTTGCACTGAGTGTCCATGCTGTCGAGGGGGTCTGTGTGACTTCAGGAGTACTAGATGGGCTTGCTGCAGGACTAGGGGTCTGTATAACTGACGGACTTACAGATTCGCTTAGCAAGGCTGTCATAGAAACAGTCTGCCCTACAGTATAGGTTACGCTCACTGTACTCGATATACTAGGGCTCTCTGTTAGAGGACTTGCGGTTACAGAAGATGTCAGCGACGCCTGGGATGGAGTCTGAAGAGAAGAATATGTAAGGCTCATAGTACTAGAATGACTTGGACTTACCGTTTGAAGTGGGCTCACACTTACAGATCCACTTGACGTAGGGGATTCTGTATTCGTACTCGTCAGTGTTATAGGAGAGTTAGATGGGCTAGATGTCGTGCATGGGCTCACACTAGAGGTTATGGAAGTTGAGGAAGTTACAGTTAGAACTGTTGGAGTTACCTCAGTACTCGCTGTCCCATATATAGTTGATGATACAGAATCGGTCGTAGTACTACTAACACATACAGTTGCTGTGCTTAGAAGAGACCCAGTCTGAGATGCGCTCGGACATGGGCTACTTGTTCTAGATTTCTGCACCGTCAGTGTTTTCTGCGTAGTTTTACTTCCAGAAATGCTCATGGTAAAGGTAACAGATACACTCGATGTCCTTGTATTTGTCGAACTAGCAGTCTGAGTCTGAGAACTCGTAGACGTCGTCGAGGGCGTATTTGTCTGAGATGCATTCGCTGTGAATGAATTTACACCCGTCTGACTCACTGAAGCACTGGAACTTACTGATGGGCTAGGGGTTATACTAAACGTGCCTGACCCTGACCCTGTATCAGATCTAGTTAGTGAACCACTTCCACTTACTGTTACAGACCCTGTATCAGAATACGACTGAGTTGCCTGAGAACTTACTGAAGGTGTATTTGTCCTACTACCCCTCGAACTCAATGACAGGGTAGGAGTCACAGTAAGAGTTACACCTGTAGGAAAGGTAGTCCCACTTACTGTAGGGCTCCTAAGATTCGACGGCGACACACTAAAGGTAATCGTCTGAGTAGCAGTAGAACTCACTGAAGGCGAAGGACTCTGACTCGGAGTCTTTGTCTCCTGCATGGTCCGAGTCTGAGTGGCAGAGACCCTAGGAGTTCCCGTTTGCTGAAGAGAACCTGTGCGTAGCGGAGAAGAACTAGGCGTCTTAGATCCCTGACTACTCATAGTGAACGCCGCAGACCCAGTGGATGTCTTAGAATTACTTGCCGAGGATGTTAGTGTGGATGACACTGTAGTTGACTTTGATTGCGCAGCACTCTTTGTGGCAGTAACACTCAGTGTATTCAGGGCCGACGACGTCGATGAAAATGTTAGCATGGGAGTCTGAGAATTACTTGCGGTACCACTTATACACTGTGTTACAGTACGAGTCACTTTACCTGAACCAGTAGATGTAGGACTGGGGGCTGGATTCCGTGAACCCGAGGGCGATGAACTTGATGTAGCAGTAACACTCCGTGTGCGTGTAACTACACTAGACCTAGTATCTGTCTTAGTTATAATTGCTGTACTAGTCACCTTATTATTCGTCGCAGTGTATGACACTGAAGAACTCTGAGTCTTACTCGATCCCTGGGTTCGTGTCTGAGTAACTGAAGATGTGCTTGTTTTTGATGAGAGGGGACTTTTTGTAGGTGTCTTAGACCCTTTCACACTAGCAGAATCCGTCGGACTAGCAGAACTAGTCTTTGTTGCTGTCATGGTCCGAGTGCCACTAGGTGAGGCTGTACCCGTCTTTGTCGCAGTCAGTGTTGCTGTCCCTGTGCGACTAACTATTGGCGTGCCAGATTGACGAGGAGTCTTAGAGTAGGAAGGTGAGGCTGAGGGGCTCTTTGATGCCTGCGTGGACTTACTCATCGTGGGCGAACCAGTTGAGGTCTTGGATTTTGCAGGTGATGAACTTGGTGTAGAAGATATACTAGGAGTCTTTGATGATGTAGATGTACCCGTGTTTGTTTTTGTGAGACCAGGTGTTCGTGTGCTCGTTGTAGATCCTGTGTGTGTCTTTGTCCCAAGAGGACTGGGGGACTGCGCAGGAGATGCTGAGGAGGATTTCGAGGAACTGCTTGTCTTGGTAGATGTCATGGTAGACGTGGTTGTCCTAGTTGTAGTTGTTGAGGGGCTTACAGCGGCGCTTGGCTTTGCGCTGCGCGTTAGTGTAGTAGATTTTGTGGAGGTCTTTGATTGAGTGCTTGTGGAGGTATCAAGAGCAAAGCCATTCAAGAGAATGCGAGCATCCTGGTCTTGCCCAGTATGGGTATCTAGAGGCGGGGGAGTGGTTCCAATGGTTCCTAATAATGACAGTAATAGGAGCCATCGCATTATAGTATCTATAGTATAGTATATATTTTCAATTTTAGACTATTAAAAATTTATGCCCTAAAGACCTTATCCAACAAGAGAACTCGAATACGTCAAGCCCTTCGACTCTAGATGCTGTTTCATCGACCATGCCGTATCAATATCCGGTAGTAGATTACCAGTATCAGTCATTAAGAGAGGCTTGGGGAAACCATTAAATTCCGATGCTGTTGAATTTGTGTAAGCGCCCATGAGCGGGAAGTAGAGCCAGTCTCCCACATGCATTTCTTTCATAGGGCCCTTGGCAATGACATCAAGGCTATCGCATGTTCTTCCAAACACTACACTATGCTCCATCTGACTGGACCTATATGTCTCAGGGTCTGCAGGAAGATGTAGCCATGGTGGCTGCTGCTTATCAAAGGGAATGCAGGAGAAGTAACTGTAGACTGACTCATCAATGACATAGCGCCACCCCTTCCCACCCAGCCCAGGCTTTTTTGCAATGACTCGAACAAAGAGGTCCTGAGAAGGCTGAGCAAAATATCTTCCAGGCTCAGCAATCATGCTAACCCCCTTAGGCAGAGTAAACTGCTTGATCGCATCCGCCATGGGCAAGAATGCAGCCTTAGAAGAAGAAAACCCACCTCCAATATCAATAGTCTTAGGCTCGTGCTTATATTCTTTTAATAGATCAAAGAGCCCGTAGGAGAATTTGATTGCTTCCTTATACTGCAAGGGATTCTTACAGCCTGAACCCACATGGAACGAAATGCCTGTAAGGGGAATCTTTGACGCCTCAGCAATCTTCTTGACCTCCTCGAAGGAGGCGCCAAACTTAGATGAGAAGGGCATGTCGCTCTCCTTATCGTCCACTGCTACACGAACAAGAGCAGACCCCCTCCAGCCTACAGTATCTAGTTTCTCACACTCCTCTACAGAGTCAACCACGGTTGTTTCTATATTCATCGAATCGACTAACCAGATATCCTTCTCTGATTTCATCGGATGCGCATATAGTATATCTGGTTGTCCTAGATAGAAGCCCCTAACATCGTTTACCTCCTGTAGACTTGCACAGTCAAAGCCAACATGCGCCCTTGCCAGAGTTACAAGAAGTATAGGACTCGGATTACACTTTACAGCATAATAGGGATTCACATGTGGAAGAGCGGTCCTCCACCGATCAATCTGAGTATGTATCCTATTAGGACTCACTACTGCAACAGACCCTGTATATTTCGGAAAGGTTTGGATGAGTGCCCGGAGATTTTTCAGCGTGGAACTGATATTAACCATAGCGAAAATAGTTTTAGGTAGGGTCCATTTAGAAACTGTCTAACGTCAATTTTATGTGAAAAATGCACCTTTAGTATGAAATAGGTATTAGGATAGTTCCTTAGTGCTTAGCGGGCTTGAACATATAACTCCACTCGAGTCGATAGGATGTCTGAAGCCACTTGACCGCCAGATCATGGAGTTCAATAGTCTTTTGATCAGCCTTAGCCAAGAACTCCTGCTCTGCCTTAGTAAGGCTATGAGTCACGGGGAGTTGGTCCATGCGTTCTATTGCTTAGCGTATTAGATTCATTTTTTTGCCTAAACGGCGGTCTAAAGACTTCACTCTAGAAGTGAGTAGGGCAAGTAGGAGCCCCCAGCGCGCTAATAATTCAGTGGTAGAATATCAGGTTTCCAACCTGCTAACCTGGGTTCGATTCCCAGTTGGCGCATATTGTTTTTGCTAGGCTTTTTCTCAAAAAGCCTACAGTTGGCGCATATTGTTTTTGGCAGGCTTTTTCTCAAAAAGCCTACAGTTGGCGCATATTGTTTTTGGCAGGCTTTTTCTCAAAAAGCCTAACACATTTGTACTATCCTTAGTAAAGGCTAATACAAATATTTTTTATCAATCATCTTACTAAGATGTGGTTCAAGGATGCGCGTATTCTTAGACTCAGCACTCCAGAGCAAATGAAGGAGATCTTACTCGAGAAGGGGAGGCCACAGAGCGCCTTTACTAAGGGAACCACCATAGATGTTTGGAATAAGATGAAGAAGGGGTATTCCTATACGCTTTCTGAAGATCCAGGAACTAAGATGGATCCTACGTTCAAGCCCTACGCAAGCCCTGGAGAAATACTAGCCATGGGGGCCTTCGAGGGCAAGTATCTGAATGATTGCCTCCTTGAATTTCCTGCTGAATGGTACTGGAATGCCCTTTTACTAGATAAACTCCGACCTGGAAAGCCAGATGTCACCGTAAATCTCTTAGGGGTCGATTCGAGACAGACCATACAGTTTTGGATTAATTCGGGTTGGCTTCCCGGTGGTCACAAGAAGGGGCAACATCCGGAATTGTCTGATCCGAATATAAATCCAGATGAACGAGGATGGTTTCAATGGTATTGTCGATATTGGATGGGACGCAGATTACCCATCTTAGACGCAGTTCAAATTAAACGGTGGAAGGCATTCACTAGACATCTCGCCCAGGTTGAGCAGGGATGCACAAAGGGAGATATAGAGTGCAGGCGTAGACAGCGCCAGGGGCTCTTTCAGTGGGCGTATAATCCGTTTGTTTAGAAGGCACCTCTAGATTTAGTTATGGCATTTACTGCGTGTCCTGCATGTAAGATGCATCCGAATACGCATAGTTTCACTCAGTTTGGCACGATAGGGCAAACTAAACTCTTTTACACCTCACCTGCGAGAGCAAATCCCAGTGAGACATGCGAGGTAAGACTGGCAAATTTCAAACTGCATCTCGATCAGGCAAAGGGATCTCCATGGATCTGGGTGTTTGACTTTGGACATATGGAGTCAAAACACCATACTGGGATACAGTTTACCACCGGGCTCGCTAAGATATTAACTGAAGAACATGAGGATACCTTGAAAGGAATCCTATTGCTGCGTATGAATACATGGACGACGTTTATCCTAAATATGCTGCAGACCATGTTCACCTCGGGTATCTTTTCACGAACCCGCTGCATTGATGGAGATACTCTTGAACTATATATGAACCTTAAGAAGGAGTTTCAAGGAAAACCCTTACTATGGTTGGGAAAGGCAATTACACTGAGCCCTGAGAAGGACTTGCCTGATGTTTAGAGATTAATATCCCATCTTATTTGCCCCACCCATGAGCATCTTTTCCATGCCGCCCATCATCTTTTCCATGCCGCCCATCATCTTATCGGCTCCACCACGCATCTTATTCATGCCGCCCATCATCATCTTATTCATTCCGTTTGCGCCGCCCATCATCTTATTCATTCCGTTTGCACCACCACGCATCTTACGTGTGCTGCGCATCTTGCGAGACTTACCGCGAGTTCTAGTCATTCTGGATTTGGCCATTCTACCTAGAAAATATATTTTTCGTGAACCACCTGATTTTGATTCATCTGAATCAGGAGGCGGAGTACCTGGATCGGGGAACTGCCCTTGTTTTGCCAGTTGTGCTTCAATTAGTGCAATCTTACGCGCAACTGTTTGAGCAAGCCTAGGAAATTCTGCCGGGGGTGTGGCCGCAACCTCTGCTTCAGCCTTTGCTTCAGCCTCTGCTTCAGACGCAGGGCTAGCAAGGGAACCGGGAGTTCCAGGCACAGATCCTTCATCATTACCCTTAACGTTCTGCCAAAATTGCCGCTTAGAGTCATTATTACCTAAGCCCATGCCATGACGATCTCTAAATGCCTTATTGGCCTTCATGAAAAAATTCTGTTGTTTCTTAGTATAGGTCGTATTTGTCAGTTGTTTAGTGTTATTTGCCTTTGAAAATCCAGTATTATAGCCTTTTTCTTTCATATCCTTCCATAGAGCATTGTACTGTTTGTATAAGATCCTATAATTATTATCTCTTACCATGTCCCAGAGATCTTTATATGTACTCATGCTATCAATGATGCTCCTATACGTTGTATCATTTTCACTTAGTTGCCTTATATATATCGCATTATCTTTAACATTACCTACACTCTGCCTTTCGTTAATACGAAGATGTAATAGTGCTTTTAATTCTACATAAGCAGTCACAAACACATGGAATGAATTCCAATATGATTCGTCATCAAAGTGCTTCCCACTAGTAGAAATACCTATAATTCTCTGAGAGAGATCTAGAGGTATCGTACCCCCTTTACTTATATCTAAAACGTACTTAATCTGTTCTAGCATCTGATTCATTCCGCTAAGAGCATTATTCATTGACTTTAATAGTACAACAGGTGTTGTTATATTTTCTCTGCTTACTTCTTCTTCAGTAAGAGCCTTATATTTCAGCATCTATACTAAATATATCTTTTACGCAACCCTGACCAGGCCTGTGCGCGATCCAATCCACCAGACAAAGGCCATAAGAACTCCACCCCACAGAGTATCAGCGACTGCAAATTCAATCGGATACTGATCAAAGGTGAAAATCTGCGTAAAATCATAGACAGCATAGGTACACAGGCCTAAGAGGAATGCTCTCGGTGCAGAATGCGCCTGGGTAACCAAGTAGCCGAGGGCCACGTAGACCGGAATACCTGCCCAAGGCCTCGGATACATGCTCCTTCCCTCCTGAATGTTCTCCATGATACGCGTAACCCAGGGATTCTGGAAGGTTAACCACGGTATATCGACAATAAAGATTAGTACTGCTAAGATACTAATCTTTAGTGCCTCGTTCATCGTCTTAAAGGATATGCATATTCTTTTCTAGAATGAGTTCAATCTCTCTCGAGGCATTTGATGGACACCTTAGGGGGAAACTGAGCCAGTGGATACTCTCATCGACCACCTGCGCCATGCCCCTCGGCTTCCATGATCAATTGCTGTCAGGGCAGAGCCCCTTCGGAACAAGCATCTTACTGACCTCTAAGACCGAATCGAAGGCCTGGCTCATTGCCCATGCCTGGGATCTGACCTTTTCCCCCGAGTCACCTACAGACTGGAGTCTTACCCTATCTCTTATTCAGCACCTCAAGAAGCCTATTCTAATTGTTACCACTCCCAAGGTCTCTGTCCCTCAGACCTTCTGGCAAAAGTGCTTAACGGGTGCCGGAATAGTTACATGTGTATCCCTAAAGCATATTTCTGAGAGTGCAACCACACAGCCAATGCTAACGCCCTATTACGCCATCTTTTTTCCTAGCCTTGAGACAATCAATGAGTCACAATTAACAGGGTGTCTAACTCCCTTTCTTAAGGACATTGATCATCGCAGTCTTTACAGAGAACTCCGAGGATCTGGTGCAACTATATGTCTCACGCAAGGTGATTCTAAGTCTGGTCAGCACTATACACCCACATGGTTTTATCCGGAAAAGAATACCGTCTTATGCCTAGCCCCTTCAGAAGTCAAGTCTGCCCTGCTCACATTAACTGAACGCTTAACTACGGAATAACTTGAAGGTGCCCTTCTTGGCCTTGAAGCCTAACTTGCGGAGAGTCTTAATGCGACGCATGCCAATGGAATGCTTCTTCTTGCTGACAATACGCCCGCGCTTGGTCTTCATTAAATCCTTTCTGGTCAGACCCCCGGAAGTCTGCCTTGCCGTCTCGTGCCAAACCTGAGCCTTCGATCCAACACTAAGAAGTTTCCGCGTTGCTACCATTATACCTTAGCCCTATAAAAAAATACAGGTAATAGAGAATGTCTAGGGATCTCGTGATCCTAATCGGCATGGGAATCCTCTGTATCATCCTAAGTCCGTTATATAAGGAATATAATCTACCAATCTTGCATAAGCGGCCAAAGTTTTCTCAGGCAACTAAGACCTATGAACACTCTAAGACAATTGCGCCTAAACAAATTGTCCTGCTAGTCAGCGATTTCTTGCCCGACACCTTCGCTGGTTCTGAAGTCTCAGCCTATGAGACCATCAAGTATCTACGCGACAGGGGTAATTCCGTAACAGTTATATCTGAGCGAACTACCGTGAAGTCCTATGATGACTTCCCCATATATAAATACAGTAAGACGGATAAATACATCAAGTCTACCATTCAGCATGCAGATATTGTACTATTCCAAGTCTTTGGACACTCCCATGAGAAATTCGACTGCATTAAAGAAAGAACAAAGCCCACATTTTTATTTATTCATATTAACAATCAATACCAATGGATTATTCAAACTAAGATCTCCTTTCCTCTGACCATAGTATTTAATAGTGAATATACCAAGGCTACCAATCCGACCTCACATAGTAATCTCACCATGATCCCCTATGTCAATACGGAAGTGTTCAAGCCGTTGCGCGCATATACAGGACAGATAGCGACCGTTGGCTTGATGAATTGTAATAAGCGAAAGGGTGGTAAGATATTCAGAGAAATCGCAGCCAAGTTACCTAATGTGCGATTTATAGGTGTAAAGGGAGCATATGGTAATAATGACGATACTGACTCTAGTTCTAAGACGGCGAGTACAAATATTACCTATTATGATCCCCAGAAGGATGTTCGACCTATATACAAGAATATAGGGATTCTAATTATGCCGTCGATTGAAGAAACATGGGGGCGTACGGCAGTAGAAGCGATGGCTGCTGGAATTCCTGTAATTCATAGCGAGGCAGAAGGCCTCGTAGAATGTGTAGGCGGTGCTGGGATTCAATGTAATCGGGATGATATTGACGCATGGTGTGCGGCTATTCAGAGAATTATAGGGGATCGCGCATATAGAGAGCGCTTAAGACAGAATGGATTCATGCGCGTTGAACAGATCGAGTCACTGCAGAGGGAACAGCGCTTTGCCCTGGCAGAAACTATAGAGAGATAGTAGGGATGTCAGGGATATCAAGTGACCTTAGCGTAAAAGAACGTCGTATACTTGCTACACTAACTGGTATCGAACAGGATATTACTATACTGAGAGAGTTAACTACCAAGATTCCAGGGCAGCGTATGCTGTCGAAGAGGGCAGGTAATCTAATTAGTAGCCATAGAGGCAATAACATACGTACTTCAGTGAAAGAAAGTAGCAAGGTTGCAGACTTATCAGAAAGTATTTTTAGTACACTTGGACCTGCAAAACGCAGGCTATATTCTCATGAAGGTGAAGATATGAGTGCAATCAGTGATCTTATTCGCGAATATATTACCGCATGTAAACTCATGCTTAGACATTTTCATGAAACAAATGCCGCCTCATTTAGAGGAATCATTCTTCAATGTACTGCACATCTAGATAGCCTCGCTGAGCATGTATCTACCTTGGATGAATTACTTGAAGAAAGCGTGTCAGAAGAGGGTAGTATTCCTGAACAGACTGGTAATGCACCCCAGTATACGAGTAATAGTAATACTGAAGAATTAAATGAACTACTTGGTGGAAATGCATATGATCCTGATGCGCCTTTACTCTCTGGACCATTACAGTCTAAACCCTTACGCTTACGTAAGGGACCTACTCCAAGATTAGGTACACCTCCATCTCTTCCTGTACAATCTATAGAACAACTCAGACAAACTGCCGCCGCTGCTGCGAATGCTGAGAGGGCTGCTGCTGCCAGAAAGCAGTCAGCCGCTGAACAGGAAGCAAGATCTGCTACTGTTACGGCAACAGGACCAAGAAGGAGTTTAGCAGGGTTATTTGGCCCTGCTAAGGGAGGAAAAACGCGGCGCTCAAAGCCTTCAAGGCGCGTAGATGTCAAGCCTTCAAGGCGCGTAGATGTCAAGCCTTCAAGGCGCGTACATGTCAAGCCTCGGAGTAGAACCAGCAAGAATCGCCGCAATTAAGTTACTCATCTTCTCAGGCTTATACACACCCGCAAAGTGCACTAAGAAATCACCTGGCTCCCATAGAGGCTCACCCGGTGAACCCATGACATAGGCATTAAATCGCTTATGCTGATTTGTAATATGAATCCTGTCACGATCCGATTGATTTTCCTCAATCAATTTGATCATGGCCATATTCTCCCACCAAATATGGTAGGTGCAATCTGTTCGCTCATTTACCCTCCTCCAGAAATCTCTGCACCACGGTGTATTACGCATCAAGACATTCCCTGAATTTAAGTGCTTACATGCATCAAAGATTAGCAACATATCCTTTTCTGGAGGGAGCAAGGGGATCACATGAGATTCTAGTGAGAAACTATCATTCGTGATCAGTACATCGGCGTCACTCAGCCACACTAGAGCACTGTCAGGTAATGACTCAAGAGTCTTGAGTAAGAAGGGCACCTTCGACCAGGCAATAGGCCGATCTCTGTCCCACCACTCCTCTCCTCCCTGGATATATGTGTACCCATGCTTCTTTGCATAGGCTACCTTCGATTCAAAGGCTTTCTTTAGCGATTTGCAGTAATCTACTCCAATCGCTAAGGTAAGTATTGTCACAGTCATCGTATATGTAACTATGGAAGACCCTTTAGATATTTATTATCTACTCAGTGTCTAACTCAGAATCAGATTCCTCCGTGTATCTAACAGGCGTCCTCTTTCTCAGACTATATTCCCTGCATACCTCCTGAACTTCCTCTGGGCACTCACACTCTACCTTGACCTTTGGAGTAAATACGCTATCATAGAGATTACTGACAACCATAAACATGTACTCTATAAGAAACTCACAGGTTCTCATTATAGCATGGATACAGTTAATACTGTTTAGACCCATTTCTTTACTCCTGTGTTGATACGAATGCGTGAATAAATTAAATTATTTATCGAAGAGTGACGCCCTAATAAACATCTAACCTTCCAGGAAATCTTTAAAATCTTATATTTTATCATCTCATGCAGAGTTATATTGTATTTCCTTTCCGTTAGCCTCTCTAATCTCCTAAATCTCAGCCTGTATGACTTCAATTTCTTAAAGTCATCTAATTTACGAATATCAGCGCCAATCTTATTTATGTCATCTTGAATTAACTGAAGCGAATATTTATGCTTCTCCATGAGGCTATCCATTGCCTTCTTCTTTACTTCTATGAGTCTGGTTTTACACGCTCTAACATCTCTTACTATATGGTTCATAGCACTAATATCTTCCTTGAACTCAGGTCTCTCCATACACCTATCCACAAACATATTCGAGATTTTCTTCTGAGTATCATGAACCTTGTCATTTAACTTCCTTGCAATGTACCACATATTTAATGTGCATCCAGGAGTTGGGCACGACTGATTATAATGAAATTCTTGCATGAGATAACATATGGTGTGTAACTTATGATTGCACAATAGGGTCGTTGTAACATGAGAAGGAGTAGAAGTAAATGATTTCTTACATACACTGCAGCACTCTTCATCACTAGGCTGAGTAGAATCATGTTCAATAACGAACGTATTTAACATTTCCTCCGAATAATCGACATTATTATTAACCTGTTCAACAGGCGGCTTCAAATGGTTAACCCACTTGGTTAAATCCTCAGGATACTTCTCTAGAAATCCCTCTAGAATAGTTAAATTCAAGAATCTGTCACCTGTAAGTAATTCAGAAGATGCATTTATGCCATCCTGCTCTGCTTGAGTATTATCCATTAGGTGTATATAGTGATATAGTGTTTAGGTACATGTAATTAACTAAAGGCGAAAAATTGAAAGTTTATGACCCCCTACTCAAGGTAAACACATGGTCTTTGAATATAAGAAAAACAACGAAGGCTTATATGTCTGCAGCATCTGTGGTGTTACGAAGGAGAAACAGAACACCATGCATTATCACATGAAGCGTCATGAGGGAACGAAGTCTCATCAATGTGAGCACTGTGATCATTCTTTCTATCAGAAGATTGAACTCGAGAATCACATCAAGATCATCCATAAGAAGGAAGAGCCATCGATACGCTGTTCCTTTGACTGCAAGAGCGCCTTTCATACGAAGGCGCAGTGCCGTATTCATATTGCACGCTCTCATCTTCATGAGTATACGGCAAAGTCGATGCATGTGCAAGTAAACGAAGGCGCTGCAAAGACATACACCTGTCTTCTCTGTAGTAAGATATGCAAGTCTCATCCATCAGCGCTATATCATGTAATTAACCACGCGAGGTCGGATCCTCTCTACTCCGATGCACTAAAGCATTTATAGGGCGCCAGACACCGTGTGCGCCTGCATAATTAAATAATATGCATGATATCCTATTGCCCCAAAGGCAAGTAAGAGGATGCTATCATAGAGTTGCTGAGTTGTCTCTTTTTTATAATAGCCAATGGCAACTAAGACCGGTGCAATCACTAAGGAATGAACCACATGTATGAGTAAATTTGAACTTCCTGCGGCCCATTTAGTGTAGCCAGTATAAGTATGATAAATGAACAGTGCGAAGCCAATAAGGATAAGCCCGTTATAAAGAAATTCAGGCGTACTGGCCCTCTGGACGCCTATATATATCAGCAGGGGCGCAACGACGAAAATGTGCAAGAGACCAACCAACATATTCCGGCTATAGAGACTCAAGAGAAAAAACTACATATCTTTACTGATGGAGCCTGTACTCAGAATGGACGCAAGGGGGCAGCAGCAGCATGGGCCTTTGTCTGTGTAAATGATAGCACTCGTGCTACGGAACATCAGAATTCAGGAAGGATCCCTAGTAACGAACAGCAGACAAATCAGCGTGCAGAACTTCAGGCTCTCTTAAAGGGGCTGACTTATGCAAGTATGATAGATGGTGTCAAGATATGTATATGGTCTGATAGTCAATATGCCATAAACTGCGCATCTGTCTGGGGCCCCTCATGGAGAAAGAAGGGATGGATTAAACAAGGCGGGCCAATACAGCATCTTGATCTGATTAAGCCCCTCGTCGAGACGACTATTGCCATGGGATTTAGAGTAGAATATAAATGGGTAAAGGCACACAAGGGGGGAGATGCAGTGCATCAATTCCCTTGGATGTTTAATCATGCGGTGGATAAACTCGCTACTCAGGCGCTTACTTAGCGTCTATTCCTTCTAGTTTCAGCACGCTTTTCAGAGGCTTTTTGCAGTTTGAGTGCCTTTCTTCTCGCCTGATTACGAATATCCTTTAATTCGAGAAATGCCCGCTCGATATCTTCTAAGGGGCTTTCTTCGGCGGCATACTTCACCCCAGTGTAGGGATTGTACAGTTCAGGAAGGGGTAAGAATTCAGGGACCACCATCTCAAGGTATTTTACGAAGGTAGGGCTATTGAAGGTCAGGCTGTACTTAGACCTGCGGGTCCTATTTTCCTTACGCTCAGACTCCAGGGGTGCTGCAACTAGACGCCGTATAGCATTTGTGTTAATAGGGCTTGAAGCATAGCGAGCAGATAGGGGCACAGCAGGACCCAGGTTTAGAGGGCTCGGCGTTAAGGGAGTCTGTCCATATCTAGGGGAGGGCCAGGGAGTAGGCACTCTTGCACGTAATGCCTCCAGAGCCGCTCTCCTCTTAGCCGTCATGCGCTTAAGAGTCATAGGAGCATTCTGTAGCCGTAATCCACTTGCTAAGGTAGCGGCTGCAGTGGTGCCACCTGCAGCGGAGGCTGCAGGCGCTGCAGTGGTGCCACCTGCTGCCAGATTTAGTCTAGATGTCTCGGCCTTTCCCGTCCTCCTGCGTGTAGTAAGCGTAGGGGCACCTTCAACCCTCTCAATCCGTGAGAGTAATTGCTTAGCACGCTCATGCTTTTTTGCTAATTCAGATCCAGCCTTCAGTAAGCCGGCTGCATCTTTCTTATTAAAGAATTCTACCTTATCCCGCAAGTCCTTCAGATTCTTTGCTGTGGGCACATATCCCTCCCTGGATGCACGCTCTTCAATGTTCGCCATTAAATTCTTCCTCTTATCGGCGGCCTTCTTTGCTGCAGTAGTTAGTTCTGCAGGTGCAGGTGCAGGTGCAGGTGCAGGACTAGGAGTTGCCGTACTAGGTGCACGTGGTACAATCGCAGGAACCTCGGGGCTGGCACTAAGAGGAGATGCGCCAACAGATGATCCTGCAGGGCTGGGAAAGGGGCCTACATTTATTCTGGCATTTTCTCTACCTGCGGTAAGAGGTGTACCAGTTTCAGAAAGAGGCGATGCTCCCAAACTAGCCGCAGATGTAACTGTCCCTTCCATCTAACTACTCAAAAGAATCTAAAATTGTGTTAATAACAAGATCCGTATTAGATGATGTAATCTTTCCTAGAACCTTTCCTGATTTAATAAAGATAAATGAGGGAATCTTTGTTAATCCGCAGTAGCCGAGAGTATATTTGTTCACATCTATGTCACATTTGTACCATGTAATATCTTGCCGGGCAGAAAAAATCCGATTAAAGTCTAACATGCCACATGCTCCACACCAGGGCGCCGTAAAGTAAACTATAACATATGGATCTGCTGCCTTACCCTTAGCGCTAATCGGCTTGAGAAGCCCTTCAAACTGCTCCTGGGTTTCTAGGGGAATCATCTGGCTCGACATTTCTACCAGAACCCGACTGTTTCCGTAGACTATATAATACGTAGCCTCCTGCGGATAATAGACCCATGCAAAATAATAGGACACTTGATGTCGTGGATGGCTCTTTAGCCTCTTGCACAGCAGGCCCATCATCCTCCATGGCCCCACCAGTCTGAAGAAAGCCTCCCCTATGTTTTCTTACCCCCTTTACTGGTTTTGCTGCCGCTACTGGACTTGCTCCTGGGCTTGCTCCTGGGCTTGCTACTGGGCTTGCTCCTGGACTTGCTCCTGGACTTGCTACTGGGCTTGCTCCTGGAGTTAGAGCAGCCAAGGGATTCGCTGCTGCTAAAGGATTTGCTAGTCCCGCTAAAGGATTTGCTGCTCCTAGTCCAGCCCTAGGAGTTGAAAGTGCGCCTGCCTGTGCATTAGCAAGAGTAGCCTGCGCCGAGGCAAGTTTTATCTGTGCCTGAGCCTGTTCTCTGATACTATTAAGATATCCTAATCCTGCACCCCAGGGTGTAAAACTCACAAGCATTGCTGCTAATTCACTCCAGGTATGAGGATTTCCTGGTTTCTGTTCTACACCGCCACCCCTCTGAACTCCATTCTGTTGAGGCTCATTTTCTATAAAATCAGGATTCTTAGCAGGACCAAATCCCTTAAAATTTGTTTCAAAACCAACCTTATCTGACAATTTAATTCTAAAGCCACCAATCTTCGGATCAGCATTATTTTCTGGTGTATTGAATAACTTCCGTGTATCAAATAATAGCCTATAAATATCATAGAGTCCCCAGAAGACTCCAATGAATACAAATAGAGAAAAGAAGTGCCAGATTGCGCCATAGGTGTCACCCAATACTACCTTATTTAATCCTATCGGCCATGTTATGAATGTAACTACAGCGTAAATAATAAACCATCCAGGGGTGAGACCCTTTGCCTCAGATTTAACCTTATTCCCCTCGTGAAAGATCCCATGGCCTACACCAATCGGTCCATAATAGGGTACACCTATGCCATTTTCTTTTATAGAATCCCATTCACCAAATGCCTGCGCTATATCGTAGAAATACCATAGGGAAGTAAATGAAGTTGTTAATAGTTTTAGTAAAAATGTTTTTGGAGATCTCAGGTATAAGTGATCAAGTGCCAGAATACCTCCAACGACCACCGTAAATTTATACCAATTTCCATCAATCTGAGATCCACCCCAGAATTGCCCCGATGTTAAATCGACATCCCAACCATTGGGCTTTCCCCGCACTGCGCCTGTTAGTGACGGATTTTGCTTAATAACATCTTGCAGTTTTTGTGCTGATTCTAAATCTCTCGCCGCTGCGCTCGCTGCTGCGGCCGCTGCTGCTGCTGCTGCTGCAGATGCTGCTGATTTCACAGGGTCTTTAGGAATTCCACCTTGCATTGGTGCAGGCGCGGCAGGTGCAGGTGCAGGCGCGGCTTGAGCAGCAGGTGCAGGGGCTGGTGCAGGTGCAGGCGCGGCTTGAGCAGCAGGTGCAGGGGCTGGTGCAGGTGCAGGGGCTGGTGCAGGTGCAGGGGCTTGTGCAGGTGCTGTTGCAGGTGCAGGGGCAGGGGCTAGTGCAGCAACAGAAAGCCCAGTGCCAGCAGCAGATCCAGCAACAGGGTTTCGAATAGCAAGAGCCGCAGCAGCAGGTGTAGCAGCAGATGTAGGTTTAGGACCAAGTGGTTTAGCAGTAGTAGAAGAAATACCAGGTGCAGATAAAGCACCAGGTGCAACTTGTTTTATACTTCCCCCTGGGGTTGACATCCTCTATTTAAGAATACAGAGAACACTTACAAACTAAGACGCAATAACCGGAACACTCATATTTATATCGTAAACAGAACGCCACCAAACCCGTCAGCAATGCGAAAGACATTATGATTGATCGCATACACCCTTGTATGAAGTGTTCCTATAGTATTAACTAAAGTCGCATTCAGTGTAATCTGCAACTTAATCGAGTCCATCCTACTTGCATTCATCGAGCCACTCGGCTGAATATCCTCAGGACGCAAGGCAAAACTATACGAATATAAGAAAGACTCTTCAGGAACCACGGTATGGTATTGCCATGGCTGCACAAGACGAAAATATCCTGCATCACGAACCTGGAAGCGATCAAAGCCATCCAACTGTAAGACTGCATTACTCAAGATATCTGTACGCTTACCAATCTCAAATGTACCCAGACTGCTATAATTAAAGAATTCATGATACCGTGTCATATCATCACGCTGGATATACCAGAATAACTCCCTGATCGGATGATTAAATTCAAGAGGTAAGATGCCAGTCGTAGCACCGGGAGAGATCGGAATCAGAGAACTGTATTGCACCTGTTCAATCAAATATTCATGCGTCGAACTCACAAATCGTCTCCTCTCCTCAACATCTAAATAGACATAATCTCCCCATAACATGAGATCCGTAATGCTAAAGGGGTTCGCTTCTAAGGTAGTACACAGCGGCGTCGTGAGCGCTTGACTGAAGAATAACTGATTGAGGGGCCTCAGCGTTAAATTAATGCGAACAGGGTGGTACTGCAGAGCAAGAAGTGGTAAAGCCATGCCAGGATTTTTACAGAACCAGAAGCGCAAGGGAATATACAGTTTTAAGGGTCCAAATAGAGTCGGTGGAGAGAATCCATCCACCTTGCCAATCATATTATAAAAGGCAGTCCTCTTGTCTGTAGGAGTTGTATAATTCGACCAGATCTCCATCCATTCTCCATTCTGCCTATCAATCTCTTGTTCACCAACTTCAAGGGTGATTTCCTGAATCAGTGCATGTCCAATGGAATTCACATAGGATACAGAGTCCCCGTTAGTCAAGGTTAGCGCCGGTAATGTAACCTCTAAGATAATCTGACCCAATAAATCTCCCCGACGTGGAACTAGACATGTAATTCGCTTTCCAAAGTCGGGTGTTCCATCAAAGTACATCGGCTGACTCTCAATAGCGAAATTGGTATAGCGCCGATAGACCATTTTAAACCATGTCATCTGAGGATTCCCAGTCAAGAAAACATCCTGTTTTCCATGTGCGACCAGTTGCAGTAATCCTCCCTGACCGACCATCTACACCTAGTTATAGAAATCTCTTAGACCGTTATTACGTTAGATGCGCCTAAGACGTGTCTGAATCTTTCGCCCACTAAATAGATGGCATCGTCTCGTAGGACGTTAGATTTAGATATTCTTACTTATGAAGAACTCTATCTTAAGTCACAAAGTCAACAGCAGATTTCTTCTTATACTATCCCTGTACTTCCAGGGGGGAGCAATGTATATAAATTATTCCAGTACCTCACTCCAGAGCAAACTCTAAGTAGCGGCGGAATTCTATTTAATCAATCCACGATACCTGATGTTTCTAACTCAATTCTCAGACTCGCTAGGTCCCAATCGACCACAAATATAGCGCTGAGTTCCCTGTCAACATCACTTGGACTAAGTATACAGACTATTCAAAGTACTACGAATCTCTATTTCAGTTCTGCTACAGGATTTACCTATGGTCCCACATATTCCAATATTCTTACCACTCTAAATACTCTGCAGGGGTTAAATATACAGACCCTCAATCTCCAAGGCACTGTATATGATCTCGGTGTAGCACTTTCTTCCATCTCCAGTCAGTTTAACCCTACCTTTTTCACCTTTAACCAGATGCTCAATCAGACATTCAATCAAGGGCCTGCTGTTTCAACCTTATCTTCTTATATAACAAATTATTATAGTAATATAAGTGCAACCGTAGTGAATTACAGTACGACTATAGGAATAAATATTTCATCTCTTATTACTGACGATATCTCAACTATTCAAGGAAATACTACATATATACAGAATCTCTTAACCGGTGCAACTGGCGCAGGAATTAGTACCCTTTCTACCTCGATTACTTCCACTCTCAATTCGTTTAGTACAACTATTGGCATTTATGATCCCTCTATCACCGTATCAAGCATTTCTTCCTTTGTTGTCTATCAACTATCATCACTATCCTCCTTTTTTATCCTAAACGCAGGAACCAGAGGTCTATCTACTCTGTCAACCTTTACCCAGAGAAATTATCTGAATGCCATTACAAATGCTCAGAATACTGCTGGAACACCTGGCCTCTGTAGCATGAGTACATATATAGCACGAATTTACAGGGATGTATCTACAGGCGTTGGAGTAAATCAGAGTGGCGTTGTTTCCACCTTTTCTACTCTGATTCAAACAGAAATTGAACTTATCTTTACTGCAATTTGCACAGTAGGATATACATATGTTATCTTACAACAGGAAGTAGTCAAGAATTCTATTTCCTCCTTATCAACATCATTCGGTAGGGACTATACCAATATAACAAATCTTTGTACCTTTTCTAGTCTTCTCGCCCCTGCGCTATCGACGATTAATAGAACATTTAATCTCCAGTCCCCCTATTCAACTCTACAAACGCAATCCACACTCCAGTTTTCTAATACGTCCACCTTGTTGAATTACATGTCAACTGTCTACCCTCAAATCTATGCAGGCCCTGGACTCTCATCACTCTCAACCTTTATTAATCCTAATTTCTCGTCGATAAGCACAAGTTTAGCGCCTGTCTTTAGCAGTTTTTCTAATTCAATTTACGGGATATCTACTCTCAGAACCGATAGTGGCGTATCTTCCCTATCAACCTTTGTGAACTCAAATACTGCCTTCTATTTTTCCACTGTTCAGAATCTCACTACATCCACGATACTCTTATCACAGAATAACGCCCAGCAACAAGGAATCTTTACATCATTTAGCAATGCCTATGTTTCAGCAATTCCCATGTTAGATACTAGGACACAAATTACAGGATTAAACAGTAATATCTCTACCTTCAGAACCCAGGTTACATCAAGTCTTTCTACACTGATAATCTTTTCGCAATTTACATCTACATCTGTGAGTACAACCTCAGGAAACCTTATTTCCTCCTATGGAGCCCTGCAGAGTTCATTTAATCTAACTGTATCTGAACTAGTCAGCAGTTATACATCAGTATCATCAATTGTTGAACAGAATATCTTTTCGCCTACATTCTCCACGTTTACTACAAATTCTATTACCACATCAAATCTCACGGTAAACACGGGGCTCTATCTGTCCTCCCTAGGAATCAGGATGCCCTATACATCCGAATATCCCCTATCGCTCGCAGGATCCATGAGAATTAATCCTAGCCTCGTACCTGTAACCAATCATGTTATGGTTGGTCTGGCCGATGGAACTATAACACGCGATTCCATTTTTATTAATACTTCCGCGTATAACTATGTCTCTTCTCCAATAAATTCCTTTTTAACTAGGGGGAATGATATCGCCTATAATGGCACCCTATGGATTGCAGTAGGATCTAATATTAAATATAGTGCTGATCCAACACTCGGCTGGACAGATGCAACTGTAGTAGGAAGTACCTTACCCTATTCCTTTACCGTAAATACAGTGAAGTGGAATGGATCGGTCTGGCTAGTAGGAACATCGAATGCAAATACCTCTAATTTCTTACAAAGTGCCAATGGAAGAACGTGGTCGAATGTATCTCCTGCAATTTATATGGATTCTGTAAATGGCCTCGCATGGAACGGATTTGTCTGGGTTGCAGTGGGTCTAGGAAGCAATGCCAACCTTGGCAACAATATCTTCTACACTGACCCCACTGGTGCATGGAATTCAAATGCTGCAACCTTTAGAGGTCAAGGAAATGCAGTCACTACCAATGGGCGCACTTGGGTCGCTGTAGGTGAGGGAGTTTTACCAACCGACCCTAAATTCCTCTATAGTTACGACACTATATCATGGTCTGTTCCTCCAGGACCCCATCTGAGTTCGGCTAAGACAGTAATCTGGAATGGAGATAAGTTCTTGGCAGGTGGATCGAATGGAAATACGTCTAATCTAATGGTGAGTTACACTGGTGCTGCATGGTCCTATGTTCCAGTGCCGGTTGAACAGGTAACCTCACTTCTCTGGGATGGATCACTGTGGAATATGACTGGGCTAAGTACAAATATAGGAAAATATCTGACCTCCCCCGATGCACTAACATGGTCAACCGTAAATATAGGCGTGAGCACTTCCGCAATTAATGGAATGGCCTACGCCTCGAACACAACTCCTACGATTAAACTCAGCAATTTCGATATTTATTCATCTGAAGTTCCCATGATGATCGATTCACGAAAGCGCATGACAATTATTCAGTCTACCATTTATTTTAATGATGGAAATCTGACTATACGTAATGCGCAGGGGAGCGGCCTTATAGGAATTAATACAACCTATCCAGAATATGCCCTCGATATTGCCAGCGGTAATGCAAGAAAACCCACGGGTACTACATGGGTTACTGCCTCCGACGCGAGAGTCAAAGAAAATATATCCCCTGTCGACTTGCGCTCCTGTGCAGCGCTCGTAGCCCAGATACCTCTCCGCCAATACACCTTTACAAGGGAATTCCAAGAAAAAACCAAGGTCTCTTCTGAGCCCCAGTATGGATTTATAGCCCAAGAAGTAAAGAAGATCTTACCTGGATCCGTGTCTTATACGAAAGAACATGGCCTAGATGACTTCCATTCACTTGATACAGATCAAATTCATAAATTAGAGTTCGGTGCCACGCAGTACTTATTAGAACTAATTGCGAGACTGGAAGCCCAAGTCTCCACGTTAGAATATCGTGGATAATGTTATTCTATAAATAGATGGCCTTGTCTCAGACAAGTCTTGAATTAGACATATTAACCGTCGGTACTATGTTTAATAGAGGGTCAGGCCTTTCTACACTAGGCTCCTATGTGCCTGCTGTGAGCAGTTATGGAAATGTATTCTATAAATGGACAAATCAACCCATCGCGTCACTCTATGCTGGTCTTTTCTACGGATTTAGCAATGATGGACCCTTCTATAGTTCACTTTCAACCATAGCGGGGTCAAATACTCAAGTGGCCAGCACCATGTCCTATAATATTCCCGTCTTAAGTTCCTTTTCAAATCTGAATATTTCTACGCTATATAGCCTTAGTACGATCGATATAAGCACAGTTCAAGGATTCGGTCTAATAGTCAGTTCACAATCTACACTGATCTGTGATACAAATATTATTATAAGTAGGGGCTTCTCTTCTATAGTTCCAGGCGTTAGTACTTCTGTTAGTACATTTTATTCCACCCTTTTCTCTCCAACGGCGTCTTCGTTTACAGCAACAGGATATGCCCTCTATGTTTTATCCGAGGATAATCCAACACCCCCTAGATATATTGGCCCTGGACTATCCTCCCTGGTAACAGTATTTGATGATACTTCTGGTCTATACCCCTTTTATAGTAATGTGAATAGTAATTTTCCAAGAATACTAAGTAATATCTTAACTGGATTCTATTCATCCAATAGCACAATTGATGTGTATCGATCTAGTCTTACAGCAGTCATCGAAAATGCCCCTTCTTATATTGATGGAGGATCAAGTATTTCTACGATCTATTGGTCAACTACAGAATCCTTTATTTCATCTCTTACGCTCGCATCTACCTTTCTTAGTTACGTATCTAGTTCCTATATCTATGCGAGTACAATTCTTGCAACAACCTCGGTCCCTACGTTAAACGGATTTACAATTGGATCATTTATTAGTACTGCTTCTACCACTCTTACACTTAATACCTCAACTCTCGCAATACAGTTAAACAGTTCCATGGTCTCGAGTGTTCTTCGTATACCATTGAGTAATTTTTCAACAACTACACTCAGTAGTCTTACTTCTACGTATCTAGCGTTTAGTCAAACAGATATTGGCCCTGGATTAACTATCCTACAGGATACATTTTTTAATGTAGTCAATCCATTCTATGATAATCTAGACGTTTCCACCAACAGATATGGATATCAAAATATTTCTACTATGGAATCATCTCTCTTTAGCACATTCTCAACTGCATTTCCCTTTATTCTCGCAACAGGGCCACTTTCATCCCTTTCTACCCTTAATTCCTATATCTCCTCATTATCTACGCAAATTACTAGCGACGCTAGTACATTACTTACTATTGTTCAATATAATATAACTGCCCCTGGAATATCAAGTATGTACCTAGATCTTAGTACAAATACTAGAATTTCTATTTATGATTATAACCAGTATATATCATCCTTATACATAACCTTTTCTTCTGCGTACACCAATATAAATGCAATACCAGGGCTATGTACACTCAATTCCACCGTTACAAATTATGATAGTACTATAAGAGCATTCTCACAGCAGTTCCCCTCGCTATTTAGTAATTATTCTGTACAAGAGTTATCTAATTCGCTTGCGCTGTCAACTCTTTCTCTCTTTACACAGACTTATACAGATCAATATATAAGCACAGGAGTTATAGCATTCAGTACCAGTTATTCTACCTTTGCTGGTATTTCAGCAGGAGTAATTGCAAACACAGAATATGTTTCTTCCTTAGTTAGCCCCGCAGGTGAAATTCAGAATTCTCTTGATTCCTTATATAGCCTTCAGGCTAATGTTCTAGATGTTCTAGTTCCCTTTGCTGGATCAACTGTATATTATGCCATGCTAGAAACTATACCTAACTACAGTACTAGCGTAGATGCAATCGCTCCTGGTGATTCTGAGCATGACCCGTATTTACTTCGCAGTACATTCTTTTCTAGTGTGACTACGCATCTACAAGAGTCATGGCTATCGACTGCCACAGTCTCTAATGTAGGCATTCAGACCTATAGTCCAAACGAATTTTCCTTAGATGTTCTAGGCTATGGTACCTTTATCCAGAGTTCTCTGAATGGACTTCCGTCAGTTAACATGCCAAATTTCAATGTATATGCATCAGAAGTACTAATTAGCAGTGTGTCCACCATGATGCTTTCTGCACGATTTTCAAGCATAGTGTTTAATGAACAAGATCTTGTTATACAGCGTATTTATGCCAATCAGCGCTTTGGTCTTGTAGGAATTAATCTGGAGGCCCCCTCCTATTCCCTTGATATTGGTGTAGGCGATGCAAGAAAACCCTCAGGGACTTCATGGATCACTGTGTCAGATGAGCGCGTGAAATGTATTTCAGTTCCTGACCCCACCCTGCTCAGAGTTCAGATCTCCCAGGTGAGGCTTGTTCGATTTACCTGGACTCCCGAATTTTCTCGGGCTCATGAAATTTCTTCTGAGCCAACGCTCGGCTTCCTAAGTCAAGAAGTTCAGACAGTCTTTCCTAGATCAGTCTTTAGATCTCATGAACCTGAGAATGGATACACAGATTTCTTATCTCTAGATACAGATCAACTTGTAAAGGCTAAATTTGCCGTCACTCAACAGTTACTCTATAGAGTATCTTCACTCCAGGCGCGAATAAATGCCCTAGTGAAAGAATCTTAGAGTAAGATAGTATGGCCTCGTTCCAACATACGGCCAGTTTTGATTCTCTTACAGTAGGAAATATATTTGTAAGAGGAATTTATAATAATTCTAATATCCCCGCATTTAATGTCTTATCTGCTGACGGTGCCGGCGGTACCATGTGGGTAACCTTATCGACTATAGCCTTAGGGGGAGGCTCGTTCAAAACGATTCAAACAACTACAGGAAGATATACAGCGGACCTTTCTGCTGCAACCTTTTCACTCCTTGACGGGCCAAATGCAGGATTCTTAAATGATCCTACGGCGTCTAATACTGCAAGAGTATATGCAAAGGCCTTTGGAAAATTTGATATCAGTGGTGGAAACTCCCTTTCCTGCTTTGATCCAGATACAAATACAGTGAATAGTAATGTTCTTCTAGTGGGAACAGGCGGAATAAATATTAAGGGTGATCCCCAAACGAATACCCTGTTTTTCGATGGCAGGGAACTCCCCTTTGTCAGCACCCTTCCCTATTCATTCAATCAACTTATTGTATACAGTAATGTTCCCCTTGATACACTTCAGCCAAGTACATTTTCGAGTATCATCCTCCAAGCCCAGGGGCCATCCTCTATTCTGAGTTTTGAGGGGCAAGATTTACTTAGAATAGAAACAAATTATGCAACAAATCTGGTGACCTTTCGTCTCTCTACACTAACCACTGGATTTGTGTCTACCCTAACTGCAAATCAGAGGATCTTACTGAGTACCTATGTACAGAAGGCCGAACTCTCTACCTTCTCTACGACCTATGGCCAACTAATCTCCTTCCAGAATCTCCAGGCAAATCTGTGTTCTATGTCCGCATCTATTCTATCCCTGATTAATCTCAATTCAACGAATATTGGTGATGTTAGGGTATATTCCAGGGGTATCTCAAGTGTATGGAGAGCATATCTATCAGACAGATACACTCTGACTTACAACACAGAGGAACAGATTCAATCCACATCCTTCAGTTTTACTTCGAGTATAACGGATATTAATGACTATTTGCGCACAGGGAATAATATAGTAAGAGGTTCTAGCATTCAGACACCCTACTTTTGGACCTCTACCCTGGTCACTGAACTCAGCCGCACAAATTCTACGCTCAGTACAAATACTTCTATCGGCGCATTTAATGCTACTCTTTATCCGCTATACGATAGTGTATATAATATCTTTGGTGATAGGCAATCCTTTGGTTCTCCTATACCACCAACGATTTATCCTGCCTACATGGATGTCACTACCAACAGCAAGATTTCTACTGTAAGCACGACCAGTGGTATTATCTTTTCTACCATGTACACCGTACAAGGCTCCTTTGCCTTCCTTCCCAATGAAGATGTGCACCCCTTCAAGATTGAATGGAATGGAAATCTCAGCCTGAATATTAATGGTAGTAACTACGGTACAGCGAGTACTATCGCCTACCCTCGCCCACAGACATTTACTATGAGCACGATATCGACTACTATCTTACAGGGGCCTGTGTGCCAAGTGTCGTTTACCTATTTAAAACAAAATGCATCTGATTATATTTCTTTTTCTAACATGACCGACTACATTTATGGGACTGATTCATTTGCAATCGCACGCATGTATCCTGCGTATGGATACAATATGAGTGATACGCCACTATTAACACAAACAATCACAGGGCTACCTATTGGATTCTCAACATTTAGCAATGTAGGGCCTTATTTAGCGCTCTCAACCTATGTCTTAGTGGCAAGTACATTTTATCAGACAGGATGCAATACCATGTTTCCTATTAGTTCTCTTGGATTTACCTCACTGAGTTTCAATGAGACTACTACCTCTAAGACGGCAGTTGGCTTCAGACAAAACCTCGCTACAAGTAATACAGGATATCTGTCAACGATTATTTCCGCAAGTAATGCCTTCGGATATGATTTTACCACCTACATGCCAAATAGCCCCTACAGCCTGCAACTTGTCTTTGGAAAACGTCAGCCACAGGAATCCCTTTTCATTTCATCTCTCTACAAGATGGAAATTTCCTATGATTACGCCTATGCCACATTCGCATCTACACTCTTTTATGCGTCTAGCATTTCATCGTACAATGGCTACTTTGTAAATCTTAATATTAAGGACTTCAATATCACAAATCTAACTATCTCTACACTCTACGCGTCTTCTATCTCAACAGGCCAGGGATTATTCTATAATATCAACGTATCGAGCATTAATAATTCAAATCTTGCAAGTCTTGGTGGAGCAAATACTTCCTCGACGTTTAGCACTCTGGCGACATATTTGAATACGGTCAATTCGACGATTAATGTCAATCTGTCCTCCTTTAGTACTGTACCTCTTATTCCTGCGCTTGTTACCTATATTAACCAGGTAAATTCCACGATTAATAAGAATCTTTCAACCTTCAGTACGGCTACTCTACCAAGTGGGGGAGGTGGAAGTGATGCTTCTACTATTTCAACCCTATATACAAATATACTCTTATTGACCTCGAGTTTATCTGGAAATACAAATTCGTTCAGCAGCAGTGTTCAACCAAGTGGGGGAGGTGGGAGTGATGCTTCTACTATTTCAACTCTCTATACAAATATAGTATTATTGACCTCGACTTTATCTGGAGATACGAGTGGATTTAGTACCACATGGACGCCACCTGGAGAACTATATACGAGTACTCTCTATGCTTCTTCGATTACCCTAGCAAACGTTAGACAACCCTTTGTTCAATACGGTGTAGGATCAATCTTACCTGCAGACACAGGTGTCCCCTTACCCAAGTCTTATACTAATACCTATGCTATTCAACTCACCTATTCAAATCTTACACAACCTATTAACACCCTATTTGCATCGAATGTGCGAGCCTCTTCATTCTATGTGACTGGAGACGTAGGAAATACCTTTTACTGGACAACCTTTGGGCAAATTATGTAAACCCTTCACGCTCCATAAATTCCTTTGCCCAGGATTCTAAGACACCGTGAACAACGGCAGTAGGGCGATAGGGCCACGGGGCCTTGAACACTGCATTTGCATGAGCACCCTGGCGTTCTATACAGAGATGCTTTGATTCAGGGCTCATACAGAGTCTTTTGAACAGAGATTGCCCTTGAGTATTTTCGGCAATATTTACGCTTATACAGTATTTTGACCAGGATACAATCTGCTTATACATGGTAAAGACTGGCTTTTCGAGTTGCACTAAGGTTTGCAGAAAAATACTATAGGGCTTTGTCCTCCACAGCGTAGCCTGGAAGGTAAATCTATATGTATCGCTATCACTTAGTAGTTTCCACCGACCTGAATAGATCTCGGCCTTATAGTCGAGATCAGCAGGGTGAGGTCCTGGGGATGGCATAAGTCTTACACTTTGTACGGTCTGATCGGCATCCATGATACTCAGGGCCTCATCGAGTAGCGTGTAATTAGGCGCTCGATCTAGCCAGAAGTCATCTTGCAAGGGCAGAATATATTTGTATTCATCAAGATACTGAAAGGCAGCAATTCGGCTTTCGAGAAAGTCTGTTTCAGAAGCATGTAAATGCAGTAAGAAGACATCGGGTAGGTCAAGAATCTGCTTAACATACTCATTCTCAGCAGTCAATTCTGTCGCAAGATAAATGGGGACTTTTACTAAAGCATCAGCGTAACGACGAATACATGCAATCTGTATATGAGCAAATTGCATGTATTTGGGAGTAGTATTAACAAGTATGCACCACGACATATATTTATAGCGTCAGATAGGTTTATACCTTCTCTTTCCTTCTAGTGCACCACTTTGTATGCTTCTTAGTTTTAAACGTAAAGATGCGCTTGACGCGTCCAGGTTCTTCTTTGTCCGTGCAGCCACTTGGAAACATAAGATACTCTTCACCTACCTTCTTAGTCTTACCAGACCATTTTACTTTCGTACCCTTTCCCTCAACAAAGGTGGGCGTAATAGGTTCTTCCGTTGGTTCACTGGATACTGAACTAGAGACCTTCTTACGTGTACCGTTTCCACGCAGGGCCTTTAATTCGGTATTCCTTTCTATCATTCTAGCGCATGTAAATGCATTATTTATACCCTTGGCCTTGCAAACAGGATTGTTTAACATGCTCTTTTTCTGCTGATTCTTCTTGTCGGTTGCCTCATTCGTTTTACTTGAGACAGATACCTCAGTTGCTGCAGCCTTTTCTCGCCGCTCTTCTAGTTTCTTTTTGAGTTCTTTTTGTAGGTTCCCCTTACTCTTTTTTATATTTGCATTTGAAACCATTCCCTTTACCCTTAGATGAGAAATTTTACCTTATAGTATCTGGTTTTAACACTATCTCTGGTCTAAACTGCCACCTAGTCTTCCTAGATAGATGCTTGCTAGGAATCCTAAGACTGGTGGTACGATTCGTGTTCTAACATCTAACACATCCTGCTGGAAAGAGAATAAGACCCTTTACTGGAGGAAGTCCACCGATGATCATCGGGCCCCCTGGGACTCTGCTGTATTCAGTATCAAGGAGGACTTCTGGCTCGACGGCTATAAGCCTGCCATGGTATTCTTGCTAGAGGATTTACCTGAGAACCGGAAGTGGCTGAAATCCATGGAAGCAAGAGATACGCGATTCATTTTTATTAAGAAGGCTGTCGTGGAAGGCATAGGGGAACTTGCGTTCCAGGCACTGAATCTCGGAAACGTCCTGTGTGTGGAAGAACTGCCTTCCATGTACCCCTTCCTTGGAAAGGAGTGGGATGGAACGCCGGAAGATGCCCTTGTCATGGCTGCACTGGTCTTCCGCTATCAGAAAGTTGTTAGCCATATATCTAGCAGTGATCGCACTACTCAGTTCTGTTCTCTAGGGTTCTTACCAGTGGATACGAAGCCCAAGCCCTTTGTCTTAATCCAGCAGTTTTACAAGGCCCCGCAGGCAGCACGCGCCCGTGAACTCGAACTATGCTTCAAGAAGAATCTGGATAATCCTCTTATCAAGAAAATCTATATGTTTGGGGAGTCCAAGGATCTTCAGATGCCCAAGCATCCTAATGCTAAGGATAAACTCGTCTTTATCGTAAAGAAGGGCCGTATCACCTATGCTGACTGTATTCAGTTAGTCCGATCTAAGGCTGGTCCTGGTCCTGGCCACTTGGTTGGATTCGCTAACACTGATATTTATTTTGATGAGACACTTGAGCAACTGTGGTCGGTTAGTATGACAGATACCCTTTTTGCACTCTTGAGGTGGGAGTACACAGCGAACGGAACCCCCCAACTCTTTGGACCTCGTGCAGATTCTCAAGACTCCTGGATTCTTGACTCTGATTCTGTGCTAGCACGACCTGAGTCTGCATGGACGAATGGCTTCGACATTCCCTTCGGTAAGGCCGGCTGCGACAATGCTATTCTTGTCGAGTTCCTCAGGCAGAAATTCAAGATTATCAATCCCGCTCTGAGCCTTAAAACTCTGCATGTTCACGAATCTAAGATTAGGAATTATGACCCCCAAGACATTGTGGATCGACCCATCTATATGCACGTGGAGCCCTCAGGAATTCACGAACTCAATCCCCTCATTACGTATAAGGGCTGGGCAGATAACGCCGTGATCCATGAGCCACTGGATAGGCCTCTGAAGGCCACGTCACCAAAGATGCTGGGTATTTTCTGCTCTCAGATGAATCGCGATACCTCATTTGTGTGGACTGCGACAGGGACAAATACATACCTACCCCCTGTTGAACAGGATCATCGAATTAGTATTCAGGATGGCGGCTTTGTCAATCCTGCCGGCCTAGTCTATAAGCACACTGATCTGTGTGTTGGTTCCACAGATATTCAGAAGACTATCTGGTCTGAGAATCGTCTGAGTCATATCATGCCTGCTCAAGAAACTCAATCCATGATGGCATTTCCTCTGGAAACAAGGTGGTTTAAGGATGCTCCTCTGTTTACTCTGAACTATCTATCCCGTGTTCTGGATGAGCATCATAGGAATCCGCAAGCGTCCTTCTGGTGCATGAAAACAAATGGCTTACTGAGCGCCTTTCAGTTGTTCCGATGGAAGGAGCCCCGCGGACACTTACTTCGCTATTCGGAAGAGACCCAGGCGTTTTCCAAGGAAATTGTCGGGCGCACTGCCCACCAAGTGCGCGTTGGCCGCCTGGAAGTGAATGCGCTACGCTCGTCGCTCTTCATGCCATGGGCTGAAGACCCAGTTGACTCTACGGTGGTGCTTGTGGAGGATGAACTCCATATCAAGGATGATCTCTTGGACAAGATGGAGGTCCTCTTTAAGGAGAAGGGATACACGGTTCTTACGGTGGATTCGAACGCCATGGCGCTCGAGTGGGCCAAGACCTTACGTGGGGCATCTCGCATTGTGCTGAGTTCATCTCTGAAGAGCCTTACACATACGTGGGCATGGGCCTGGATGGCCCCCAAGGGCTGTAAGATCCTAGAACTCCAGGAGGAGAGGGAGCCCTCCGATTCTCTTGTTCATCTAGCGGCTGCTGCCGATCTCGAGTGGACTCTGCTACAGTATCCCCGCGCCACACCCGACGGCCTGAAGAAGATTATTCTGAAGGAAGTCGCAAAATGGCTTTCTGCTAGTGATGCTACAGCAGGTCTTCCTGTGGTCTATGTTCCCCCGAAATCCATGAAATTTGGGTTCTTTGGGCACAAGGGGGATTCTTTCCGTGAACTCGTAGAACTCTGGGCTGAGAAGGGCTTCGTTGAGCGCAAGGAGGACCCTGTTCTTACACAGTGCTGGCTAAATGGTGTCGGCAAAACTCTCCTGTACGACAGGCCCACGTGGGATTGGCTCGAGAAATCCTCAGATGCCGAGAGATCCTATAAACAGTGTCTTGCAGGGAATCCCGACCCGAGTGAGAAGCCTAATGTAAAGCCCTGGATTTTCTGGCCACGCATGCCTAGGCTCGTAGAGCACATGGCGGGTGAAGCGGTTAGGACCTTTAGCGAGCGTGAGGATACCCTGGTCTTCTATGGGCGTATTGAGAATGATAAGCAGGGATCTTACAGGCAGGATGTCTCGGGGTGGGCTTCTGTCTGCACGAAGTTCCAGATGCCCATTGGAGCAAAGGAGCCTTATCCGCTTTCTCCCAGTGAGTATCTGAGGGCGCTTCAGAACGCTAAGTACGGCCTGTGTCTGAGAGGCTATGGTCCGAAGTGTAACAGGGAAATTGAACTCCTCGCCATGGGCACCGTTCCTCTGGTTACTCCCGGTGTAGACTATAAGAACTACAGTGAGCCCTTGGAAGATGGTGTTCATGTTCTCTGTGTATCTAGTCCTGAAGACGCAGTAGCCAAGATGGCTGCTATGTCTGAAGATGGCTGGACACGGATGTCTGAGGCCTGTAAGGCATGGTGGAAGCGAAATGCAAGTGCCGAGGGGTCGTGGAGTAAAACAAGGGTAGTAGTAGATGGCTGCTGAGCCAAGTGCGCCACTAGATGTTTCAGATGCGGTAATAGACTGTATAAATCACTTATTTCACGGATTCGGCGTGCATGAAAATCGCGATGCCATACGCTTTATGTTAGGTCAGTTACATGAGGGGGTATTAAAACCAAAGATAATTGAAAACGCCCCTGTATCAAATGCAAACATTCGCGCTGCCTCAGCACGTCTTACTGCCGCTAGAGGTAATGCCCCTGTTCCAGAAGGACAAAATAACTCTGTAGCACGCTTCCGTAGCCAAGCGCCTAATATAAGGCATGGGCAAACACACTTTTATTCGACGCGGCGCGCCAAGACTCTAGGCGGGGTAACTGTGCCAAATATGTCAGGATATAAATTATCTAGATATATCCCTGTGTTTTATGAGTTTATGTCGAAGTATCTATTAACTGCCACTATTACTGCTACAGCAGCCACTGTAAACTCTGTAAGTCCATCTTATATCTTTAGAAGTAATACCACAGACAAATACAAGGACTTACAGGATACTCTTACTCATATTTCTGGGGGGACCTTTGGTAAGGTCTACAAGGGACACAGTAATTTCATTTATAAGGAAATGCATAAGAAGGATAATAAGGATATAGAAACATTTTGTCGTTCTGTCTTCCTAGAGGCCTTTATTAACATAGTTCTACAGAATGATCCGACCTATGGAGCGCATGTAGGAAGATTAATCAAAATTCTAAAGCATCCTGACTTTAATAATCTGGATGATCCAGTTCACACTATTTATTTTATCTTAGAGCCAATCAAGTTCACACTTCTAGATTATTTTCAGAAGGGAGTTGAAGAAATTGATAAGAGATCTATGCAGCGGGAACTCCTTATCTATCCTGTGTTCTATAGTCTTGGTGCAGTCTTAGAACATTTTGATCGAATGTATGGGTTTCGCCATGGAGATCTTCATGTAGGAAATATTATGGTTACACCCTATGGTAAGATTAAACTTATAGATTTTGGATTTTCATGCATTCGCGGCTATACTCCAATTCCTAAACAGCCATGTGAATGCTATGATCTCTTACAACTTATCTTTAATATGTATGCACATTCTCCATCTAAGATAAGTGGTCTAGAGGTAATGAAACCTATCATGGATACTATATTAAGCACTCCTAGAGGAAATAATATTTATACCTTACTCTATACCTTATACACAACTCATAATAAATCTGGAAAGTTTACATGGCATCTAGCATATCCTATATATATGAATAATCCAACAACTGGCTGGGGATTAACCATGGAACAAATTAGTAAGTATGGTATTACCGGCAATATTCATCCTTCTGTGCTACCTTTAACTGTAAAGCAGTGGTTTGAGATGACACGTATTGCAGGGAATCTGCAACCCAAGGCCTTTAAAAATTTCTGGCTTCTTGAAGGTGAGCAGCCTAATTACGCCTTAGAGGCCTTTACCTATCCATCAGCCTGTGGTACAGGGCCTCTAGAATTTATTGAGGTTAATAGTTCGAGAGGTAGGTCTACAACTAGAAAGAATAGAAATAATGGTGCAGGTGCTAATCGAAGAGCACGATCTAGATCTAGATCTTAGGTTTATCTTCTACCGGCAAGCCAAGACGTAGTTGCCCCCACCGTATTGTTTTCTTCAGTTTATCCTCTGTGACTGCTTGTTTGTATCCACGCAAGTCAAAGAGAGACCCCTTGAATAACTCTGGTCTATTCTCATACTGAGAGGAGTCCCGCTGCCAATTCGACTTTCCAAGATAATTATTCGTGGTGAATGAACTCTGGGGTAAGTGACCCCCAGGATCTTCTGCGGCCTTCATGCCGTCAATCCATATCTGCAGGGCAGGGCGTACGCCATCTCCAGATGCCGTGGTAATGCAGACGTGTGTCCACTGCTTCAAGTTGAATGCCCTCTGAACTACCATGTGCTGCATACGCAACTTTCCATTCCAGACCTCATAGACCAGGGTCGCTGTCTCTCCCCCCGCAGACGGTTCTGTCTGAGGCCCCTTTAAGGGAGGGAAGCGCCTCGGCAAGACACCAAAATCCTTCGGGAAACAATCAACATTTGCAGAGGTTGTCTTCATCAATTCCACCGGCGACATCACTGGAGGACACTGAGCGCCAGATGGATTATCAGGCAAGACATTATTCAGATCAGACTTGCAGGCATCCTTACGGATCTCAGACCCCTTCTCCATGGATTCATCCCCTCGGCCCATGATGCCAACAAAGACATTATCAATTCCTGCCCCACTTCCAAAATCAACAATGTGGGCATTATTGGTGAATGCATCAAACTTAACCCAGAAGCACATGGCTCTCATGGTGGTAAGCGTAATTTTCTTTCCAAAACTCATATCCGGTGAATCTCCTAAACGTAGAAACTGATTATCTCCATTAAACACAAGGCCCTTGGTGACTTGAATGCGCTCATCTAAGTTCGTTGTCCTAGAGTCTGATCCATCCATAAGTTGAGACGGCAGAGGTTTCACGTCGACCTCATTAATGCTCAGTTCGCCTGCACTGTAGGTTTTCAGACTCTCCGAGTAGTCCTTCATATCATCAATAAATCGGAACCAGAACATAATGCCCTCATAAAAATAGACAATATCTGCAATATCCTGAGGTGGTTCCGTGTCAAGAAAGAGTTTCGTATCGAAGGTGGTGCTCAGTGCCCTGTAACACTGAGGCCCCCATGAGCCACCAGGCAGTTTAATCACTGCACAATAGGCAGTCTTATGCTCCTTTGCCGCATCTCGCATGTAGTCATCGCGGCTTGTTCGGAAGCCATCCTCCACCGTCTGGGTTCGAAACTTATTTGCTGCGAGATTCTCTGTACCAGCCAATGCGCATGCAAAGAACATCTTAGACTCATCGCCTCCAACGGGTACAACCATGCGACAGAAGTCGTGGCTTACCCCCAGCCCTTGAACATCTGCATAGCCCATGACATGACGTTTATCCTGGATATATCCGGCCTCCTCCTGACCAAAGGAAACATCACCCCTCCGAGGAAAGTATGTACTCATGAAGGGATTGTCGCCCACACTGACAGTAAAGCCCTCCTTGATTAAATAGGGATAGAGTGTATCTATAGTCAAGGTAAGACATATTGCTATAACTGCATAGAATAGCAGAGTATCCCAAGACATCTCCTAATCGCGGTAGGGATTTTCAAAATGAATGTAGCGCGTTAAGGTAGATGAAAGGTGGGCGGCTTCGAGGAGAGGGGAGATATGGATGCGCCTTTCAGCCCAGGCTGAAATGTAAGGATAAGGCTGCCAAATCCACAGATGCAGATAAGGTCGGGAAGATTACACAATTAATTGACGCAAAGAATGAAATTATGATTGGAGAATATCTGAAGTCTATTCCTAATTCTTCCCTGTATACCATCTATGCAGAACATGATGCATGTATTCCTGATTCTAAGGACATGCAGAATGAACAAGAGTTAAATGACTGTGAACTCATCGCTACCACAAAACTCGAGGACACTGTACAATTAACCATGCCTTGGGGGGGCTATCCTCTGAATCGCATTGATCTGAAGCCGACCTCATTTAAGTTTTTCAAGGTCTTTGAACAGACTCTAGCCATCGGGGCCTTTATTCTGCTCCATGATATCTGTCATTTTGACATTTCTGTGCAGAATATTCTCATTGACCTTGGTCAGGAGCAGAGGCCAAAACTTATTGATTTTGGGTTTTCCTTCCGTGGGAGCAAGTTAAAGAGTGAGCATCTCAAGAATATCTGGCGAAAGTATAGTTACGATCATGACACGGAAACTCCTGAGATTACCTTAGTTCTCTCGGCAAATAAGGGTGTTCCAGTAGAATACTCAATCTCGCAGTTAGAGAAACAAAAGCCCGCAGTGCAGCGCCTCGCAACCCTGTGTGGTGTTTCCCCCAGTAAATGGGGGCAAGATCTAAAGGAATGGACAGATATGTCGCTGCATTTTGCAAAACGGGACTGGTTTGCCATTTTTGCCTTGTATTGGCCGGGATTCGATTCATGGTCTCTTGGTGCAGTACTGTTAATTATTTTAGAGATTCAACTCTCATTCCAGTCCTTTGTTAATTCAAAGGAATGGATTGAACAGGGAGAGCGAGTAAAGGAAGTCCTACGCGGGATGTGCCATGCAAACCCCTTGCATAGATTAGACGCAGCAGAAGCACTGAATCTATTCACCAAGGGTAAACATCCTCTGATTAGCGCCGCTGACGGCGTGTCTGCCAGTAGCGCTGGTGCGTCCTGGATTTCCGAGAAACTGAAGAACCGCCTCGCTTTACTCTAGTACTCATGAAGAGTGGAGACCTCCTAGGTACACAATAATAGCCGCAGAAATAGATATATTCCAGGGGCTCAGTCTTTGACGGATACATGTAGACTGCACGATCAGGCCGTATAATTTCTCTCCCTGAGGAATCCTCTCTCTTCACGATGAGAGAACCAGGCTTATGAGACCATTTACCATCCGGATCCTGACGTAAGTAATGATAATCTCGCTTTGGATCTACAATTAATGCAATCTTACTCATTTTCTTCGGACACTTTCGCTCAAAGGTCGTAGGGGATATCTTAGGATTGTCTCCCTTCATCCGCAACACCATATCCGCACAGCACTTCTTGGATTGATGTTCAAAATTTGTGTATCCAGCCTCATATCCAGGTTGTGGGAACTTTGTCGGGCACGATGGTTCATTGCACTTATCCACTAGTTCCATGTCAATCTTATTGAGAGCATAGGCCAAACAGTTATGAGATTCACGTAGAGCATAGGTCTTATTCCAGTAGTCGATTTCCAGGGGCGGCTCATAGCCATTAGTTGGTCCAAGAGGACAGGTATCTTTATGAGCCTCACACCATGGCTTATCTTTTAGAGGGGGATTTGGGCAGTTAGGACTACATTGACAGGTTGGCTTCTGAGGGAGATCTTTGAATTTATTTTCTCTTTTCCCTGTTAGACTTTTCTTTTTCTTATCACGGTGACTTTCCTTCACCATCTACTACTACTATCGAATTAACAGGAGGATCCCTCGGCTCTAGTCCTTTCATGTCCCCAATCCAACTATTTATCACCCGTGTCTGATCAGGAGCCATGGTTGATATAGGAAGTTGGGGCACATCTGGTGTAGGATTTGGAGAGATGAGTCGCTGGGTTGTAGCATTTCCTATACCAGAAGTATCAGTGAATTTCCAATATTCCTCCTCGACCTGCCTCATCTTTATCTTTTCCGCCATATGAAAGAAAATGAGAAACTGATTATCATGCGTCGGAGACTCATTAGTCCCACTGTTCGTATATCTTCCTGATAAGCCTAAATACTGCCACCCCTCAGAATGAAGTAATTCCAAGGTCGTATTAATAAAAAAGTACTTCTTATCTAATTTAAATAATGTCATGATACCATTGCATATGGTAACTAAGATAGAAATCATCCATGTTACCCAATAGAGTTGTGGCTGTACATTCGTGCCCTGTATAGACAAAAAGGCCGGTACGAGAATACTACCCACAGTAATGACTGTTCGCATTCCATAAAAAGAAATACTTAACCTCATTGCGCGGATTTTAAACTCGCTTAATACTGCGAGATAGCGTTCTTGCAAGATCTTCTTCTTGTATGCTTCGATAGATAACTCTTCAAATAAGATATGTAATGTTTCTATTTGCCCCGGCATCTAATCTTCTTCCAGTTTAGAGAGATGAAAGATCTCACGGACGCTAAAGTCTACTATATAAATTTGGATGTAAGAGATGATAGGAGAAAACAGTTTGAAGCACAGACTGCCCTACAATCCATGCCTCCCCTTGAGCGCGTAAATGCAGTTCACGGTCTTAGTCTCAATGTAAATTCCAACAAGAAGATTGCTCTGAATACTCGCGTTCAAGTGGCAACCCAGTATAGACGATCTCATTATGAAATTCATAGTCGTGGAGCGCTGGGTGCGTCGTTTTCCCACTATGAAACCTGGAAGCGATTTCTGAAGTCTGATGCCAAGTATGCTCTGATCATGGAAGATGATGCACTTCTACCTGCAACCTTCTCGATGATGATCCGTGACTGCGCGAAAGACCTGCCTCCCACATGGGACATATGGATTATCGGGTGGAATTTCAATCCCAGTGATACCACCCATACCGATGCATCCCCCTTCAGACAGGTGATTCATTTTCTGGGAGCGCATTGCTACATTATCAATAAGCGCGCTGCGAAGTATTTAGTGAGGGAGATGTTCCCTATTGAAAATCACATAGAACATTTCATCAGTAATGTGTCGTTTATCCATGGTCTGCGCATCGTGAGAGATATACGGCTCCACATGCCTCAGATGGATAGAATCTTAAACATTTCAGATGTGCGTAAACCTGATGGATGTCCCGCCTGTGTGCTGGATGATAAGGATCAGGCCCTGGAAGCACGCCGCCTCAATCTAAAGACGTAATTGATAAATTTGAACGCCTTAGACTGCACTCAAGGTGTACATGCCCTCCATCTATTCGCACGCCTTTTCTGAGACGGGGGCAGACATTTGGTGGGGGATCCAATGCTCAAAGGAAACCTACACCTCTCTTCTTGAACAGATGGGTGAACTATCACGTTGCTTTGTTTACCTTGTAAACGAGCGAGGTGAATCAGTCGCAGTTGCTGTAGAAGGAGTTCATACGCAGGATCAAGATATGATCCTAGCACCTGATTGGATTATCGAGCGCCTGGGGTGCGCCTATGGGGATACCATCAGAATTGAGTGTATCGATGAGCCCATAGAAAAGGCAAACAAGGTTATTCTGAGGCCGGCTAAGACAAGTAGTACGGATAGCCCAATCTTTGTGGAATGCTTAACGGAAGCATTTAACAAACTGGGAATTATTCAACGCGGCACCCTCTCTATCCTATTGGATCCCTCACTTCCAGAATATCACATGTTCCTTGTTGAAACCTTAGATCCACATGGAATCTGTTTCGCAGATGGTGAAGTAAACATCGAGTTCCTTCCTGCGCTTGATGCTGAACAAGAGGCATCACAGGTACCAGAGGTACCAGAGGCACCTGTATTACAGAATTTTCCAGAAGAGCCAATTGATTTTAATACTATGTTCTCTCTACCTCAGATATCAACTACTACCTTCGTCCCCTTCAGCGGCCGAGGAAGGCGACTAGGCTAAGTTAGAAAAAGAAACAACACTGTGTTACCGGCTGAGATAGAATGGCCCACTCTCTGATACTATACTGTGAGCCCATCGATAAGTTACACCGTGCACAAATGGGTCTCAGATTTTTTATTTCCGTGGAGCCACCCTGTGATTCTGGAATATCATGACCTGTATGAAAGTCAAAGACAGTTATCATATTCTTACACCAGGGAACTAGACATTTCCGCTCAAAACACTTCCCCGCATGAGTAATCCACACCTGCTCACGAAGCGCCTTGGGAATATTCGCCTTGGTATAAGGCTCCTCAGACTTCGATCGTGCCATTAGATATATACTGTCTCTATGGCTTAGGCCTAGACGAGGGTCTAAGTGCCTGCTTAAACCCATATAAGAATAGTCTATTTGGATACTAGATCCCCTGCCTCCTTAGCTCTAGTGGTAGAGCAACCGCCTTGTAAGCGGTAGGTCCTGGGTTCAATTCCCAGAGGTGGCATTTAGTTTTCTTGAACACTCTTATGTGTTGAACGAATCTAAACATATCCAACACCTATATAGCATGGAGGTCTTCACTGCCCTAAGGGATGCCTTGGAGTCAGAGGACGGATTTCTCATTGGGCGAAATGGGCAATTAGAATTGCATGTAATGATTGAAGAAACACCCATTCAAGATGCCTTACTGAATCGCCTAGAACTTCATGCAGGAATATTCCCTATGCCCAATAAGGATATCTTTGCATCATGGCGTAGTGAATCAATTAAGGCAACTCAGGCTGCAGATCTGTTAGTCACTGGGTGGTATAAGCCTCTCGCTAACCTCGAGGCTGCTGCCTTGACCTCATGGCAGGTAAGAGCCAAACATATTCCTCTTAGATCCCTAGAACCCTATTACGAGAAGCCTGAGCGTCAATGGACATCCCTACTACGAGGCCAAGATGTCGCAGTAGTATCATCTTTTACTAAGACTGCTGCTCTACAGGTTAAGAAGGCTACTAAGATATGGGGGGACAAACACGTGCTCTATGACGATATACGCTGGCATTGGATTCAGACGGGTCATGCACCCTCTGTGGCACAGGGCTCAAATGAGTGGCCACCCCATGTGTCTACATGGCAAGAGGCGTGCGATTATGTTGTTGGAGAGGTGGTGAAGTCCGGTGCAAGAGTAGTCCTAATCGGATGTGGTGGCCTGTCGATGCCTATTGCGCGCATGTTAAAACTACGTGGACATATTGTTCTTGTACTAGGAGGCGCAATACAGGTTCTCTTTGGAATTAAGGGGCAGCGATGGGCCACACATCCTATTATATCAACCTTTTGGAATAGTGCGTGGGTCTGGCCATCAGATCAAGAAACACCAGGGGCTGCTGGAAAAATAGAGGGAGGGTGTTATTGGTCTAGTAAGTAAAAGTATAAGCAAAAAATTGACTAAGCACCTCAACTACATCCCAGTACACACTATGTCGTCTAAGAAGCCTGCTGGATCAAAGAAGACCCCCACCAACACTCTTGTTGTTGAGGAAAGGCCGTGTTGTAGCATCTGCACCGAGCAATACAATAAGGTGGCAAATACCAAGATTTGCTGCCCCTATTGCCCTGAGTCCGCCTGCAGGCGCTGTGTGCAAACCTATATCACAGGAAGCACGAATGATCCACACTGTATGTTTTGCAAGAAACTGTGGGAGCGGGAGTTCCTTGATGATAATCTCACCATGACCTACCGAGTAAACGAGTATAAGAAGCATCGCGAGAATGTGCTTCTTGATCGCGAGGTCGCCCTCCTGCCTGCTACACAGTACAGGGCAGAGCAAATTCGCGAGGCTGATAAACTCGAGGCCGAAATTATGCCACCCTTTAATGTCAGACTGCAGGAATTATTCAAGAAACAGGCAGAAGTTCAAGTAGAGATCGACACTGTAAATAAACTGCGTATGGATTCCGTCTATCAGATTCGCCAACTCCGCTCAGGGGTTGCTAAGAAGGAGCGAGAGGCAGTCGCCTTTATCCGAAAGTGCCCCGATGGAGAGTGCCGCGGTTTCCTTAGTTCCGCCTGGAAGTGTGGGCTGTGTTCGAAGTGGGCCTGCCCCGAGTGTCATGAGATCAAGGGTGATGCCCGTGATTCTACGCACATCTGTAAGCCCGAGAGTATTGCTACCGCTAAACTCCTCATGAAGGACACTAAGCCATGCCCTGGGTGTGGAGTTCAGATTACCAAGATTGAGGGGTGCGATCAGATGTGGTGCCCCCAGTGTCACACTGCGTTTTCGTGGAAAACTGGCCGCAAGGAGGTGGGTGTGGTGCATAATCCCCACTTCTATGAGTGGCAGAGGCGCGCTAATGGCGGCGTTGCCCCTCGCGTTGCAGGAGATATGCCTTGCGGAGGTATCCCTCAGTATCATCTGGTGCGATCAAATCTGAGGGCTACTACGATGGCCCCAAAGAATATTGATAGCATTCTCTCCTTTCATCGTACCATCGTACATATTCAGCACGTTGACATGCCGAGGTATCACAATGTGTTTAATGTTACCGACAATGAGGATCTGCGCATTCAGTATCTCCTCGGCTCGATCACCTCAGATTACATGAAGTCTGAGATTCAGAAGAGGGAGAAGAGGAGGGAGAAGGAGCGTGCCATTCGCAGGGCACTTGAGGTCCTGGTTCAGGTAGGCACCGATATCATTCAGCGAATCATGGCTGAGGAGGATCTACTAAAAAAGACTCAGATCATTCAGGAGATTGAGACTCTACGTATCTACATTAATGAACTCCTTGCAAAGGTGCATGAGCGCCTCAAACTCTCTGTCCACCAGTATACTTCTGACTGGGGTTCATCATGGCCATTTAGTCCCTCCGCTAAGAAGACTGCTGCAGCAGCGGCGGCTACTGCAGCAGCAGCGGCACAGGCAGCGGCAGCGGCAGCAGCGGCGGCAGCAGCAGCACAGCCAGTAGCAAGTTAGACGCGGACTAACTTAATTCCTAGTAGTCGCTGCAGAAGATTAATCTGTGGACCCGTTGGGCATAGGCGCCCAGCCTCCCAGGCATTACAGGATCCAGCAGGAAATTGACCCTTCTGATCCAACTCTTTTTGCGTTAGGTTCTTTGCCACCCTAGTCAATGCAATTCCCTGCCTTGACTCGGCTGTAAGAGTTTTACTCTTCTCTTCTTTTGGCTCCTTTACCACCCTTGGCTCCTTTGACTCCTTTGGCCCATTTGGCCCCTTTGGCCCCTTTGGCCCATTTGGCCCCGAATTCTTAGATGAACGCAGAATAACTGGAGTCCAATCCTGATGATCCATGAGTATACATACACTAAGGCATCGAACAAGGTCAATTTTTCAATTCGATAGGAGACCAGAATTTATCTGCACCACATCGTAATCATCGCATGGACAACTAGGCCGATCAGACAAGAAGGAGTTCAGAGCCTTCGAGTGCATGTGAATGGTGCAGAGGGGTAATCCATCAAGTACCGGCATCCATAGAAAATTTTCAGGGGACTTCTTCCACTGAAAGGTCATTTCCTTAATCCTATACAGCGCAGACTCATTTTCATAGCGAGTGATCTTTCTTCCACCTACATTTCGTGAATCAATGCCGCCGACCCACTGCCCAACCACAAGAGAATCAAAGAGGCACTGGAAATGCTCAGAATCTTCAGATAAATATTCTGGGCTACTAGTACTATGCCCCACTATAGACGATCGACTAGCACCATCTTTGTTTCTCTCTTTACTAATCACTGGAAAATAATGGACCTTTTCAGGAAATGAATCAGCATATGCTGCTAAGGACTGCATATCTTCTAAGGGACCTTTTAAGATACTTAATAGGAAAATGTTAAACTCTAGGATTTCCTGTGGACTAGGAATATACAAAAATGCAGGGTGGCCTCGCTCATCATTGTCACGCACCATGCGCAAGGTTTGATGGCTAGCCTTTAAGGATGTAAGTAACGAATTAAATGACATATAGACTAGGACATCGTATTCCATGGAAATACAGTGCCTTAAGGACTCCCGTAGCATGAGTTCTTCTACAAAGAAAAATCGCTCCTTGACATGGCGCCAGTATCCCTTTCGGAAGTCCATATCCCCTACGAAATTAGTTAAGAAATAGGTGTGATGTGCGGTTGGTGTGAGGGTATCGGTGTAGACCAAGGTAACTGCGTAATGTGTGACTAACTCAGACCAAAAGGTGTTACCTCTGTGACAGGGCCATAGAATAATATAGACTGGGGTATCAGGATTCCAGAGTCTGATCTGATGTATGCAGTCTTTCATATAGGGTGGGACAGAGTCACCCAGATGGGTTAATGCAATAGATGCCATGTCTAGTCTTATTTCTATAGCATTAAGTAGTATGAGAAGCAATACCCCTCCTGGACCTTCTCTACCCTATACTGGACCGCCCCTTCCTGCTCCTACAGGATCTAAGGCTGCAGGAATTGGCGGATATGCTCGTAAGACAAGAGGCTATGCTCGTAAGACAAGAACTAAACGTGGAAAAGCGAGAAAGGTGAGAACAAGAAGGGGGAGGTCAAGAAAGGGGAGGTCAAGAAAGGCCTAAACTATTGGTATACTACTATACTATGTCGAAACTAGTCGTTATTCGTGTAGGCGATCCTGCAGGAACATGGGCTACCGCAAGACAGAGTGGGAAATATTCTACTCCTGAAAGCCAGACTCAGGCAGTGCGTAATCTATATATGGAGGGTAACAGGGTGGTAGTTCTCTTCGTGGGCACCAACGATGTTCCTCTGAAACTCGCAACCGTTGATCGGGTTCGGCCTAAGTTTCCTACCGAAGACTCTAATCCAGAGTTACAGACCTACATGGAATGGTCTGAATCCTTCGATATTGAGGCTGCAGATCCCGAGATCTTTGAGAAACTTCGTACCTCAATCAGGTATACCCGAGGGCAGCAAGTAATCCCGGATGGCTGTGCAAGCGCCCATGTCCTCGCCTTCTTCCAAGGACTCTGTTTCCCTAGGGCGGCAGTGCAGCCTGCACCCGCACCCGCAGTACCCCTAAATACTACAGTAGTGTTCAATCGCTAAATATACTCTTTACAGTAGTATGCTCAGAAGGGGGCATAAGACACGAAAACTTCCAAGAGCATCTAAATCTAACCAATGGCCTTCTATGTCCATTGTTTACATCTGTGGAGTAACATCTGCCACCTTCGGCCCTCATGATACGAACTTAGGAGGGTCTGAACAGGCTGTCGTGCAGTTATCGAAGGCGTGGACTACCATGGGATATTCGGTAGTAGTGTTTGGTAGCGTAAAAGAGTGCAAGGTGGACGGCGTAGAATATAGGAATATCAAAAAACTCAATCTCCAAGACACCTTTTCTATCGCAATTTTCTGGAGGTCCTTCGGCATCCGATTACTGCCGCTGATAAAGGCAAAGATGCGCATTGTAGATTTACACGACAGTTGGGATCCAAGGGCCTATGTGCGTCAGCAAGATCTTCTGAGCATGGTCGATCTCTTTATGGTAAAGTCGGCCTATCATAGGAGCCTCTACCCCTATATACCTGACTCGAAGATTCACTGTGTACTAAACGGAATACAGATGGATATTTGCCATACTCTATCACGTAAACTAGGTAATAGTGTCAGAGAGCCCTACCGTCTTATCTACGCTTCCAATTATGAACGAGGTCTAGAGCCCATATTAAAGTATACATGGCCGAAAATTATACGCGAGATCCCAGATGCAGAACTCCATATTTTTTACGGATTTCAGCCCAATGCAAACAAGGAGTTCGTTGCCCGAATGAAGGATTTATTTAGCCAGAAGGGCGTGAAAGAACATGGGAAGGTATCCCTAGAAAAAATTGCTGAAGAAAAGTGTAGATCATCTATACACTTATATGTGAGTAATTCTGCAACAGAAATTGATTGCATAAGTGTGCGCGAGTCTCTTGTCTGTGGTTCAGTACCCGTCATAGGCACAGACTATGTGTTTAATGAACGTGATGGGGTTCATATAAGGGGATCAACCAAGAGTCCGGCAACATATAGGAAGGCAGGATCAACTGTTGTTAACCTTCTACGAGATCAGAACAAGGTAAATCGGCTACGGCTGCAGGGTGCTAAGAGTGATACAATTATCTCGTGGCCTGAAGTGGCTAAAGAGTGGATCGAGATATTCTAGTGGGGTTGCGGTTAATTTTTAACTATAAATCCGGCAATGGTTCTAGCATGTCATCATGGATTAGAGTGTCTAAGGGCAAATCCCTGGGAAAGCCCGTTGTACGTCCAACACTCTATACAGATCTCTCACAGTGCTCCGATCTCCCTTCGATGTATCTAAACACCCTGGGATCCTATATCTTTAGTCAACGCCTAGGCGAAACGGCGATCCTAGTAGACCCCACCGGTCTGATTAGCACCACTCTGAAGTATAATCCCCAGATCAAGGCGGTAGATAAGCCCCAGGAGAATTCATCTCCCATTAATACCGTCTCTATCAAGGATATGACTGACACTATGGCATTTTCTGACATCAAAAAGTACGCAATCAGTATATTCCAATATTCTCCCGCCTTTAATCAGTCCATCATGCAAACTCTGGAACGCGGGGCGATCAAGTCAGTCTTTGATATAGGTGTTCACATTACCTGTGATTCTTCCGGCACCGAGTTACCTGTCTATGTCGACGCAATCAAGGCCTTTCAGAAGAGAACTAAGAAGCAATCCCTGTCGGTATACGTGAAAGCAGAATCCTATGCAGTGGTCACACAGTTTCAAGCGCTCTGTGATCCCTCCTGGAAACTAACAAGTCTCAGTAAGACCCCCGTGACAGATTTCTTTCAGAAGAACCTGCGAGATCTCGCTGAAGTTCAGATCTTTGCTGTTCTCAATGCAGCAGTCCTAGACTTTAGTCGGCCCATCGACAGGTTTACCTTTGTCATGCATAGGAATCCACGAGGCTATGAGTATTTTAAGGATCTAAATAATAAACCATGGTCTATGTATTAGAATGGATTACATGGATATAATGCATCCAATTGATACAGATAAGTCATCAATGGATTCATCAGTTACATTCGTCTATATAACAGTTCTGTTCTATCAAGTCGTTGCATGTGTATATCTCTTATATGCATGTAAGGCATAATTCCCCTTCTTTAATCAATTTCTTAGAATAGAATATGCCAGACTTTGAATTACTCAGTGATATTCACAGCGAGCAATGGCCAAAAACACTCGACATACCAAGCCTCTTTCCTGCGAAAACTCCTACTCTCATTTTAGCAGGAGATATTGGCAAACCAGACCATCCTACGCTACACAAGTTAATTCGATATGCATGCACCAAATATACCGATGTTATCTATGTTCCTGGAAATCACGAATTCTACGATAGGGAGCCTCGCGAGGTTCTTTCCTGGTTCAAAAAAGTCGATGATGAATTTACGAATTTCCATTTCTTCTATCGCAGGACTCAGATCATAGAGGGTGTCCGAATCATTGGAGCAACATGTTGGTCAACTGCCCCCCATGGAACTGCCTATTCACATATGATTGGAGAAGAAGGAAAGAAGGATAGAGAGTTCATTAATCAGACTCTCTCTAAGACTACCCAGCCAACACTTGTAGTCACTCACTATTGCCCAACATTGAGGTGTGTAAGCGAATCTTTACAAGACACCCTTAAACAATATGACTATGCTCAAGATCTAGAGTTCATGTTTCGGCCACCGATTAAGACATGGATCTTTGGGCACCTCCATCAACAGCATGATTTCATACTTCCCTATAGTTCATCCATGTTTGGTCTAGGTGGAGTTAGGCTCTTATGTAAGCCCTATGGTAAGCCTAGTGACCCACAGATAAGTGTACCTCGAGCATTTCGATTTACTGTATAAATTATTCCATCTTAAGAAGTTTTGGCAAAATCTCCTCCTGGTATGAGCGTTCAAAGGATAAAATACTTTCTCTGAAATTAACTCCTGGACGAAAGGCAATCGGACGAATACCTTGAATATAGGTAATCGCCTGCTCTGCCGTATATCCCCGTTTAGCAATAAGAAGCATTGCAGTAATCGCTGCAGAACGCTGCATGCCTGCCATACAATGAATCAGAATAGGCTTCCCAGTATTAGACTCCTTTAATACCTTATACACGATTTCATGACACCAGAGCGTCATGTTTCGAATTTCCTCTGGTTGTAAATTATCATCCACAGGGATTCTATACTGGGTTTTAATCTGGGGGGAAAAGGGAATATCCTTACTTGCATTAAAGACTACATTTATACCTTTTTGTTTGTGCCACTTGCTATTTAGTGCAGCATTCCGATTTCCCAGCCAAATACCCGGAATAATCTCATGCGCATCTGGAACATTCGCCATACTGCTTAACCATACAACAAAAAATGAACCCATTTCACGTACCCTATTACTGTAACACAGTACCCTATGCAGCCATCGTGTACATGGTTGACATGCCATCTATATCGGGTCGAAGAAGTAATTGCTGCTCTTCGGTGGAGTCTGATCTGTCACTCCTATACCGAAGCAATCTATTGGGCCTTAGAACTCTTTGATAGTGAGTATCTAACGGAGGCCTTCGATTGCTTAACTAGGACCTATTTGCTGTACATAGGTCTGAAGACGCATTCCACCCTGTATGAGCAACTTCTAAGGATGAGGGATTCGGAGGAACTAGATCGGAATGAGTTTATCTTGCTCGTATATAATCTTGCCAGGACTAAACGGCGCGATGCAACACCTATGCATCTGATTCTAACGGGCTTAGTGGAAGTTGCATGGAAGCCATCCTTTGCTCATAAGACCTATGAGACTCTTGAGCAGGGAATTCAAGACTGCATTGAGCGAGGAAAGATACGAGAGGCTTGGCTTCTTAGTCAACAAGGCTCAGAGTCTAGTGCCAGTAATGCCCTCATTCCCACACTCACGCCCCTAGAGTCCCACGCAGTAACGATAAGTCAGTGTTCCAAGGTGTCCTATGAGCCTGAAACTCACATATATACCACTCTTCTAAAAGAACTTACTACTACCATCGCAGACTGGGATTCCGAGCAGTCCATGCGGAAACGGCGTATCTACACTCCTAGACCTGAGGCCATTGTCTGGATTTGTGAGCGAACATATCGGAATACGGAGGTCGATAGTATGGGCGGGCTAGAACAGACCCTCTTTAACTCACCGTATTGGAAGGCAATTCTAGCCCAGTATGGATCTGTAGAGGGCAAGGAAATGCAGTGGTTAACTGAGCGCCTCAAGGAGCAGTTTTATGAGACATATTTCACGGAAGACATACCTGATGAATGGTCACTCGCTGATCGAGAGAAGTCCCATGGACGACCATTGCAGATTAGTGAGCCTGTTGCCAAGATAAAATATTACAATAATATTCTACTCAAGACGACTTCTCTACTCTGGGGACCAATGAAGACCATCACATGCCTTCCCACTGCTACACGAACAGTGATTGAGTTTCCACTGAAGGCGGTTAAGAAAGTATTTAGCGTCTAGACTTTCGTGTTCTATATGCATGAAGACTCGCATATTTCTTTTTTCCAGTTTTATTACGAGCAGAAATTATACATTTTTGTTGAAGATTAAAGGAATTGTCTAAGCGCAATCGTTTAACTAAGAGGCTAAAGATGCTTTGGTCATGCCTGTGTTCAACAAAGCCATCTAAATTCTTAGATCTACTTGGTGTATCATCGATATAATGGTACCTGCATGAATACTTATACCACTTCTCTAGAAGATTCATCGTTTGTTTACACTTTTCTATCATAAGAATACCACCTTGGAGTTGATCACTAGTAAGTATCTTTGGCGAAGCAGCATCTAATCCTAGAATAGTATCCATCTTAGTCCAGTTAAATTCTTTTAACCCAGTTGAGGTATATAGAATTTTTTGTTTCTTTACTTCCTTGAATGCAGTATCAAAAAAAGATCTCTGGTTCAGATCAATTTCACACCCACAGTCTAAAAAGAGTAAGATATCACCCTCTTTCATGCATCTTAGAGTTTTTAGTATAAGATAGGGCTTCCATATCCAGTAGCCATAGCCACGCTTATTGCGTTGAATAAAGGTACGATGCCGTTTCCAAAAGGGCTGATCACGCTTAAGATCTTCTTCGGTGTAGCCGATTAGTCGATCAAATAGACGCAATTCTGCCACTTCTGCAAGTAGTCGCTTTACTGCATCATGGAAATCCGGAGAGCCTGCTCCAAAGGTTATGAACACCTTCTCCATTTAATGTAGATGTATATTAAATGTCAAGTAAGATATAGCAAAGAAGATAAAAATACTAGGCGAATAGTGGCTAACCATGATTATATCATAACCCGGTAGATTCTTAGATATACTAGCAGGGTATACATAAGATTATTTATCCTACCATGGAGTATCAAATCAAGTAAATTTATTTTAGGGGTGCTATACTAGATGCCCGATAAGACGCGGAAAAAGCATCAGGCGGCAAAAAATTCTACACGAAAATTGGTTAAGCCATATCATTATATCATAACAAGATTTAGTATACTAGATATTAAGAATAAGGGAAGGTTTAAATCTACAGAAACAAAAGAAAACTCTTCTATAAAAGACTATGTATTTAATCCAAAGCGGCTATCTACAAAATTCAATGCCTTTGAACGAATGACGATACCTTCCATTAAGAACCAGACCTATCCACGCTACACATGGCTGGTCTATACAAGCGATCAATTACCTGCGGCGTACAAAGAGCGTCTAGAGAAACAAAGAACAGATAAACTAAAGATCATATACGTAAGAAATTTTGATGAAATGAATTCTGATCTTAATAAGAGACTAAAGGGTAAAAAGAACTATACGACACTACGTCTTGATGATGATGATGGCCTATGTAAGACATTTTTAGATGTAATTAATACCTTTGCCAGTAATCCCAAGAATAAGGGAAAAATTATATCTATACCCCGAGGACGTATATATACCATACGCAATAATAAGATTATTTATGGATCTGATGTTAATAGTAGACGAATTGCCCTAGGATTAACCGCAGTAGGATTTAATATCATGAACGCTGGGAATCATACTAAAGTACATCATAAGTATAAGATGATATATCCTAGGATGGAAAATGCATATAGTCTCTTTGCGTCTAATCAGACTGCCACTAAACGAAAATTTCGTTAGTAGAATAGATGCCTGCTAAGACGCAGTCTAGATACCGTATAAATATGGCAAATAAGACACGAAAGATACGAAGAGTTAGGAAGTCTACTAAGGATCAGTATGTTATTTGTATGCCCATGGGAGGCCTCTGTGATATGATGGCACGGATATATGCTTGTGTAGAATACTGTAAAAAGCATAATCGAACTCTTATCTTAGATACAAGTAAGTCAACCCATGCCAAAGATGCTATAGAAAAGTATCTTCAAATCAATTCACCTGTTCTCTTTCACGGGAATCTACAAAAGAAATATGAGGCTCTCAAGGGTAGATCCTTTTATCCCCCACAACTTGCAGATACCTTTTTAACCATGGAGGTCGCTAATGTTAAAAAGAAAGGTATATATACCATAACAGATTATATTGATACAGCAACAGGGGTTCGTACATATTTTGACATAAAAAAAGCCTATTCTGAAGATATTTTATTATACCGAATACATGGTGGCAATTCAAAAAATGTGGTAAACTTCCTATCCCTCTGTAAACTAACTCCCTTAGTCAAACGAGTATATGAGAAACAAGAGGGACAGTTGCCTAAAAACTATATTTCCGTCCATGTTCGTAATACGGATTATACATCAGATGTTGATGGATTTCTTAGAAAGAATGCTAAGGTATTTACCGTGAGTCCCATGTTCTTAGCAACGGATGATTATAAGACTATACAGAAATTTAAAGGAGAATATGGTAAGCAGGTATATAGTTTTGCAGATATTAAACCACTCAACGGAGCATCTTCCTTACATACACGAAAGAGCACACTAACAGGAAATAGGACTCTCACTATCGATGCCATTGTTGACCTCTTATTACTGGCAGGTGGAGAAACTTTTTATGCCTCATCCAAGGAATCTGGATACTCTAAGGTTGCCAAGTTACTGCATGAGAGTCCGAAAATTATACAGCATCTTTTAGAGTAGATGTTTAATGGGATACCTATAATAAATAAGATCTTTACATCTTCTTTATTACCCTATCTGGCCATAGCACTATGTATCGTATGCCTTATATATGCTATACTATATCTAAGACAATTCCGGCAGTATACTATCGATAAATATGTCATCTGTATGCCTGAGGGTGGTCTGTGCGATATGATGGCCAGAATTCACGACTGCATTGAATATTGCAAGAAATACGATAGGACGTTACTGTTGGATACACGCCACGCAACCCACGCACGAGATTACATCCAAACATATTTTAGAATACAGTCATCTGTTATCTACAAGGGAGATCTAGATGCCAAATATGCAGCAATAAAGGGAAAATCCTTCTATCCTCCTCAACTCGCCAATACCTTTTCAACCATGGAGGTGAAGTGGACCAAGGAACACAGTATAATTGATCTGGCAACAAAGGTCCCCACATATTTTGATCTGACTAAACCCTACTCTGAAGACGTTCTGCTCTTTCGAGATTGCGGCGGTGGCGCCAATAAGACACTGGGTTTCTTATCCCTGTCTAAACTAACTCCGTTGGTGAAGAAAGTCTATACTGAACGTAAAAACAAGTTACCCCATGACTATATTTCTCTCCATATTCGCAACACCGATCGTAAGTCTGATGTCGATGGATTCTTAGAAGAACACGAAGCACGCATTGAAGGCAAGCCCATTTTCCTCGCCACCGACGATCATGCTACGATAATAAAGTGTAAGAAGATCTATGGATCGAATCTCTACACCTTTTCTTCTCCTAGTCCCGAGGGGGCAGAAATTGGCATTCACCATGTCAAGCAGACCATGGAAGAATCTAGGGTTACCACCATAGATGCTATCGTAGATTTATTACTGCTGGCTAAGGGGAAGGAACTCTATTACTCACATAAGACATCCGGATTTTCCAAGGTCGCTAAGGCTCTCAAGGATACTCCTAGCGTACTAAATGCCTTAATCGATTAATTGCTTGAGTTCATCCAATAAGCCCTTGGATTTTCGTATAATATGTTCAATCTTAATTGGCTCATTTAGTTCCGTAGATTCATAGAACTGACGTGTAAGAGTAATCCATTTCTTAATATAGTCTCGGTGCTCTTCCTTTGCATAATTGTCCTTAAACCATACCACATACAAATAATCCATGTTTTCTCGTTCCGACTTTGCATCGAAAAAATCCAGAACAGTCTCTCTCGAGCATTCTGGTTGATGATGAAAATGAAAGGAAATCGCCTCTAACTTCAGCGCCTGTCTATTTCTAAGTTTGAAGGTGTGAATATTAAATCGCGCAAGGCGAAACCGATCCAGTGCCCACGATATATTTCCCGTCGCCTTCAATGCAGTAAATACCGCAATATTCTGACCCAGGGTGAACTCCTCATTGGACAGAAGGTTCTTAGGCTCCAGGGGATTCACAAACATATAATCCGATGTAAGTAGTCGCCGTGTCATTGCCTTGTGTAAGGTAGATGCCTCGTAGACATAGGTGCATCTCTGTTTCATGTCAATCACATATATAGGGGTTACAGGAATTTCCATGGTAATCACATCGAGGGTATTAATAATCCGCTTCTTTGCCTTATGTACCTTAAAGCGATAGGCAAGAATAGACAGTGCCTTCGTTAATCTCTGTAAGGAAAGAAGCATATGTAAGATCATCTTCCACTCACTTCTCATCGTAGAGGAATAGCGCAGAATAGGATCGAGTAATTTGGGTGGAGGAGACCATTCATTACTCGGAGTATAATAGACAAGTTTAGCATAGCATAGAGTTCTGACACGGTTTATGATATCATCTATATTAGCACATGCTGATACTGATAAAAATTTCTGCTGAATTCCAATTGATACTGTAAGCCACTGTTCGGGAACTCGCCATCTGTATCCTGTATAGGGAGTAAAGGTATATTTCTTGTTTGGATTGCCATAAAGAATATATTTTCTTTTACACTTCTTCTCTGATGCATATACCGCAGGTCGATATCTACCTCTTACCCCAATGGCAAAGGTTGCCGCTGACATGTATATATATAATAGAAAAAGTTTAGACCGATACTTACTCTGTAAGATCGAATAGGGTTATACGTTGCCCATGTTTTATCCCACAAGCCACCCCCTCCAGAGTTTCTATGCGTGTCCCATGTAAGATATATATCGTATCTCCTATACTCAGACGGCTTACTGGCTGAGTATTTGGTGCACTAGTAGAGCAGCCCTTATGTTCACTACACAGATGATCCTCCGAAAAGACAGGCTTCTTACATCGCAGCAAGAGTTGCCCCTGGGGAATAAGAGCCTCACATTGATACAGGGTGTCCTCGGAATCTGGGAGTAACATAAATTTACCAAGTTCCATGGTCTTAAGATGTGCCAGGAGCGGCTGCGGTTGCACCTTTAGTTCTTTCGCAATCTCCTTGGCCAACTGCTGACCCTTTGCATGCAAGACAGCCTCTAGACTCTCCCAAATAGATCGCGGGACAGAAAAGGGTTCCATAGAGGCGTCTTGTGGTGTGCGGTTTTGCTGAACCACAAACTTTCATTTTTTATTCTAAGTATAATGGTGTCTCCACTAGAATGGGGTCCAAATGCCTGGGAACTCTTGCATGGTATAGCAGAAAAGGTTGGTCGCCAACAGCACACCTCCATGATCCGCGATGAGCAAAATGAATTATCCTTTGTTCTAAAATCCTTCGGTAGTCTCCTACCCTGTAAGACATGCCAGGAACACTATCGTGAATGGCTAACGAAACACCCTCCCGACAAGTTTATTTTTAAACCCTATGAACTCCAGGAAGAGTGTCGAAAATGGGTCTATACCCTACACTGCGCTGTTAATGAGCGAAAGGGTACGAATGAATTCAAGGAAGAGGATTTACAGGATACATATTCGTATGTTGATTTGCGCAAGTGTGCAAATACACTCAAAACCTTCTATCAAAGGGGGCTTCAGACAGGTGTTCTGAAGTCTGAGGAGTGGAAGCGGGCATGGAAACATTTGGATTTGCTACTCAGGCTGCTATAGAGGCTTAGTTAGTAGCCGAACAGACAACAGGTCTAGGATTAGTGGCACTCGGCGGCATGATCTGAGATAGAATGCCAAACAAGTCAGATGATCTCGCTCCGCAGTATTTTGACAGGTAATATGTGTTATTTCCAATCACAAATGCGGAGGCTCCAAAGACGACTATACTCAGAACCTTGCCCATCAACCCCTTCCCCTCACAGTCACCCATGTAGGTAAAGCGCACACCCAAGAGTATAATGAACAAAATGATAGACGCTATCGCTAAGAAGAGTGATTGCGTGTTTCTCTTTTCCTTACTTATTTCACTAGCACCCTTTTCAAGCGGTGCATAATATGTGTCATACGCATTCATCAGTATGTATCCGAAATAAAAATTAATAGCAAGAATCCAATAACTCGGAACAACACCTCCTGATGAATACGAGGCCGTATAATCATATGGTCTTATGATATTACATGTATCTCCTGATGCACATGTCCAATCTGCCTGATTTTCCTTTGATATGAGGGATAGGAAATATCCGCCAATTGTTCGTAGGAGTAAACCATAGATGGGCATTAATACAACTAAGCCGAGTAATAGGCTTGTGTGTGCCGCAGACCCCGTAGTAATGACAAAGAGCAGAGAGGTTAAGATTAAGACGAGAGGCATTTCTTGAATTCCTCGATATATATACTCTTTTACACCGCCTATAAAGCCAGAGGCCGAAACCAACGACATTCTACACTAGACAAGTATTTAATCAGTAGCGCAAACATACATCGGCTTTCCCTTCTCTAATGCCGAGACAATCATGGGCAGATTCATTATATTAATTGCTTCACGCCCAAAGAGGGACATATTCTGATAGATCAACAAGCATCCCGCAACGAATCCTAGAACAATGGAGACTAATAGGGATCCCATAGATTCACACCCATTCATGGCCCTGAAACATAGCAGCATAAAGATTAATAGGATGCTCAGCACCATGGCAACAGTACTGCGAGCCTGCATGTCCGTGCCAAGAGTCTTCAGTTCGCGCTCAAAATTCCTCACACACCCGTTCATATAGGTTAATACGGCGGCTAAGAAAAACATCGTCGGAGATGGAAACATAGAGGGCACTCCGATTGTCTCGAGAAGGGAAATGCGCATCTTATTTGCGTACATGAACCCTGGCATGCATACTGGAGATTGTGCATTCGATCCAGCCCCCGCCGGTGAAATGTTTCCTACTACAGACGCAAAAGACCTCTGAATAAGCATTACTTCCACCATTGTTAAGAGCAATATAGCATAGGATTTACAGAAACTAATGATTGTTAATATCGCTACTCCTAAAATAATTCCATCCGGAAGTAAACGTAATAGTTCAATGAAATAAGGAACAACCATGAGCGCCTGCTTTTTCATCGTTTCAAATGTACCTTGTCCATCTTCTACTCCTGATAATGTTGAGGGTTCTGCTGGCATAAGGCCTATCTATCTTACTTCTATAAAGCAATGGGTATCCCATCGTATTATAGAACACTCGTTCAAAAACTCCCCCACTCTATTCAACGCACTCCTCCCAAGGGCACTACAACGCTCGTGATTGATATGAATTGTATGATCTATCATGTGTTAAAAGAGCCTGCCATGGCCAATATAAAGTATCCTGGTGAGGAAGGTCGCCTTGCTTGGGAGAAAACCTTATTCAAGGAAGTCTGCACATACTTGACTCACATCTGGAGATCCTCAGGCTCTCCACTGAAGGTATTTATTGCCTTAGATGGTGTTGTTCCTTATGCTAAGATTAAGCAACAACGCTTTCGTAGATTTAAATCAGCGGCTGCACGTGCTCCAGATGCATGGGATACAAATGCCATTACTCCAGGAACAGCCTTCATGGCCTCTCTCGCCAGCGAGTTACGTGCAACCGGATCCAAGTATGGGTGGATTCTTAGTGATACAGATGAGCCAGGTGAGGGAGAACATAAGGTCTTACGCTGGCTTCTCAACAAGGGCAACCCTCTTCCTGAGGGGCCCATTGTACTCTATGGGCTCGATGCTGATTTGATTTTATTAGGCCTCCTAGCCGGAGAGTCTCTCGGCGACACACGACCTATATGTTTACTGCGCGAGGTGCAGGCCTTTGGTAAACTTGTCAGACCCTCTGAGTCTGAAGCCGCCCAACTCGGATTTTTTGCGCTATCCGAGTTAAGAAGGACCTTGCCCGGATCATCACCATGGACTAAGCAACATCTCTATGATTATATTTTCGGAATGTCCTTTTGCGGGAATGATTTCCTGCCTACCGGTCTATCCGTTCGTATTCGCGATGATGGACACGCTCTCTTACTAAATGGATTACATGACCTCTGGGCCTCAGGTCATACCCTTGTTCTGATTGACCCAACATCTGGACTAGCAAGACCATCTCCTCAGGGAATTCTGTGGATAAGTAAATGGTTTCAGAAGCAAGAAGAGCGTCTAGTTCTAGGAACAATTCGCAGGAAAATGGGGGCACGCCATGGCCCCGTAGAAGAAGATAATCTGCCGCTCATTGAGCAAGCAGAAAAGCCGCTCATTCACGTGATGGAGAATGGATTTGTGTCACTAAAAAAGGGCTGGCAGGAAACTTACAATCGTCTTGCCCTGGGTGACTCGCATATAGAGCATCGAAAGAGGTGTGTTGAAGATTACTGGAGGGGGTGGTGCTGGATTCTCGAGTATTACCAGGGTCTCCCTGTTGACTTGGAATGGGTGTACCCCAATGGATATCCTCCGTCATGGTCTGACTTAGTATCATTCTTTAGTATTACTGACGAGCCAGTTCAGTGGGCTGTTAGTGAGCCTCTGAAGCCCCAAGAGCAACTTGCCCTCGTATTACCCCTCAGTAGTTGGGGACTCTTGATTAAAACACAGTATCGTCTACTACCAACCCGGCTTTCTTGGTTTTGGCCTCAGACCTTTCATCTAGAGACCTTCGGTAAACGCTTCGGCTGGGAATGTGAGCCAATCATTCCACTTCTTACTCCGGCTCGCCTGCGCTATGAAGTATCAGGAATGATTCCCGCCTGATAGAAAGGATGGGGAACAATATCTCTGTGGCCGCTGGTCCAATTCCAGAACCGCATGTACGCATCTATAAAAATATACTTCAGATCCAATCTCCTGCCACGCGTCTTCAGATGTTAGAAACTCTCTTGGCAGGGCAGGAATATGTCGCTACTGCAAAGCGCACGGGAATCTATGGGTCAATTCTTTCATACATTGTATCAATTCGTCGTGGAGACACCGCCCTCCTTCCGGGCGAAAGGAGTACAGGAGGACAAGGAGGACAAGGACAAGTACAAGGGCATGGAGGACGATCTGAAAACCAACTTATTACAAGCCGAGGAGACACCTCCGCCCACACTAAGGCTATCTCATTCTTCTCCCAATGCCTCCAAATCCTAGGCCTCGAGGAGGAGGTCGCCCTCAATGAAAAGGCCCTCAAGGAAGCCTACAAAAAGGCATCACTCAAGGCCCATCCTGATAAGGGTGGATCTGAAGCAGAATTTGACGCTGTAACACGAGCCTATGCCTATTTAGGGGAAATCCTCCGGCGTGTAAGAGGTGGGCGCAATGAACTGGTCAATGTCTCTGAAGAGTCTCCCGCCCGTATTACTGCATCCAGGGAGCAGACCTCTGAAGCATGGAAGATGGCTGAGCCTGTCAAACTGAATCCTAAGAATCTCAATCTAAACACCTTCAATAAGGTCTTTGAGGAAACCCGACTCCCCGATCCTGATGAAGAGGGATATGGGGACTGGCTAAAGAATGCCGAAGGCGGTCCCTCGAATGGAGTCAAATTTACCGGCAAATTCAATCGCTCCGTCTTTAATGATGCCTTCGAATCTGAACTGCGAACCAGGGCGCCCGGAAATACAGTTGCTCTAAGACAACCTGAGGCTCTCACGATGGCGCCTAACATGGGAATCGAACTCGGTCGCGACAAACCCGAGGATTTCACCGGTGCAAATCTGAATGGTCTGCGCTATACGGATTTGAAACGGGCCTATACCAGCGACTCAACCTTCAGTCACCAAGTGGCAGACGTCAAGGTTACCAGCAAGACCTTCGAAGGTGTCACTGGAGAGCGAAAGTCGAAGGTCACTCCTCTCAGTTCCAGTGAACTGGATGCTATTGCAGACGGAGATCGCCGCATGGCCCAACGTCAAGCAAGCCAGGCACTTAGGATTAGCGAAGAAGATAGGCGCATCAGCGAACACTTTCAGCGTATGCAACGCTATGTCATAACAAATCACTAAGTAGAAGATGAAAGACTGGTATATGCCACTTGCTATAGGTATTGTTACACTTATAGCAATCGGAGTTGGAACAACACACAGTTATTTCATGATTCAGAGCAATCCCTTTGAGGCCAAGGATCTCTTTCAACGCGATATGGGAAAGCCCACCCTGTGGATCTTTTTTGATACCACGGTCTTAAATTCGAGAAACTACGCTGATTACGGCTCATCTACATCGAGGGCGTTGAACCTACCCTTCTTAAATCTCTGCTATGAATCCATTGCTAGACACAATACTTCCCTCTACAAGATTGAGGCGATTGATGGCCTCCCCGGTCTTGCCCACCATCTAGGCGGCTGGAACCAGTTACCTGCCAGACTTCAGAATCCTCTCACTACGCTTGAGCCTTCCGATTTTGCATGGATTCGATCTTCAATCCTCGCTGCAAAGGGGGGCCTGTGGGTGGCACCTACCACCATTTGCGTCAGACCCTTTGGCACCCTGCCTCAGCACCCCGTATTTTTCGGAACAGATCCCGATGAGTCCTTTGCTGGTACCGCAGGAACGGCTGTCCCTAATTTTCAGGCAGCGTGGTCGCCTAAGCCCAAGGACCCCTTCTGGGTAGCATGGGAGGCAAAGTCTAGACATCGGCTAAATACCTCGGGAGGTGGTGACACTGCGCGCTCTGCAGACAAATGGGAGTATCTGGCCTGTAAGGAAATGCACCCAGATCTGGAAGTCAGACCTCTCGCGGAAGTGAGTAGAAAGGGTGCGGCTGGGCGAAGGATACAGGTCGAAGATCTCTTATCTGCTGGGCAGGAAGGTAAGCCACTGTTTAATATAGGCGCCAATGCAGTCTATGTACCTCTCCCATGGCCCGAACTCAGGGATAGGAGGGCCTTTGGATGGTTTCTGAAACTATCTGAAAGCCAGATTGCCGAGAGCGATCTGGTTATCAGGGACTTGTTTAAGACGGCGGGAGTTGTCTAACTTAATTCGTACCAAGGGCAAATGCCTTCTTTGCAACACCACAGGGTGCCTGATTTTGCTGTCCTAATAAATACTGCATGCGCTCAAAATTACTCTTAAATAAGACGGTCCCTGTTGCTTGCGTCGCACTTAGTGTACCATTTGTCGCAGCAGTTACTTGAGCGAGTTTATTCTGATATACATTATTCGCAGCATTCTGAACATCAGGGCTAGAAAACACAATAGGTAAATACTGTTGAGTGGTGCACGCACATGTTCGTGTATTATCAGGCATACTACTATACTAGTATACTACTATAAAAACAGGACCTGGACCTCCTGATTTATACTATTTGTCCGAGGGGTCGCAGGGTGTATTTGATACACCGTGCGTTTCTTTCCATTGTAGTTTCGCTCATATGTCTGTAAGCGAAACCCATGTACAGGTAAGATATGCCGGAGGATTGTGATCACCCTCCTACTATCCAGTGCCTCAAAGTATCGTTTTGCCTTGCATGGTAAATAAAACGGCTCTAGCAGCGGGGCCCATGTGACAACTGTGTCAAGTTTGATATCTTCCAGAGAGAATAGCCGCGTATCAGTGATTCCAGAAAAGCCAATCCCTGTTAGTACTGATGCTACAACATCCAAGGGCGGCTGTTCTCTAAAGAGTTTTGGCGGCATCGGGCACCTCCTTATTGGATAGAGGGATACTCCATGGCTTTACTTCCCCGCAGACTGTCATAAGATCTAGAATACTTGAACGCGATTGGGAATGATAAATCCAACTCTTGATTAGGAACTGTTGTACATTATACCATGCACGATGATCAATCACATTCATCATGATAATACTGTGTTCCAATTCAAATAAGATATCTTCAAAAGAATATCCTAGTTCCCAAATGGTATACATCATCTTCTGCGCTTCATCCCATTGAGAATTCATTAGCATCTTTAATAAGTCGCACATGGTTCCCCAAATATTCGGATCAAAGGATGATTTGATATAGTCTACTGTGAGAGTATCCCATCCTTCTGCGCACTTCAGCGTATATAACATTTTTGCGAGACTCTGAAACTTCATGACTGAACAGAATGACATGGAAATTAATTCAGTATATGCATCATCATCAATATGGGCCCTGTCTAAGCCCTCTCGACTCAATATTTCGTTGAAGATATGCGAATTATTTGTGGGCTCAATCAGCATCATGTGACACCTAGATTGCAGGGGCGTGATCAGCGCTTCTTGATTCTGACTAATAAAGATGAACCTGGTGATATGAGTGTAGGTTTCCATAGGGCGTCTGAGAGCCTGTTGAGATATCGCGGGAAGAGTGTCACAATCATCAATAATAATCCACCGATACACATCCTTCCTAGGGGCAACCCATCTGACGTGATCATTCAAGATCTGTCTGAAGGTGTGAATTCCACGATCCTGGTGGGATGAAATTTCAACACATAATTCCGCCTGTTCCCGCTCCGTAACTCCATGATGCTTGAAGTATGCCTTCAAGAAATCCTTCGCTAGAGTGGTCTTTCCCACTCCTGAGAATCCTACAAGAAAGATATGAGGTGGGTGTTCAATACAGGCATTTAATTGTGCGACAATTGAATCCAGACCAACGAGGCTGGTCTCGATAGGCATATTTATTTGTATAGAGTGATTCTTAGACCACCTGGTTTACGCACATACCTAAACCATTCTGTACTCATGAATATAAGATGAATTCTGACCTCTATGCAAGCCTCGGCGTAAGTAGGCAGGCAAGTCCCGAGGATATTCGCAAGGCCTATAAGCAACTCGCCAAAGAACATCATCCAGACAAGGGTGGCGACCCTGAGAAGTTCAAGGAAATCAGTCAGGCGCATGAGATTCTGAGTGATGAGCGTAAGAGGCAGCAGTATGATGTCACGGGTAGCATTTCTGATCAGCCAGAACAGGGCAACCCCTTTGGTGGTGGCATGCCCTTTGGCATGTCTGAGATGTTTGGCCACATGTTCCCTGGCGGGTTTGCTAATGGGTTTCCTGGCTTCCCTGGCAATCCTGGTAGACAAAGGGAGAGCAAGGGCCCAGGGAAGTCTCAGGACCTTCCTCTGCGTATCTCGGATTACTATCATGGGAGATCACTGAGTATTAAGTTAGGCCGTCACTGCTTCTGTAAGGCCTGCAAGGGGTCTGGTGCAGCGTCTACCAAGCAGTGTGAGGAGTGTGGTGGACAAGGCCAGGTTCGTCAATTGATTCAGATGGGGCCTATCCAGATGCTCAATCAGGGGCCCTGCATGCCATGTAAGGGAAAGGGGCAGGTAAATATCGGACAATGTACGGCCTGCCAAGGCCGCAGTCTACTTCCTGATGAGAAGACGCTTGACATTAAGATCGAACCCGGAATGATGTCAGGTAACACGCTCATCTTTCCTGGGATGTGCTCAGATACTCCACAATTCAAGGAGGCAGGAGATGTCACGATTGTCTTACGTGATGCAGATGAAGAGGGGGATGCCGGGCAATGGATTCGTGACGGGACGAGGCTCAAGACGTCGATCACACTCACCCTGTCTGAAGCGCTTCAGGGGACACGGAAGGTGCTGAAGGGTCATCCAGGATTTCCGAATGGTGTGCCTATCGAGATTCCACCCGGAGTGCAAAATATGTGGTCTGGTACGATTCCAACCTTGGGTATGCCTGTAAGAGGAACGCCCAAATTTGGTGATGCATATGTATCAGTGCTAGTTACTCCAACAGCGGAGGAACTAGAGGCCTTGAAGGTGCAATCAGTATTACTGAAGTCTATCATGCCGCCGCTGCCCCCAGTTCCTGAGTGCCCGGAAACCGCGAGGGCGGGGAGATGGACTGCAATCTAAGACTTAGGCATTCTTGGGAGCCCAGTAATTAGGGTCCTTTGCGGCACTCCAGTCATTGTTCAGTTGACCCGCGGCAGGATTGACCCCAGTCATGTAGGAGGCAGCGGCAGGAGCAGGGAGCGCAGAGCCCCATCCAGTAAAGCCACCGCGCTGCTTTCTGTTCTTGCGACTCTTGCCCTTGCGACTCTTGCCCTTGCGACTCTTGCCCTTCTTTACCTTGCGTCTGCCGCCAGTCTGGTCCCTCATTCCAGAGATCTGAGAAAGAGCATCATTCAGAGGGCCAGTTCTAGTGCTATCGACGATCGAGCCAGTTAAGACACTTCCCGTTATTGCAGCCATGGGCGCACCGCCGAAAACGGCACCACCCTTCTGCAGTAGAGATGATCTAGACACCTCACCCGGATAGGCGCCTGCGTCTAATCCAAGAGAACCCCCATGCTGGGTGGCATGGATACTAGCAAATTGCTGACCCTGGGCATACGAGGCTGCCGCGGGGCCAGCCATGCTCTTATCACCTACGGGTGCCATAAAGCCACCACGGTGCCTTCTGCTGCGATTAAATCTACGAGACTTACGGCTAGTTCTAGACTTACGAGCAGTGCGTCCACGAGAAACCATTCTGTTATAGCATAGAGTTTTTTTATCCTATATGTAGAAATGGAGGAACCTGCCTGGTCTAAATCAATCGATAATTCTACGGTGTGCACATGGTTTTACATGCTTGCCCTTATTAACGCAGTATTCGGTGTTGCCGGAATTCTTGCCGGTATCTATTTAGTTTCTCAGGGCATTCTTAAATCAACGTCGTTAGTAAGTTTATGTCTTGGAGTTTTAATTGCTTTAACTAATTCGTGGTTTTTATTTCTTCAATGCAGTCGCACATTAAAAGTCTAGGTGATTAAATGTCTAGGGTAAAGTATGAGTAACCTGGGTGGATCTAGCCCTACATCTGAACTTTCAAGTCTTGGTAGTTTAGGAAGTAATGCAGTGTATACACCTGAGGCATTAGCAGTCATATCTCCTATGACACTAACACCTCGTGAAATTATAAAAGCAATTCTAAATATAGATGAAGGGGATGAAGATAACTTAACTATTAAAGAAATGGAAGGGGCTGGGCATGGTCATGTGTATTATGTTTCTATTGATGACTATCAGCGTATTTTTAAAATAGCACATAAAACTGAAGAAGGAGTTGAATTAATTGATCAAGAAGTATCTATCTACAGGAAGATTGACTCTTTTCCAGAAGATGAACAACGCTACTTTATCCAAGGTGTTTCTGGATGTTTATCGTATGAGAAAAATGACCAGTATCCTTATTCTGGATATGCTATCTTAAGTATGCCATTTCTTAACGGAGTTGAGTTTCATAGATTTATAGGCAGTCAACCAAAGCCTTCAGTCAAAGATATATATCGCATCTTAAAAGGCACTGCAGAAGCCCTATTAATTCTTCTAAGGCATGGAATCTCTCATGCAGACATTCATCCTGGAAATATTTTTGTCTTGGCCTCAGGTGAAATAAAACTCTTTGATTTTGATAGTGCGGGTGATCCCTTACATGTAATAGCAAATCCTACAACAGATGCTGCAGATATAACACGCTTAGAGTATAATATAACAGGTGTTTCTACACCTCGTTACACCAGGGGCTTTATTCCCATGTGTAAACATGTGTTTGCCCTTTTTGGATTAGGTGCCGCTGAACTTGATGCGATTGAACCTAAACCGTTAAGGCTAACAAGAAATAAAAAGAATAATGCGAATCTAAGAGAGATTCCATCCATTGATCATGGTATTGAAATATATGAACAACTCATTGCTCTTTTTCATAGAAAACTATCATCGGGAGGTAGGAGAACACGGAGGCTTAGGAAGGCGAAGAAGACAAGAAGGAAGTAAGAGTTTGCTGGCCCTTGCTGTGCTGACCTTTAGTGGCCTTAGCAGGCTTCAGAATCTCCTGCTCAACCTCATCACTAATCATATAGCGTGTCGCCTGATCTACTTCCAGTAGAACAGGTGAAACTGACTTGGCCTCCACAACATATACGCGACACTCAGGCCGCCGCTTAGCAATTCGCTCAGCCAAGTCTAACATATACCTGCTTCTTGGCCCCTCAAAGACAAGCAGCGCAGTTGACCCCTTTTCGATCGCGGCATCTCTCATAATTCCCGCTCGCTTACCATGCTGTACCCAATCAGACTTCATCGACTCGGTGGCAATAGCGTTCCTCCCTGCCCAACACTCAATGAAGGTACTCGATAGGGGCTCAGAGGGCAGAAGAATCTTCGTAGGCTTCTTACCCAAATCATCCAGGATGGGATTCAGAATCTCATCCTGCAGGATCTGCTTCGATAGCGAATTCCTTGCGCCTAGAATGCCAAGAACGTGCTGCATGCCTAATAAAAAGGTGAAGCCACCATCAATTTTTACCTTACTTACATGCTCCCCTCCCTCAGGCTTGCGGCCTCAATCTTGCGCTTCTGGATCTTCCCGCTCACCAGGTAAATAGAATTCTCTGTCATAATAATAAAGTCATCACCCGCCTTGTAGATCTTCTGAATGTGGCTGGTGAATTCCTCAGCATCCTTCACCAGCATCTTCTCCCCCGTCTGCGCATCCTCACCAAGGAATGCCTTGCCATTTGCAGAGTCTGCAAAATAGTCAAGTTGAATCGGCATATCCTTGCTCATGGCTAACTTTGCTGCATTGAGCAGAGTGGATACAGAAGGCATTGCTGCAGCAGCAGTGGAAGAAGCAGAAGCGCTGGGCCCTGAAGCCGGACCTGAAGCCGGACCTGAAGCCGGAGTGTTTGGCGTAGCAGTTGACATGTCTGCCGTAGTTCTGGAAAAGGGACTACAAAGTTTTACGCAGACTTACTAATAAGAATCTCAGACTGATGCATGGTCAGAATCTCATTAAAGAATACGTAGGCCTCATTGATCTGGTCCATGTCACGAGCGCCGGTAATGATGATTTTTCCAGAACTGAAGGGACTAATGGTAATCTTCTTGCATTCACCGTCACCGTCACCATTCCCCTGACCAGTACAGGGGTTCTTGCAACTGCAGATGCCAGGCTTGAGAATATCACCCTTCTTGTTATAATAGTATTTCGTGTTGACCCCCTGATAGATAGTGCTCTCATGGCTGCTGAACAGATTATACACGTTGCTGAGAATCTTATGGAGTTTCTCCTGGTGAATCTGCCGATTAATACTGTAATCACTATTAATCAGTTGAATACGGAACTTATTAATCTGAGAGGTTCCAGTAAAGACCTCAGGATCCTCGCGCTTAATGGAATCAAGCACATAGGTAATGGCCTCGAGGCTGAACTCAGGAGTAGGAACACCCGTCATTTGAATGCCGCCATTTGCAAAGAGTTTAATGTTTACCTCCTTCCATGCAGTCTTGTTCGGCAACATCTTGCGAATCACAAGGGTCGCCTGATTAAAGAAGGTCTTCTCTGTGACCTTCCGCTTGGTTAGTACATCGCGTGTTGAAGATCCAATAACCTTTGTCTGATATTCCATCTTAAGGAATCCATCTCCAGGATACCCAAAGGGAATTGCCCACCGCGAAAAGTGCTCGAAAAGCCTGTGAAGTTTAATTGGGCATCCCGCATGACAGGTTGTAACCGTGGTGGAGATTCTGAGCGGGGTCATAGTGAGAGGCTCCTTATCCATGTGCCTACCTTGGTTTATGTGGGCTGCTTCATTTTTTTAGGTACGCCTACAAATTAGGTAAAGCCCTTAGGGGATTCATCGCCATGAGAAGGAGATACCGTTACTGGTTTCGGAGATCTGGCCTTCGTTGAAACATTAGGAACTACAGTAATTGTACCGCGTGTCGGATTACACTCAAAGCATTTATATACACAATTCTCTCTGTCAACTAAGACTGCCTCTGCATGCTTACACATCCATCTTGGCCGCGCTACCTTCTTTCGCCTCGGTGACGGGCACACTATGCCTTGAAGGGGGTTGTTTACTATCTTAGTTATCTCATTCATCTCTACTTACTGTGGACCCTTTCCACAAATCATGCATTATAGTGATCGCAGTGTCTTCCGTAATCCAATTGGATAAATTCGGATCACACACCTTTATCCAATCCTTCCATAAGTCCAGGCCAGTGTTTGTAATCAGAGACAGGGTTAAGATATGGCATCCAAATGTCTGCAATGACATGTCATTATAGGTCTTCTTAAGATATGAGTTCACTTCAGACGGATGTAAGGTAAGCATCTTACATAACCACTGTGTTGCAGAACGAGTTTCTTTGGGATTCAGAAGAAAAAATCGCAGATCACTCCGTCGAAGACGAATATCAAACTGCCCAGGCACTATGGCAGTTGAATTAATCGTTCTCAGCCGATCAGTCAAGACAGTAAGAGGCAGGGGGTCGAAGCGTAGAATAAAGAAACGCGATCTAAGTGTCGCATGCACCTTTGATAGGGAATTGCATAAGAAAAATACAAGAATTTCAGTCGTCGGGCGTTCGATTAGATTGCGCAAGGCAAGTTGTGCCGGCTCAGTAAGTGTCTCGACCTCATCAAAGATAATAATCTTTGGCTTATCCGTTATACCAAAGAGGCCAGACCCTGCAGATTCTGTAAAGGGATACACCTTCGAGCGAATTGCTTCAAGGCTCCGCTCATCACTGGCGTTTAAGAAAAGCGCCCTGCCCACACGCTCAAGGGGTGTTTTATAGAATCGATGAACAATATTCCATGCTGCGGTAGTCTTTCCGCATCCTGGTGGACCAACAAAGATACAATGTTGGAATTTTTCAGGATATTGGATCATGGCATTGATACATCGATCTACACGTGAAATAGTGCCCATATACTCTTATATTTCCTATTACATTAAGTGCCTAAACGTCTATCACTAGTTTTGCTTAGAAAGATATGCCAAAGGGTGTTCCAAAAAATAAATTAACTACAGAACTACCTGGGGGCGAAGGAGAAAAGGAAAAGAAAAAGAAGGCAAAGGCCAAGTCTAAGGCAAAGACAGCAGTAGTAGCGGTTGTCTCAGCCGATGGGGAAATTCAGGGGACCTTTACACCAGAGCCCCGTCGCCCGCTTATTGCCCACCTACCCTTCCGTTCCACGGAAATCCAATTCCAGGATGGGCCACTGGTGTATGATCCGAGGCCTCCTGTAAACCCGCAACCCTATGATGCCATGGCGGATAATCTATATTCCAGTAATGCAGAGGTTGTCTTCTCTGAGTCAGCAGAGGCCGAGCCTGCGAAACTCCCTGAGACAATTAGCGAATCTGATATTGCTCAGCATACAGAGTCAAATGCTGAGCCAGCGAAGGAGGAGTCTAAGGCCTTCAAGACAATCGATGTCCTGGTTGAGTACACTGTCTCAAATGAGACTATGACGGTCCCTGAATCTACGCAGGCCGCGTGCTTCTGGTGTGCAGGTACCTTTGATGGAAGGCCGGTTGTACTTCCCACGCTTGAGCAGGATGGGGTCTATACGATTTACGGAAACTTCTGTACTCTCTCCTGTGGGATTTCCTATTTGCTGCACGAGCACATTGATCCACAGGTAAGATGGGAGCGACAGGCACTGCTTCATAGGATGTATAAGCAGACCGAGGCCATCCATCCTGCACCTCCGAAGGAGAGTCTCGCCTTTTTTGGCGGAACTCTATCTCATTCAGAGTATAGGGATATTATTAACAAGAAGAATATTCGCATTGATATTCATCTGCCGCCTGTAATTAGCATCCTGGCATCTCTCGATACGAAACCGATTGATTTCTATGAGACTTCTCTGAGAAATACGACGGCGAGAGGTGTGGGTGCTGAACTTCAGCGACCTCAGGAGTCTGGTCTGAGACTGAAGCGAACAAAGCCGTTGAAGGATAAGAATAGTACCCTGGATGCAGTAATGAATCTGCAGGTAAACAAGGTAAAAAAGTAAGTATAGGGGTTTTACTATAGTGAAAAAATTGACATGTGATTTGCTGTAGTATACTGCATATCACATGTATTCGGCATTCAAGTCTGCTCAGATCAGCATGAATGAGATTCTGCTAAAGTTAACTGAGGATACGCTAAAGGCTTCTGGTACATCGAGTACATCTAGTTCGGATTCTCTGGATAACTTTCGGGAAGCGCTTGATACTCTCAGGATGCAGCAAGATAGGCAGTTTGCTGTACTAAGTAATGCTATTCAGGATCTTAACAGGAGAATTGTGGAGATCACTACGGCACATGCGAGCGAGATTGCTACATCTGCGTTAATTCCTGAACTGCAGCGTCCTCAGGTTCAGTCAAATTTCCTGTCCATGATTCAGCCGACAAATAGCGTAATTGATGTTGATGTAGAGGAGGATGATGCTAACGCACAGGTTGAGGAGGAGGTCGAGGAGGAGGAGGTCGAGGAGGAGGCTGAGGAGGAGGAGGTTGAGGAGGAGGCCGAGGAGGAGGTTGAGGAGGAGGAGGAGGAGGAGGTGGAGGAGGAGGTTGAGGAGGAGGTTGAGGAGGAGGTTGAGGAGGAGGTTGAGGTTGAGGCCGAGGTTGAGGTTGAGGCCGAGGTTGAGGTTGAGGCCGAGGTTGAGGAGGAGGCTGAGGCCGAGGTTGAGGTTGAGGAGTGGACCTATAAGGGTCTGTCCCTATTCAAGGACAGCAATAACATGGTCTATGCTAACGTAGATGGAGAGGTCGGTGATCAAATCGGCATTTACAATCCTATCAAGGGCACAGTAAAGAAAATCTAATCAATATCTAGATGTTATTGAATTGCACTACGGGTATGATCATGGGGTTACTTACCATATCTTTAGTGCTGACTGATATGCTATATTCTCATGCTGACAGAAGTATCTTTCACCTATTTTTTGGTAGCACAGTAACTGTTTTATTATTTGTTCTATGCAATTATGGCTACGAACTTGTCAATTGGGGACTTCTAGGCTTAGCCTTTCTTTTTATTGTCATTAGCATGGCCTTTGTACAAATGAATTCTAGGGATGACCAGTGTGATGTATGCGGCCGCCCACGCCGCACCTGCGGATGTCGCAAGGATCCCTGCCACGTTTGCGGCGGCCCTCGTCCCTCCTGTGGATGTCGCAAGAGTTCTTGTGATGTGTGCCAAAAGCCTAAGCCGAAATGCAAATGCAATAGGAATAAACGAATGTAATGCGGCGGTCTAAATACTTAGGAATGAAAGAGCCTAGTATGCTAGACGAAGTAGTCTATACCTGGGGACCATGGATCTTTAATGCTCTATCTGCATGTCTAACGAGGGCGAAGCGACTTGCTACTGTCGTATATCGCGAGGTACAGAATAAGAATACATGGATTTTCCTAAAGGAACAGACAGTTCCTATATCGACACAGTGCTTCCTTGATTCTGGAATTCCTGATGAGAGTATTCGTTGGCGTTGCTCTGTTGCCACTGGTAAGCCAACCTTTACTAGTTCCACCGTTTCCACTGTATCAGACTATAAGCACCTTCCCTACCTGGCGATCACTGTATCTATTGATGGTGTTGAGACCTTTGATATCTCTGAATGGATGAATGATGTACAGTGGAACGGGCCTGTAGAACCGACCCTCAAGGATATTGTTACTCTCTGGTCGTGTCAGAAGGGAATCTGCCTATTTCATCAGTATACCTCCATTCGTATAACCGCAATTACTGGCGCAGGCGACTGTGTAGAAAAAGGGCTTAATGAATCTATACCTACTACTATATATGAACGAGACAATCGTGACAGTAGCGCCGACGGACCTAATACCAACGGGGTCATGGACATTGTACTTTCATCAAGCGGACGCTGAGCGATGGACGATTGATACGTTTGTAAAAATTCAAACGTGTAGTACATGGGAAGATGTAACTACACTTTTAAATGAGATTGATGTGAATACGTTTAAGAGTGGTCTTCCTTTTTTTATGAGAGGTGATACCCTCCCCCTCTGGGAAAATCATCAGAACATTCGTGGTGGCAGTTACAGTATGAAGGTTCCTTCGGAATCAGTTAAGGAGGTATTTTCATCTCAACTTATTCAGGCAATGCTGGGTGTAGCATTTATTGAAACGGGGAATACATGCATGGGAATTAGCATGAGTCCAAAGAAGGGTACCTTTAATATTCTGAAGATCTGGAATTCAAATGCAGATTCTTTTAATCTGTCAAATGGTCTTGCATTTCTCGATTCTAGGTGTAATGATTCGGAGGTCATTTACACACCGCATGTTCAAAAGCGAATGTAATACATATTGTAGGCAGTAAGTAAAAATATACATAGAGAAAGGAGTCCTTTCCAGAGAGTAGAGGTATCTTTTCTACGGGGTTTATACTCTTCTACCTGCTCGCTAGTATCTACCTGTTCAAGGTTATCTACCTGTTCAAGATTATCTGCCGGTTCAAGGTTATCTACCTCTATAGGCTCTTCAATACTAAGTAAGGCAATAAGTTCAAATCGGTTTAATTTACTGAATCCATGTATACCTCTTTCTTTACAAAGAGATATAAGTGTATGTTTCGGTAAAGAAACTAACTTAAGCAGGTCTTCTTCCATTGGTACTTAGTGTTAGATGGGGTTTAGACCTTGTTTAGACTACACATTCCTGCTTACAGATTGGACACAACTTTCTAGATCCTTCTATAGATAGCCATCGTGTAATTGACGCCCTATCAAACACATGACCACACGAGGTCACTTCCACCATGGATTCAGTAATATCCTCTCCAGAAATAGGGCAAGATTCTCTCTGCTGTATACTGTGTTGAATCAGTAGAGACTTCACATGTCTTGGTAGAACAGCACATTTGCTACTCGAAACTACTACCGATGATGAAGCGCTACTGAGAAAGGGGTCCGTGTAAAATACTTCAGGAGAATCATAGGTGCTTGCAGAATGTTTATGCAGAATATCCAGTGATTTAGGAATACTTACGTCGGTACCAGAAGGCAGAATTCCATGCGTACATCGAATAAAGATAATCACAGGGATATACTTGGTTCTAAAGGTATCCTTATGACTAATCATTACTTCAGAGCCTTCATAGGTCCAATTTACTGAGACACTATCGCCTCCATACCATTTGCGCGTTAGTGATGCAGATACTTTCTTACAGGAGGGAATTAGTGCTACATGAGCAATCTCATAGGAGTCCAATCGTGAAAGTATACTCGTATCTTCTTGGCTCCAGGTCTTAAGAACACAAGAAGTAAAGAGTTTAAATCCATCAGATGAGCGTACTGCAAACTCTTTGGGTAGATCAGTCTTTTCTAGATACTGTAAGGTCGTCATAGTGTGGTACCATATAATTAGTTCACTAAGTGATCAAATTTTATGGTATACTGCTCAGATGTCTAGTCCTTCTTGACGTTACGGATAGGTGCTAAGACTAACTTGACCTCGCCCAGGTTTGCCACCATGTAGCGTAAGATTAGAGGGTAGTCGTTCTTCAGATAGAGTTCAATGCTAGGGCACAGCGTAGTGCACTTAGTAAACAGGACAAGGTGCTTCAACTGGAAAATGCCCTGCACAATCTCAGTGGTAGTCCCCTTGGTCTGAACCTTCATTGAGGCCTGATTATCCGCAATAATCGTCTCCTGCTCAGCGAAATCACCCATGCAGCGAAAGATTAGATTAGAACCACTGCTGGTGATCTCCATCTTCTCACCCAGCACATTCATGTCGCGACAGATCTTCTGAAAGTCAGTGCTATGCATATGGATGATGCTGGTGAAATTGAGGCTGGGAATACTAATGTCCTCCACATCGGTATCGAAGAGTTTTAGAAAGAAATTGGTGACCTGAGACTTCTCCGTATTCTCCATGCGAATCCCGAGTTTATTCGGATTATTCGCCGGCAGATAGAGAGTCAGACTATCATTATTACCCATGGTCTTGATGAGTTTATATAAGTAAATCATATTCACACCGAGCACATGCTTTACGGGGCAATAGAAGTTCTCAAAGCGGTCTGCGTGCAGCCTCAGATAGACTAAGACAGTATGTGTCTCATCCACTGCGACAATCTTAATGCCCTGCGAATCGAATTCTAGATTGGCCTCAGTGAGAATTTCCTTGAGCGCCTCAACTAGTGTGCGGAATGCACCCGACTGTACAGTTTTTACTTCAAATAGATTGCCATTGGCATTTGGGGTGGCCTTCACTTGTAGAGACATGACCTTCTTATTGTCGGACGCTTTATGTCTTTAGGCTAAATAACGCAAAAAATTCCGGAAGGATTATTTCTTTGATCTAGTCTTCTTTCCCTTGGCCTTCTTAGCCTTCTTAGTAAGACCCTTGTAATTCTTTAACATGCGATAACACGTTACCCCAGCAGCAGGAGTTAACATCGCTGCATTCTGTACAAAGGATCCCATGACAGAGGGGCTGAACCCGCCACGTGTAACGCGTTTACGTTTATGTTTACGGGTATGACTACCCCCAGTCTGAGTAAGCGCTGCGCGTGCTAGAAGCGGTATTGCACCAAGTCTGTCTACCCCTGCAGACGCACTAGGTTCCGTATATGTCCGCGATAGGTAAGATAAGGGTGCATGTGTTACCATTCTACTAGTGTACTAGGGGAAAAATTGATGGCTGTTAACTAAGGGGAGTAAGTAACCCATGAAACACAGTGATATGAAATTCCTCGATGAAATTATCGACAACCAACGTATACTGAATTTAAGGTATGCGCATTTTGCCAGTATCCACGTGGCATTTCTTGTCAAACGAAGGCGCATTATAGCGCAGGCAACAAATGGGTTCGGCTCAAGGAGCCGCGGTTCTGGATATTCGGAATCTAGCATTCACGCCGAGAAAAACGTAGTCAAGTATCTTGGAAACATCCATGAACTTAGGGGTGCCGACATGTATATCGTGCGCATTTCGAGAAAGCCATGCTCAGAGGGCCTTGACCAGTTTATCAAGTCCAAGCCCTGTAAACAATGTACAGTCTTCCTTGAAAAGTGCATGCGCGAGTATGGCCTTAGGCATGTATTTTATGCCTGAGACTATATAATTCTTTTTATGTAAGACGCTATAAAATAAGCCGCTATAAAAATTGACCAAGGGTACCCCCTGGACTCTAGGTACACACATGGCTGAACAGTATAAGAAGCATACCCACCGTGAGCACATTCTGGAACTCCCTGACACCTACGTGGGGAGCACAGAGACCCATGAGGAAATCCGCTGGGTCTTTGATGCATCCAGCAGTAAGATGGTGCACCGAAAGTTGGCCTTCAATCCTGGCTTCTATAAGTTATTCGATGAGATTGTGGTCAATGCGCGTGACGCCCTCGTCAGGTCAGTGCAGGCAAAGCAGCCGATCAAGCACATTGAGGTCATGGTGACAAATACGGATGGCCGTGTGGTAATCGATGTGGAGAATGACGGTGAGGGCATCCCTATTCAACTGCATCCTGAGCACAAGGTCTACGCTCCTGAACTCATCTTTGGTCACCTTCTCACCAGCGGGAATTACGACAAGACTGAGGAGAAGATCGTGGGTGGCAAGAATGGCTATGGTGCCAAACTTACAAACATCTTCAGCAACACGTTCACCCTGAGTACCAGGAACCCTGCATCTGGTCAGCGCTACACTCAGGTCTGGCAGGATCACATGTCCGTTTGCTCAAAACCTTCCATTGTCAAGGATTCCAAGAAGGGCTATGTCAAGATCACCTACGAGCCTGATCTCACACGGTTCCCTGGGCTCGATCTGCCCACCATGATCACTGTGCTTCACACTAGGACGATCGAACTGGCAGCCATGGCAGGTAAGGAGGTTAAGGTGTCGTGGAACGGCTCGGTGATCACGACAAATACCTTCGAGAAGTTCATGGGCCTCTTTATTCGCGATGGCACGACCCACGCCTATGAGCGCTGCGGCGATCGCTGGGAGGTCGGCGCTGTTCTAGCGAAGAATCTCTTTGCAGAGGATGAGTCACCTGATGATCGTCACATTTCGTTTGTCAACGGGATTAATACGAGGAAGGGTGGTAAGCATGTGGAGACTGTTCTACGCAACACCCTCGGTTCATTCACTGATCTGGCCAAGAAGAAGAAGATTGATATCAAGCCGGCGCAACTCAAGGATTCAGTGGTATTCTTCATCAATTCCACGATTGTAAATCCCTCCTTTGACTCGCAGACGAAGGAGACTCTCACGACGCCTGCCACCAAGTTCGGCTCAGCGTACAAGTGTGACAAGTTACCCGACATGCTCATTAAGATTGGTCTTCTGGAGGAGGCCCAGGCAATCCTCGATGCTAAGGCCGCCAAGGATGCCAAGAAGACCGATGGATCCAAGCGCAAGACTCTTCGTGGGCTTCCTAAACTAGAGGATGCTCTGTGGGCAGGCACGGCCAAGTCCGCCGAGTGCACTCTGATTCTGACTGAGGGTGATTCGGCTGCCGCGAGCGCCATTGCTGGCCTGTCTGTGGTGGGCAGGGAGCGCTGGGGTGTCTTTCCTCTGAGGGGTAAGATGCTCAACGTGAAGGATATCAGCCAAGAGAAGTTTAACAAGAATGAGGAACTCACTGCAATCAAGAAGATCCTGGGTCTGGAGCAGGGAAAACTCTATGCTGCAGTTACCTCACTCCGCTATGGGCGTGTGATGATCATGACTGACCAGGATCACGACGGGTCGCACATCAAGGGTCTTCTCATGAACTTCTTCCATACCTTTTGGCCATCGCTGCTCAAGGCTGGCTTTCTGTGCTGCCTTGCTACACCTCTGCTAAAACTCACTAAGCGCGGTGATACCAAGTCCTTCTACAGCCAGGGCGAATACGAGACCTGGAAGGAGTCTGACACTGGTGCTACTAGTGGCTGGTCGATGAAGTATTACAAGGGTCTAGGCACATCTACACCTCAGGAGGCAAGGGAATGGTTTAAGGACCTCTTTGATATGAAGTACGAGTGGGATGCTGGGTCGGATGATGCCCTATGCCTCGCATTCTCAAAGAAGCGTGCTGATGATCGTAAGGAGTGGCTTAAGACCTATGATGCACGCCGTACTCTTGCCATTGTTAAATCTGGAAAGATTCCCTACAGCCAGTTCATTAACGACGAACTCATCCATTTCAGCAATGCCGATAATCTTCGGTCTCTCCCTCATGTTATGGATGGTCTTAAGCCATCGCAGCGCAAGATCCTCTACTGCTGTCTGAAGCGCGGGCTGCGCTCAGAGATTAAGGTGGCCCAACTCGCAGGCTATGTCTCTGAGCATGCAGCCTATCACCACGGCGAGGCTTCGCTCAATTCCACCATCACGGGCATGGCCCAGAATTTCATCGGCAGCAACAATATCAATCTTCTGGTTCCCAATGGCCAGTTTGGCTCCAGGCTCATGGGTGGCCAAGACGCTGCCCAGCCTAGGTATATCCACACCTACCTCGAGCCTGTGGTTGATACCCTCTTCCGTAAGGAGGACATGGCGATCCTGAAGTACACTGAGGATGATGGCGTTCCAGTAGAGCCTGAGTTCTATCAGCCAGTCGTACCCTTCCTGGTTATCAATGGTGCGCTAGGCATTGGCACCGGCTTTTCAACCAATATTCCTCCTCACAATCCCTCTGATGTGATTTCACTCCTTCGTGATAGGCTGTCCATGACACGCCACACACTCGCAGGGCTTGTCCTACAACCGTGGTGGCACGGCTACAAGGGCACCATTCACCGCACAACCGATACTACCTGGATCACAAAGGGTAAGGCTGAGTGGGATGATGCAAAGCGCAGCATTACAATCACTGAACTGCCTGTTGGCTCCTGGACCAAGGACTACAAGACGTATCTCGATACCCTGTGTACGGGGGATAAGGAGAAGGGAGTGAAGCCAGTCCTCGAGTCATTCGACGACCTGTACAATGACACGGAGGTGAAGTTTGTGCTCTATCTCGACTCTGACACGTATTACGAGATGCGCACAGATGCACCGGCAGCAGAAAAGATGCTCCAACTCAATTCTACCTGGCACACGACCAACATGGTCTGCTTCAGTCCTGAGATGAAGATTAAGCGCTATGCTACGGTGGGTGATATGATGGAGGAGTATTACCAGGTCCGGCTGAAGGGCTATGGGACGCGGAAGGATCTGGAAGTCCGGCGGCTGGAGAGGGAGGTTCAGGAGTTCGATGCCAAGGCCAGGTTCTTGCAGGCAGTTCTGGATGGTCGCCTGGATCTACGGCACAAGGAGGATGAGGACATTGTAGCAGCCATGCAGGCCGAGAATCTACCGGCACTCGACAACCTCGATTCTCCGGATGATGTTCGATCCTATGAGTATCTTCTCAAGATGCGCATGGATCGTGTGAAGAAGTCTGCAGTCGAGGAGGCCAAGCGCCATGTGGAGGAGAGTGTGGCAGCGCTGGCCACTCTACGGGCCACTACACCCGAGAATCTGTGGACAAGGGATCTTGATATGTTCGAGATGGCGTGGGCATCTCTCAAGGAGTCTCGTGAGGCAGCGCGTACAGGCACTCCCTTACGAAAGGCGGCAAAGAAGGTTCTCAAGATTAAGGCTTCTACATGAACGGGTTTAACGGCAGACTTCTCGTACCGGCAGAACTCAGGGAAACAGATCTGGCAAGAGGTACCGGCATGTGGCTGATATCGTTTAAATAATACTGATAATGATCCACGGCGCTGAGAATATGAGGCACTGACCAGTTTAATACTTTTTCATTCAGGTCAGCAATCTGTCCGGGGATATCATGCGGTAGATTTTGGCAATACTGAAGATATATACTTCTCATGATAATGGTTAATTCATCTACGGACTGATCACCGATCACATATTGCTTATTTCCAGACTTTTCATAGACTGCCTTTCGAATGGCATTTTGAATCACCTGAGTGTTTTCCCTGCTAAAGAATGTCTTAGATAGGGCATTGACTTCCCAATTGCCCCTCATGGCATCAGTAGCAAAGGTCTTCTCCGTCGATGTTCTATGGGAAAATCCGGGAACGTTCACAGCACCACCGGCACCCGGTGGCGCGGATAAATTTACACGCCCATTCATTCCTCCTACGGGCAGAGGGTTCGTATTTGGCAAAAGTATTCCATCCTGGTTCGCCATTCTGTTTTACCATATGTTTCCTACCGGCAAAAAACACGGTCCTTCTAATTTTTTTTCTAGGGTGGAGGTATAACAAATGCCGTCTGTTGGTCCCACGAATGCAGGTCTCAAGAATGGAGGTGGGTTCTTTATCCCGGTTGGAAACTGCATCGGCAAGGTGTTTGCATACAGTGGAAGCACTGGTGCTGGCGGCTCCGCCGTGTCCGGGTCTTTCACCACTGCTTCCTGGGCAGCATCTGGTACTGCTACTGCCATTAATGCCACCTCCACGATCAACGCCGCCGGTGCCGGCGGCGTGTTCCGCGACATGGGCAGGACCGTGGTGTCTGCTTCTCGCGTGTTCCGCAAGGTGCAGTTACTGGTGAGCAGCGCCGTGTCTACTGGCGGTGTGAGTGGCCAGACAGGAACGTCTCCTTCTGTCGATTACCTGACTGGCTTTATTGAACTTGCGTCCGGCGCCAATGGCCCCGCTTCTACGGCCCTGAATGCCGCCCCCGTGGCCTACTACCCCTCTCTGTTTTAAACATATGATGTCTATATTCTATTTACTTTACTTGCTTTTTGCAGTTAAAGTGAATAGATTCTGAGTTCTTTTTAGTTCTTGCTAATAGATAGTATGGCGAATCCAGGAGACGTTACGTTACTGCAAGTACTACAAATATACTTTTCGAAAATTAACTGGCGTTTAGTGGCATATGTACTATTTGCTATCATCACCACGGTAGCCGGTGTGCAAATGTTAATGCCTACGGGTTCTTCGAGGGCTGCAATCTTTGGTATTGGCGCAGTACTTATTTTTGTCTTTTTTGGCTACCGTTGGTTTTCTGTAGTACAGAAGCCTCTGCTAAATTGGCCCCCTATCATAAATTCTTGCCCTGACTTTTTAACCCTAGTGAAGTCTCTCCCAGGGACAGGTAAGCCAGGCTGTGTTGATATGTTAGGTGTATCTACAAACGGAGCGCTCAAAGCAATTGTCCCCAAGGATCTGGCTGAAGGTGATGCACTAAGCAGCGACAAGGTATTCACCTTTACTTCTGATGATGTGTTAAGCCCCCCTGCTAGTGGTGTTAAGACTATCTGTAGCATGTGCCAGCAGATGGGAGTAACCTGGGAGGGCGTGTGGGATGGTGACGTCTGTACTGGAATCGCCTCTAGTGCTAATCTGAACCCTGTCGCTAGTGGACAGTGCCCCCCTAGTAGTTAATTTATGATTACGTTACTACGTAATTGCCTAAAGATTATCCTATGGTCTTACGTTAAGATATTAGCATGACCTATGCAAGCCTTCATCCCAATGTAGAAGAGTCATTGAGACGATGGTTAAAAGCCCCCACAACTGCCGCGTTCTTACTTGTCGGATCTCCAGGAGTAGGAAAGACAACTCTCGCCAGAGAGATTTTAACTCAGGAATCCTACCGAATTATTGAATTAAATGCAAGTCATACGCGTAGTGGCCAGGCATTCAAAAAGCAGATTATTCCATTACTCACTCATAAATCTGTCCTAGAATCTATTGCTCCAAAATCAGATAAACATAAACTTGCTGTACTGTTGGATGAGATAGATGGTCTGAGCCTTGGTGAGAAGGGTGGTCTTAATGAACTCCTGGATTACATGCGCAAATGGAAAAATAATACAGTACATCCTCTCATCTTAATCTGTAATGAGATCAAGGGGCGCGCCTATCAACACATTGTGCGGCTTAGTACCTATGTCCCCATTGAATTCCCTGAGCACCATGTGAAATCATGGCTTGGTAAGACGATCCGACCCGAGGTCATGGCAACTGCGGATCTGCGCATTATTCTTAGGTCATTAGAAGGTCATGACTCTATTTTAATTAAACAGAAACAGGAATCCGAACTAGAACAATCTATGCCTCAGATTGGCGAAGCAGAAGCAGAGACCGAGGAGCCTAGTACAGAAATTCTGCAGTTCAGTCACTCGTGTCTCTATGAAGCCTGGGATCCCTTTATTATTCCTGAGGTTGAGAATAATCTAGGAAATTTATCTGGGCTCTGTGTGCATGAAAATATGCATAAGCGCCTCTCAGAGTCAAAGGATGCATGGAGAATTTACAAGGAGTTTCTTCTAACCTTTGATCTTAGTGATAAGGCTGATTACTGGGCCTTTTTCTATCAGAATTGGAATCTGTTACGGCCAAGTTTCCAATTAAAACTTAAGATTACTAATGCATTCTTGACAGAGTATCCAATTACGAGTGTGCCGCCCGTATCAAGTCTGGATTTTACACAAGTTCTGACAAAACAATCATCCATGTACAATACGTGGAAACAGATGATTCAATTCTCAGATGAAAGGGGGTGTTCGATTGAGGAAATCCCCTCGATTCTATGCACTACTGACTTACCCGAGCAGCCCAAATTACATGCTTCATTCAAGAAGAAGATGGAGTCGATGAGTATTCCCAAGCAATTAGGAAATTATTAGATCTCTGAATCATGCAGTAAGCGTATAAGGGTAAGTGGCTCAGTGCGTCCAAGACGCATTGCGCGACCTATAATCTGCTGTTCCTCTTCCTTGCGCATGGAGTGCATTAATATAATATGTGTTGCCGATTTGAGATCCATGCCCGCACCCGCTTCTGCGCTATTCATTAAGAGAACCTGTGTCGAGCCGTTTTCGAAATTACGCAAGATACTTGATACATGATCCTTATTACCTCTAACACACGTAACCTTAATGTTCAGTGTAGTTAAGTCACCCTCTATTTCTAAGAAGGGGTTGTCATAGCGGTTGAATACAAGAAATTTCCCCTGGGGGGTAGCCTTAATGGCGTTTAGTAAGGCCTCCCGCTTCTTTGGTCGCCGTTCTAGAGTGTTTTTTGGTAGCGGAGACTCTTCTGCATGGTCAGACAGATGTGTTATCTGCTCGTAGGATAAGGATGCGCGACACATGGGGCAATGAGGATTTGCCTGGATGCATCGTATAATACATGATCCACAGAAAAGCCGTGAGCAACATAGGACAACTATGGGGGTACTAGGCTCTTCGAAGCATATTGCGCATATCTCGTCTTTTACATGCAGGATACGGTCTTTCAATGATTTTATTTGCTCCTTTAATGAACTAATCTTTACTTTTAATGAGGCTATAGCGGCATCTTTTGCTTGTTGACTAGAATACTCCAGGGACTCTTTAAAGACAAGGGTTTTTTCGAGTTTATCTAGTTCCTTTTCTCTCGTCTCACATAGGGCATGTACAAGAGATGATTGGCTGGTATTTGAGACGCCTAGCCGTTCAAGGGCACCTTTTACATCACCTCCATGCAAGAGTTCTTGAATATCACTCGTAATATAATTCGCCACCAAGCGATGAGATAGGGGGGTCTCACATAAGATTCTCTGTTGAAGAATATCGGGTGACCTCCAACTTTTCTCCATAAATGCAGGATTTGTCCTCAATACAATCGAGCCCCGATTAGGATGCTGTGTGAGAAATTTCTGAAAATAATGAGTGCTTCGTATATCATAGCGCGAATAATAATTATTACTCTGTGTTAACTGCCCCTCCTGTAAAATAGTAAGTAATTCAGGCGAGATCCCCTCTGCTATACGTCGCTCTAAATACGTCCCTGACAAATACATATAGAGCCCGTTAAATACTATATTCGCCCATGTAGCAGTAATTAACCAATAAAAATTAGCACTTGGCATGGTGGTTGTAGATGTGAACTGAATGCTATCCACCTCATCAAAGACAATCCGCGACCACTGGATAGCACTCCTCTCTTCCAAAGACATAAATTGCTTTATAATCGTATTTGACATTAGAGTAACGTCACATTGCTTAATTTGCCGTAGGAAATCATCCTTCTCAAATGCCTTCAAGGTCTTAACCTCTAGAAAGGTTAGTGTGGTCTGTTTCTGAATAGCGTGCTTCCACTGATGGAACAGCGTATGCGGCACAATGATCAGCGTATTTCCTGAGCACTCCTTGGCATGGATGGCCTTCTCACTCCAAAAGGAGGGTTTAGAAGTTCGATGAATTGTTGAGAATATATTAGTGAAGGGCTTCTGCTTGCGCTGAGAGATATAGCCAAGCATGGTAATTGTCTTGCCTGATCCCACCTTATCACCTAGCAAGGCAAATTGGCTGTAGTGGGTTTCAGCGTCTATGGTAAATCCATCAACACAGGCCTTCTCTTTTTCATCCATCGCGTGAATCATGGCAAGTTGATGAGGCTTTAGAGGGACCTTAATATGCTGGGGCTGCTCTGCTCGTAAACACGTTTCTGTAATAGCATGTCGCAAGGGCTGTTCATATACATCTATCATACTATCTATTGTATCATCTCTAGACATTGATAGTAATCTAATTAGGGTCTTATAGATTCTGTTTAGACCCTAATATACCCTGAATTACTAAGGTAAAATTGAAGCAGGTCCAGCAGCGTCGAGCAGCACCATGTATCTCGACTTGCTTCCTGATCATATTCTCCGCCATGAACTCTTCCCCCTACTTGACTATCAGGATCGCGCTACCGTGAACGCTTCTCTGCCAAAATCATACTGGATAAGGACTAAACTAAACCCAAAGAAACTTCTTCAGTTAGATATGTTATATGCAACACACATTCTGAAAAGGGCTCTAAAGTGTATTGAGTTACCTCCCTCTATACAGAAAAGGGAGGTCATCAAAACTCTCGTTACAGATGTCTTACCTAAGTGCCTTATTGTAGCAAAATATCAGAGCAAGTTTCGAACAGTTCTTCTTGATCGCATCACTAATATATCTGATGAGGAAAATCCTGCGTATACAGAACATCCAGATATTTACACGCCTGAGTACAAGCAGGAAATTGTTTCTGCATGCAAAACCATAAGGGCTAAATTGGATTCCACATATTCCTTTCAGAGGGATCTGCCTATAATGCCTTTGGCAACTACATTTGTGAGTTCATAGAGAAGAGAAAAAGGCCAGGAGTTCCTTATCCTTAATAAATCCCCCTAGAGTAAGAGTAGTAGGTTTGAATAGGGGGTTATTATCTGAGCGCAACTGTGTCTTATCAAAGGTATTATCCGAGTGGCTCATGACGATCATTACCTTTGATGGAGGTAGTTGAATTAATTTATGCTTATATTCCTCTAGAAAGGATTTTTCTTCTGCAAATACGACCGTTTCATCATACTGATGAGTTTGCGCATAGCGTTTCCTCCAGGCCATCGTACCATTCGTCGCATGATTGTCAAAGTAAGGGCCGATTTCATAGATCTTCTGTGTATCAGTGAAATACATGTAGACCCTACTTGACCCTGCGAGATCTACAGAAGGTGTGCCTAGAAGGGCATCAACTGCAGCAGAAACACGCTGGGGGAAATAGAAATCATCATCATCCATGGCGACGAGAATCTCACCCTTGGCCTCCTTGTTAAGTCTGTTACGTTTTTCACCGAGAGTCATCTTATCCTCACTGTAAATATACTGGGTTAGGGGTAGGTTTGCTCTGGCAGAGTCAATAAGATCACCAATTGGCTCCTGACCATCGTCATAAATAATCCATTCCATGCGGTCTCTGGGATAGGTTTGCTGCTGAATCATCTTAATTAGAGAAGGAATGAAACGTCGACGATTATAGGTCGGCGTTACAATACTTACGAAGGGTAGCATACTATAGGAGTATAGGCTAAGCGGTTTAGGTTATCTTTGTCTTAGACTCGAGCAGGGGTAGGTGTAGCAGCAGGGGTAGCAGCAGGGGTAGCAGCAGGGGTAGCAGCAGGAGCAGCAGGAGCAGCAGCAACAGGTCTCAGTGCCTGCATCACCGGATTTACACGCCGCTGCAATTCATCCTTAGAATATCCTTGCGAGTTTGCCTCTATACTGTTTAACTGAACTTCCGCCGCCTTTATAGCAGCAATTATTCTAGAAAATCCTTCCTTACCAAAGAGTTGGCCCACTGCAACAGTTACTGCCAGCGCATCTTCATAGGGTTTAGGAGGCAGAGATCCTGTATTCATGTTTACTTCAAAGGCATTCTTATACTGTTCTTGTACTACCTTTCGTTTTAATTTACTTAGAGCGGTCGCCTTCCAGAAAAAGGGCACAAACCGTTTCCATGTTGAATCTTCATATTCAAGCAGCGGCAACCATGAATAATATGGGGCGATTTCATTCATGATTAATTGATTATAGATGATAAATTTCAAGATATAGAGGGATGACCCAAATACTGTTGCTAGAGGAACTCTCCAGTAGAAAAAGATTAGAATCGAAAATGCCAGAAATCGCATGGGCGCACCATATCCAATAAGCCAATTGGATGTGATGGATCCCGCGTATAAAATAATACAATACGGAAGTATCTTCCAGAAGATCTTGAGAATGCGCTCAGAAATGCTTCCCGAATTCTCACTTACGCTGCGAAATTTACTCTTTTTTGCTATATTTTTATCTTTCTTTGCCTTATCATCAACTGCGATCGATTGTGCCTGTGCCTCTGCCTTTGCTTCTGCATCCTGTTCGGCCTGTTCCTTATCAAGTCTTTCTTGTTCTGCCTGCTGTCTTGCATGTTCCTTTACATCAGGATCATCTAAAAAAGATAGTTTATAACTTAAATAATTACCAATCTTGGTAAAGAAACTAGCCATCCTAATCTTAGGAGGAATTTATCTCAGTTTATAATCGCGCCATAAACTAGAATGGATTACTCCATAGTAATCCCATCTTATAAACGTGCAGAAACATGCCGTGATAAGACACTTGCCTTATTGCACAAGTATAGGATTCCCAAGGAATCCATCCATGTCATAGTTGCAAATGCGGAGGAAAAGGTGGTGTATGAGGCTACTCTCGATCCTAAGACATATGGTACCATACTAGTGGGTGTCCCGGGACTATCTGAGGTCAGAAATTGGATCTTCAAGCATTTTCCAAAGGGCTCGAACTTAGTCTGCTGCGACGATGATATCAAGGGGTTTATCGAGTATGATGTTACTAAGAAGCGCCATGAGAAGGAATTGGTGTCATTAAAGGCTGTAATAAAAAGAGGATTCTCAGAATGTAAGAAGGCCAGCGCAAGGCTATGGGGCGTTTACCCAAGCGCAAATGGCTTTTTCATGAAGCCCACTGTGACTACTGATCTTAGATTCATCATTGGAAGTTTCTGGGGGTGCATTAATCCTGGTTCTGAGATTACCCTGGAGCGGAGTGAGAAGGAAGACTATGAGCGGACGTTGAAGTTTTTTGCTAAAGATCAGACAGTGATTCGTCTGAACTTCGTCTCACCCAAGACGGCGTATTACAAGGAGCCTGGGGGTATGCAGACGAGGAATCGTCTGAGGCACCAGCAAGTAGCAGTGAAGGCCCTGTTAAAAAAATATCCAGACCTTGTCAAGGCGAATCCAACACGAAAGTCTGGATTTCCAGAGATTCGTCTTGCCGCAGGGGCTACGAGGAAGAAGCGAGTTTCGTAGTGTAAATAAGATCAAGATGATGTCTGAACTTACCTTCGGCCTCAGTTAGAATATACACAATCTCAAAGTTAAATCGGTGACAGTAATATGCCTTACCTGGAGTACGTGGCACATAATAGTAGTCGCCGGTCTTCTTTGCCACCCACATACCTCTTGTACCCTTTTTTATACCAAATAGGGCCCCGTTAGGCTTATGAGATAGTTCATAAAAGGGGACAATTCCCATCTTAATTGCCTTCTCTCCAATTGTCTCCCCTGTATCTTTATTGATTGCGTTGATATTTATGATCTTTTGGACACGCTCTGCAGAGTTAGTACAGCCCTCAAGACGTGCATCAAGAGATTCATCTATCCAATACCCAATGCCAATACTGCCGGTGTCACCAACCTTAACTGATGACTCATGTAGTATGTCCTTGCGATCAAAGCAATGCTTCCACCCCTTCTTCCAATGTGTTCCAGAACGAATAAGTGAGATAAACTGCAATGGGGTACCATGTACCTGAGGCACTACATATGGCTCAGGTATCTGACGTTGATTAAGTTCATTCTGCAGTAGAGCAATCTGCTCACGCAATTGCTCATTTGATGCATGTGCAAGGGGTACTACGAGTGCCATGGTGTGATATCTATGAACTACAGCAGGCCTTCAATTTTTTCCCTAGGGATTTTCTAAAGTATTAGGTCGCATACTTCATGCCGCCCATGCCACCCTCGACCACAAAGAAGTTTAGACTCTCTACATAGATAAGGTGGTCGACTAAAAAGTTCGTATTCTGTGCGAGAGGCCATATATCCAGATCTAACTGAAAATTCTGCACTCTGCTTGTATTGAGAGATCCACTTGGTTTCATCCAATTTGATGTGTCAAGAGCAAAACTATAAATGGCTAGACCCGAGGGAAAGATACCCTGCGTGTATTTCCATGAGGCCATCAGAGTGAAAAAGTCAATAGGTTTGATTTCCTGGATTTCATTTCCATCGCATAAGATTCTCACCTGGCGAATAATATTCTTCTGTGTTGCTATACTATTTATCCCCGATGATCCCCCTATATAGGCCCCTGATCCGGCAGGGACAAAGGGGGCAATCGGAAATTTAAACCAGTTGGTATAATTGGTCCAGTCATTCCTATTCTGAATAGCGTCAGATCGTCTGGGAAGTATAATGATACGGGGCACTGGGTTGTGTGTATATATATTGAATAATTGTCTGCTCGACACACTTGGAAAGGAATATTGAGTAACTTGTCTGACAATATAATTTAACGGTTTAGATGCAAATGTCTGACGCTCAGAGTCAGTCAAGAATACCTGTGTTGTCTGAAGTCTGGGGTTGAGCGGCCATGTATTTAAGGCCGGTGCAGTAAATCCAATATCGGTTAGATAGTTTCGAATGTACATACCATCTTCAGTATTGGAGATGTATGACACATTCCCCGTCAGAATATTGCTTGTACTTGCAGACAATGTGTTCTCAGGTCTTACTCTGTATCCCGAGGGATCGAGGATGGTATATAAGTCCTGAATCGGTCTGAGAGTGAGTTGCAGGTAGCATTCGTGATACTGCAGGGAAATAAGAGGCAGGGCGAGTGAAGGATGCTGAGTAAACCAGAAAGAAAGGGGGACTGTAATATCTCTGCCGGGAATTGATGGAAAATTATTCTGTGTGGTGACAGTTGTATCAGCATATACATTAGGATATAGCCCTGAAGTGCGTGTAGATGATCCGCCTGCAGCGCCACAGAATTCTCCACGCGCCGGATCATATAATTCGGGAACATCCCCAACCATGTTCCTCCACTTTGTATACTGCGTCTCATCTTGATCCGTCAAGGCTGAGGCAATGATATAGTCGCTGTCAAATTGCTGAACAAGAGTACCTCCTACAAGGAAGGATGCATCTTGAATAATCTGTGCACCGATATATCTCGCCCACTTGAATTCGTATTGCGAGCGGCCACGTAGGGGTCCGGGAGCAACCGAATCAAAGTACTTACTGTAAATATCAGGGAGTGAGAAGGTGAAGTATAAATCCGTTAGCAGATCGCCGATACGCTGAATTTTAGCATTCAAAATAATAGGCTGATTGAAAAAGAGTTCCTGGGGACCTTCGAGAGGAATGGTAACAGACTCAAAGGAGAAGTGGCTGTACTTTTTTAAGACAAGATAGAAGTAAGTAAAGTCAGGATTCCCACTCAGAATAACATTTTGTGCGCCGTAGGCAACGAGAACATATAATCCGCCACCTGCCATGACAACTCTTCTTGCTAGTGTGAAACAAGATGAGTTGGCATTTATACCGCCTTTGCATGTATATCGCCTTTGCATACATACCGCCTTTAGTTAACTTAATCATACTTGGTGCCGTTATTGGTCCACCATGTCTGAGCAAGATAGGGGGCCACTACACTTTCATTAGATGTTCTCACGATATTCGACGACGGTCCCATGTCCATGAGCGTCTTAATCTCAGTAAAAGAGAGAGCATAACTGTAGTAGAATACGCGGCTTACCATACCCTTTGCCGATCCAAGGAACTGAACATCGGTCAGCGTGGTGTCTGCGATGATCTCAGGATCGTTATTCAGAGAGATTGTGTTGGTTTTGTTCACCGTCATGGTCCTCGAACTGAACATGTAGACATTACCAAAGTTCTGGTAAGGCGGTGTATTTCCTGCCAGTTTAACTTTCTGTTTAAGATTGCCGTTAATGTACACGTATAAGACGCTCCCCTGAGGGCTGCCCTGGATCGTACCCTTGCATGAGATAACAATGTGAAACCACTTGTCAACAGGGATATTATCGATCTCAGTGTAGTTATTCCAGTTTCCAAAAGAATTCATGTAAATGCGCAGGGTATTCCTGTCGCCTCTGCAGAAGATGCCAGGCCCCATTAAGGGGTACATCCTACTGTAGCCCTTGTGTAAGATGTGGTACAGGCAACTATTGCTATCTGCAAATGTTTCACTGCTGATATTTAAGAACATGGAATAACTAAATTCAACACCAGAACGCTGATTCTTCGATGTGTAAATTGTCTTGGCCTTAGGATTGGATGGATTCTGAATAGCCGTGTACATCTTTGATCCGGAAGGGTACGAATCCGGAAACAGTTCAATGCGATTCGTCCACATGTTGGCAAAGGAAGTGTACATATACTCCGATGCAGACAGGGAAATGTAGAGGAGGAACACCAGAACAACGCCAGTCAGTACCTGAGACATCGTGTCAGATCCTGACATTGTAACTTCACCCGAATTACTATTTATGGGGCCTGCCGCTGTAGACATAGTACTCTATCTTAGACTGATGAATATTTTACCTTAAAAATATTCATTAGTATAGTTTACTTAAGATCTATGGACTAGCCACACTCTTTAGTAGTCCTGCTTAGGGGCAGCCAGGCGCTGCTGAGTCTGCTCGGACATATTATTGGAGGATATCGGGCTAAACATGGAAGAGATGACCGCCCACAGAGATTGATCCACAGGGCCGCTCTGATACATCTTGTAGACCTGATCCGGAGAATAGGCATAATTGGCAATCTGAGTCTTACCAATGAATCCGCCGAAACTGTCAGGTCCACCAATGCTTACAGTTGTCTGATCGCCCGTTACACCAAACATGCTATTAAGCACACAACTACGGGATAACTTGCCGTCCATGTATACGTCCGTAGTTCTTCCGCTGAGGACCACCGTGATGTTCACCCATCTCTGTAAGTCGACCTCCTCAATATCGCACTTCTTGAAGCCCTCAGTCGCATCACTGTACTTACCACCAGCAGCCTGTGCAACAAGTAGCGCCATCTCATTGCTGTTCATCTGAATTCCTGCATCATCGCCTGTTCCTACGTTGGCGCTGCTGACACGCACAGACAGTTTATTCGTGTTCTGACCTAAGTATAGTACCATGGTATTGTATCCAGCGCGACTCGACCCTCCAGATAATACCACAAACGGCTTATTCTTTCCCTTATTCGTGTTCCAGTTGTTAATGTAGACCCACGTAGACAGGGAGAATTCACCACCAGCATACAGGGGAGGCAGAGAAGGATCATTGTAGGTGGTCACCTTCGTAGAATTCGCCGGCAGACCCTTCTTCTTAGGGTTGAAGATGATGACATTCTCTAAATCAGCGCCACCCATGAGCCAAGCATATAAATAATACAGAGCAAGGGCAATTAAGATCACCACAAAAAAGGTAAAGATACCTTGACTAAGACCTGCCATCTATTATACAAATTCAGAATTTTTATTAATAATTAGTCTTCCATTCTTCAAGTTGCCCAATTTGTTTAGGGAGGGTGCAATTTCCGCCCGGGCATACTAAAAAGGATAAATCGAACGTAGGTATGCTAAATGTATCCGTATCAGTAACTAAATGAGGCTTACCGTCAGCGTTCATCGTATTGGAGATAAGATCTGCAATCTCGTCCGTATTGATGACATAGGGGTCGAGGCACATGAGAGCAATACTACCTCCTAGAATTGGATCACCCACGGTGAGAGGTTGAGAGGAGTCGTAGTCGGGCATTGCCGTACAGGTATGCGCAGCGGATAATTTTCCGTTGATATATATGGAAAATCGCCGCCCCTGCTTTTGAATAATCATACATGTCCAGCGTTGAAGAGGTAGAGCAGGAATCTCTATGAGTTCAGGCTGTGATGCATTTTTAGTGTAGACCTCTAAGAGTGCAGGAGCAAGTGACATACCCCTTCCTGCATCAGGAGACACTAGAATTTTCAATGCCTGCTTAGAGCCAATCTTGATAGCCGTTGCATATTCATTTCCAATTGTGCTCGTGCGATTAATAATCTCGGGAAAAATGTAAAAGAATATCGTTGACCCAGAATTACTTGTCCATGCATTGGCTAGTGTAACACTATCGGCGACTTGCAGCCTCTTTGATAGGCTGATCTTTTCGGGACCAATTCTATTTGGAATACGGGTGCCTATTGTCTGTATATTATATACTGCGGCATAGGTTAACACCAATACTGCAAATATAAGCCAAATTAGGCGCATCTAACATGCTAGTATAATTTATCAATACCAGTATACGAGGAAAAGGTCGATATTAAACTCGATGCCTTATACTCGGAACTATACTTCGTACTGGGTGTCAGATCTACCATGCGAGCAATCATTTCTTCAGGAGATACCGTATAGGGAAATAATCTGAGATTCATGACAGCAATACCCTTTGATAGGGATTTAACACTAGGCCCTGTACCATACATGATACTCGAGGGCGCATAAATCTTACTTCCAGATGTAGGTTTAATCGACTGTGTACGTAACCCTATGGTCTTGACTAACTTTCCGTTTATATATCCCTCCATGATACGATCGGACTTTGTAAACCCTATACGGAATGGCTTGTGAATAGGAACGTTATCCATAACAACCGTCTGAATGTGCCCATCCGTGTCAACGGAAGTTATATAGACTGTATTCTTAGAATTATCCAGGCCCATGGAGAGTGTAGGCTTGGAGAGTGACTCACCCAAGATAAAAAAGGTGCGCATGGGTTGATCACCAATATCTTGTGGAAACTCATTTTGAATTAGGATATCAAGTGTGATTGAATATATGCTTTGATCTTCAATTACTGTGGTATAGAGAGGCACTGATTCGCCCGTGTCAGGGGTTGGCGGCGGAGGAGGGGTGCCAATTAAGATATCTTTAACGGTCTTGATATTTGTCCAATATACCTGTGTAGTATCTGTGCCGGGTACAAGAATGAATCCAGAACTACCAGGAGACTTCTGAAAGATGGGTGTAATCCACTGATCAATTGCCATTAGGAGTAGTAGAACTGCAAAAATGCCTGTGCCTATATACAAGAGGGCCGTAATAAGCCCGCCTCCGCTCACTGGAACTGCACCTGTGGGAGAAGTATATGATTTGCCTTGTTGCACTGGAGCGACAGGTTGCCCCACAGATTTTCCTAGACGTTGAATATTTTTCATCGCTGCTTCTGCTGCCTTTGACCGTTGAATATCAGCCATCTAGTTCAATAGAAGTTTATATTTTCCTTTTCTTTCTTGTCTTGGTTGCGCCTGCAGCCGCCTTGGATCCATGCTTGCGCAGAGTGCCCTTCTTAGGATCGTAGCCAATTCGAGTATAGTATGCACGAGATTCCTTGGGGTTACAGTCGATGAGTTTTTCGCGTAAATAGCAGACAAACGAAAGTCTGCTATACAATTTATCAATCCCCTGGGTGCCGGTACTTTGATCATTCAGATAAATCTGAGGCAGGCTCTTATTATAGGCCTTATCTGAGGCAGTTTCATGAATATCCGTATTACAATGCCACTGGTGTACATCCATGGCTAAGAAGTCGCCTGTCCGTAAATCAAAGCCCACCCTATACTTCGGAAAGAGAGTATAGCCACCATGATACTTGCCTCGCTCAATCACTGATAAGTTTCCAAAGCCCTCGCGTAAATCTCCTGCATCCCTGTGAAGCCCTGTTCGGAAATTTCTGTTCATCGTCACTGAGGAAAATGAGGTATCCTTGATTTGGAAATCTGGCCTAGCATGGGCCTGCTTATATTGCGCCTTGTAGCGATCAGGAACAAGTTGCTTGAATAAGTCGTCTATCGCTTCTATGTAAGGCATTCCCGCCTTGTATTGCTCAAAGTATTTCTGCGTATAAGACGTCAGACGGCATGGCAGTTTCATGAAGGGCGTCTTCTCAAAATATCCGAGAACACTGCTAAAGACATTGTTATTTACGCGCATCTTACTCTTCTTGCCCTTCTCGTAATACCGTGCAGAGTGTCCCGAAATTTCTGTCGGCTTCCGCTTCTTCCAATAGGGGCTATTCAGATCTATGGGGCCAGCCGCTGCCCCACGATTTCTAGAGGCTGAGGCAGAATTGTAGAAATTCTTCCATGCTAGTTTAAGAATATCATGGGGAATTACATTCTTTCTTAGACGTGCCAACAATATCTTGCCCCCAGGCGCCTCAGGATCCTTTCCATACACGTCTACATCAGCATCAAAGATTGTATCAGCATCCTTTTCTGTAAAATAGGTGCCTTCCCGGGACTTTAATTGATCCTCTGTCATCTTGGGCTCTAAGATGACCTGTTTTACGTTATTTACCTTTGGCTTGTGCACAGCAGATCTAGCAATCTGAAGGCCCTCGTATAACTCCTCGTCTGAGACGGGCATTCTAGTTATATCTCATGTATTAAATTGTCAGACTCGGCATCTAACACTCTCATAACCTATACCTTGTTGGCTGGTGGAATGCGAGAGGGGGCTATGGTGTCCTTGCTGTAAAAATAAAGGTAAATTCTTTGTCTACGACTAGATCTAAATCAAACGCTCTATGATCTTTTAAGGCATAGAGCGCCTGCTCGGGATAGGGTGTATGATTCAGTTTATATAAGAGTAATCTTAAATTTGGTTTCATTTAAATTCTTGACTGCCTCGCCACGCGCCTTCATGCACTTTGCGCGGCTATCGACTGCCTTTTGATCGCAGCGCACCTCTTCACCCGTTTCAAGACTACGAAATCCGAAATAATAAGAATAGGCATCAGCCCAGGTATTAGAGGTCATCGGTGTCTTAAATATATCCCTTGGGAGATATGTGTAGTCTAGCATAAAATAAACGTATTTAGAACCGAGGACGATCGGGTAGGGTACATCATTATTTCCTATCATGGAATAATAGGCCTCAAAGTCATCTTCCATAGCGAATGTATATATCTTATGGCCGATATACATGTATTTTTTACCCGATAGGTGAAGAAGAATAGAATTACCCTTAGCAAAGGCGCCACATGCATCGGCGGCAGGGATGCAGGGGCTTTGGCCAATATGGATGTCTTTCACGGTTAACTTCTTTACTAACTCACCATAGTCCATTTCTTGATCAAAGTCAATAGACCCGTCTTCCTTTTCTATAGGCTTACCCTTATATATCTCTACTGATTTTCCGGAAACATGTACGCGATATGGCCTCCCACCATTATCGTGGATAAGGTACTTCTTTATACCTTTGGCACCTTTGGCACCTTTGGCATCTTTTGTTTTAATACTCTTTCTCGTTGTATTACTACTAGCCTTGACCCACTTATACACACCTCTACTATCAGCCCTTGATATATAGGTTCCATCCTTGCCCTTCTTTGTAAGCCCCTTACACTCACCTGCGTGAAATGCCGGTGATTTCCTAGTCTTATATCTTTCCGACTTTACTTCTATGCAGACCATCCTATTTCTCCTTAGGTAAATTAAACCACAGGATTCCTCCTAAGACTGCAGTGACCCCTATTCCTATAGCGATTCCCTTTAACATCGCATGATAATCAGCCTCGATAAGATCATTCGACGATACTACAGGGCTCTTTCCTCTGGCGCCCAAGCGTGTATAGAACTGGATCACTTCTGTCTCGGAATACTTCCGTTTTCCTAACATCACATTTACTTCATTGTGCAATTCTACTGTCCAGTGAAATAAATCCTTTCTCGAATCGAGCGAAGGACCTATCGGAAGTTTCACCATATGCGACGCATAATGATCTCTGCACATCGGGCATGGGATTAATACCTGTAACGATTCAAAGAATTCCTTGGCGGCTTTCTTATCAGTGTATGTTGGCTCTTGAGGGTATCCAAGTGCAACAATATGAATCGTATGCCAGAAAAACGGCCCCCAAACGTCTGGCGGGATATGCATTGTATCTAATAGTGAAAATAAAGGAATCTTACTACCTAAGACGCACTACACAGTATAGTATAGGTTTACACTCTATGTCATTTCATAAACATGGAGCGATGTTCTGCACAAATTGCGGAACATCCGGACACGCATATCGGCAATGTACAGAACCAGTATCAAGTTATGGAGTCCTAGTTTTTCGTTATGTAAGTCGCACAAGTGAGTGGCCACAGAATACTGAATTCTGTAAGGACTCGCGGTGTTCCACTGGCCTCGGATCAGTTGTACCCCAGGTACTTCTTATTCAACGAAAGGACACTCTCGGATACATGGATATTATGAGGGGGAGATATAAACTAACGGATCTAGACTACATTTCCAGGCAACTCAAGGGAATTACTCATAAGGAGCATGATGCACTCTTGCATGGGGACTTTGATACTATGTGGAGTGCCCTCTGGAATTCTGACACCGATTCAATGAATAAATATTCTCACAATAAACTTCAATCGTCACAGAAACTCGAGGCTCTTCGAAAGGGTATTCCTAATGGCTCCAGTGGAACAGTTACCTTGGAAGATCTACTCCGGCAAGATCCAGTACTCTATGATTCTCCTGAATGGGGATTTCCAAAGGGTCGCCGTGATAATCGTGAATCCGACAGCGTATGTGCCTTTCGTGAACTAGGAGAAGAAACTGGGATCCATGAGAGCGAACTTATTCGAGTCACGAATATCGAGCCCTTTGTGGAGCAGTTTTATGGATCGAACGATATACACTACAGACATACCTATTTCTTGGCACTCTATGCTGGGCAACGCGAGATCGGGTTCGACCAGTTAAATTCAGAGATGACCAGGGAGATCAGTAACATGTCATGGAAAAATATTGATGAGGCGCTCCTCTTACTGAGGCCTGAAAATCTGGAGAAGCGTGGTATGCTTATTCAGTTGGCCACTCTCTTACGAAATTATTCCCCTATTCTTCGTGAACCGCTGGTGGGAGAAAATAAAGGAGAAGAGCAGCAAGATAAGTATGTCTTCCAAAGAAGGGGAAGAGGTGATGCAAGAGGCCGAACGTTCGGAGGTGGCTCACCTGAATGACGCAATTCTTGCAGGTGGTGATCAGGCGAGCCCCTTTTCCAGAGTACCTGAAGATGATCTGTATCCCGATATCACAGATGATATGTTCTTACAGAAGTTATTGAAAAAGCGTGAATTCCGTGAGTCGATACAGCCCAAACTCACTGATTCTATGTTACTGGATAATACTGCATGCGATGTGAATGAGTTCGAATATACACCTGTGCAGCGATTTATTGCGCAGTTCATGTCTCCTAAAACACCCTATAACGGCATGCTTCTCTATCATGGCGTAGGTGTCGGAAAAACATGTACTGCCGTTATCACTGCTGAGGCATTTCTCGAATTGAGTCCAAAGAATAAGGTATACATCCTTGCTCCCCCCACAATTCAAGCAGGGTTTTATCGGACCATCTTTGATAAGGAGCGTATTATCTTTGGCGACGGTGATACGCCGAACAGGCACGAGGGCTGCACAGGAAATATCTATCTAGAGTTGTCTCAGATGCTATATAGTAACAACAAGGATGAGATCGAATCCAAGGTGAATCGCATTATCAAGAAGCGCTATTCCATCATGGGATATGTCGCCTTTCGCAATAAGATTCTTGAGTTATTCAGCAGGATCCCCCCATCACTGCCTGTAGAGAAGCGCAGGGAACAGGAGAAGCGTCTTCTACAAAAGGAACTCAGTGGTTCCCTCTTTATTATTGATGAGGCTCACAATCTGCGTGATGTGGTTGAGGACGAGCCTGATGACACAGTTGATGCAAGCACATCAGAACTCAGCGACTCTTCTGCAGGAAAGAAACTGACTCCCTTCCTACGCAAGGTACTGAAGACATGTGACGGGCTTAAATTACTTCTGATGACTGCCACCCCCATGTATAACAGTTATAAGGAAATCATACCCCTGTTAAATCTCTTGCTCTACGCAGACCATGTTGATGATTCAGAATTACTTAATGACACTTCTGTGCAGTTCTATACACCTGCTCCATCGGAGGCAGACCCTAGGCCGAAGGAACGTCTGACTCCTGAATCTGAGGTTAGACTTAGTAAGATTGCGAATGGTCGTGTAAGTTTTATGCGCGGAGAAAACCCCCGCGCCTTCCCGTCTCGTCTGGATCCCAGTGAAGACTTGAGAATAAATGCCTGGCCACCACTTACGCCTGATGGAAATCCTATCCTGCCTGAGATTCCACCCTTTGTGCCTGCAGAGGAGGCTCAGAGGGAGGGCGTGCTAAGTCTTCCGCTTGTTAAGTGCGACCTCATTGATGATTCTCTCGAGGTGATTAAACATTTGACTGAGACAATTGTTGGAACAAAGGGTCTCGGTATATCTACGATCGATGTATTATTACAGGCAGGCAATTGTGTCTATCCAGGTGAGGGGTTCAATGAGCGCATAGGATCTGAGGGGTTCAAGGCATGGTTCTCCACACGCGCCATTGCAGGGCGATTCAAGGATACGCGTATCTCGACTCTTCCTCAGTACACCATGGTCGAGCAGGGAGAAGATTCTCCAGGATATATGTGGATGGCCCGCGGCAGAAATCTCCTAGGGAAGTATTCGCCTAAGATTAACAGTGTGCTTAAGACAATTCAGAATGCCAGTGGAATTTCCTTTGTGTATAGTCGCTTTGTTGAGACTGGCGCAGTGATTTTCTGCCTCTTACTTGAGGCAAATGGATATCTGCCATGGGGGCGATCTGCCCCCCTCTTTTCCAAGGGGGTGGTAACACCTCTTGGAGGTCAATGCTCAAAATGCGAGAAACGTAAGACAAGTCATCCTGCAAAGGATCCCAGTCAGCCAGAGGGAAGAGAGAATCATACATTCAGCCAGGCCTATTATGCGCTTCTTACTGCAAGCACGGTGACTATAGGAGGCAGCGACTACCCCCTGTGCCCGAATAAGGATACTATAATTAATACTCTGCGGGATAAGGCCAACGCCGATGGCTCGCAAATAAAGGTAATTGTCGGCTCAGAAGTTGCAGGAGAAGGTCTCGATTTGCGCGCAATTCGTGAGATACATATCCTGGAAAGTTGGTTTCACTTATCAAAGGAGGAGCAGATTGTTGGGCGTGGTATTCGCTATTGCTCTCATCAGGCCCTTGAGCGCCAGTTCAGGAACTGTACCATACATTTATATGCCAATGTATTCCCTGGATCAATGACGGAGACAATTGATCTATATTCTTACAGGACTGCGATGAATAAGGCAATTCGCGTAGGCAATGTGAGCCGAGTATTAAAACAGGGCGCTGTAGACTGTAATGTGAATCGCGATGCGATCTTAATCACGGGGCTATCCTCTGTACAGATGATAGACAGCCAGCGCGTCGAGCGCAAAGTATCACTGAATGATCGTAATTTTACACCTATCTGCGATTGGTCTCAGTGCGACTATGCGTGTAAGCCCTCTATCGCAGTCATGGATTTACCGGACGATTCATCAACCTATGATATTTTTGCGGCGAGATTTACTGAACAGAAACTCCTATCAATCCTAAGACAACTGTTCAAGGAGAAGCCATGGTACCACTGGGAGCATCTGGAGAGAATTTTTAAGCAACAGATATCAAAGGATATTACTACGACTACCTTGACTGGTCTGCTGCTGCGGGCAATTAATAATCCTGGATTTGTTCTTGAAAATGGCTCAGTTAAGGGATCTCTCATGTATAAGAATGGGCTATTCCTCTTCCAACCCTTTAAGATTAAGGACACTGCGATCCCCCTGGCCTTACGTTGGGGAAGATACCCCGTAAAACGCGATTCTTATATGCCTGGACAGTTACGCAAAGAAGAGGCACCAAGGGCAGTGAAGCCCGTTAAACCTTCTGCACCCTTGGCTTCAGTAGCAGCGCCTTCTGTTGCACAAGAACAAGTAGAAGAAGAAGCAGTTAATCAGTCACGGTATTCAGTAGTGCTAAAGATGTGGACAGATATTAATACCTGGATTGATGCATGGACCGCAACTAATCCGATTGTAGAGAAAATTTCTGATGAACTTTCCACATCCATCAGTGCCTTTGTTGGGGGTGATAAGGAGAAACGTGAGAATATCGAATCTCGTCTTAAGAAATTACAGTGGTGGGGGCAAAGTCTCTTGGTCAAGGGACTTAGCGTAGGTGGGGCCGCAGGGGATAAAGAACGGGCTGAAGAAGTCTTAGATCTCCAGGTAGTTGCGCGGCAGTACGTGTGGGACACCTTTATTCGAGGCAAGGATCAGGTCATCCTCATTCAACAGAATGCAGTCCACAAAGATACTGTAGCAAACGAGCAAATCGTAGACTTCGGAGGAAGACGTGTGATTCGATACTTGGATGTTGATAGTGGCACTGTGGTATATATTTGCGAAGATGGATCCCGCTGCGATAGGAGTGATGCAGCAGCGTACAGACAGATGCTACTATCTAAGACAGATGAATACTTACAGGTGAGGGCGAATCAGCGGACTTCAGCCCAGTTCTATGGGTTCATGGTTCCCTGGGAAAGGTCAACTCTGATTTTCAAGACCAATGATAAGCCTGCTGTTGAAGGGAAGGATCCAGGCAGGGGCCTCGCTTGTGCACTAATCAGTACAGTAAAGACACACATGAGAAAACTAGAAGTCCTCGGGAATATTCTGAGTGATAAATCCGGTTCACAGTATTCCTTAACAGACGCAACCTTGGCCTCAGGCCCCAGGAAATTAACCGGCGCTCATAGTTATTGTGCGCTTCTGGAAATTATCTTACGCTGGATGGATAGACGTAATAGTAAATATAATTCTCTTAGATATTTCTATCGCCCTATATCATCCTATTATTCAAAGCATAGAGTGAGTAAATCAGAATAGTGCTGTTAACCTTTTAGGGTATAGGTAAAAATTGACATGCTAGACTCTACAGTAAAGTAGTACAATGGAATCCGAAACATTCTTTCAAGAAAAGGTCTATCTCACCCCCGAGGATCTCGGTGGCGAAATTGAGTCTATTGATGATGTCCTCCTAGGAAAACTTAAGGCGCGTCTTGAGGAGAAGTGTTCCTCTCATGGCTACGTCTTACCCGGCACGCTTGAGATCCTTACACGCTCTACAGGCATGGTTGATTTCGGGCGATTCTCAGGAGATTGGGCCTTTCTGGTAAAGGCAAAGGGTAAGGTCTATAATCCTTCAGAGGGCGAGGTGATCGAGATTGAGATCTTGAAGTCAAATAAGATGGGAATTTACGCGATCTATGAAAATGCACTCCGCATCATGGTTCCGCGTGATCTCCATCTGGGCAATGAAGAGTTCGATTCCCTGCGCGTGGGTGAGCACATTCGTGTGGAGATTCAGAAGTCGCGTTTTCAACTAAGAGATCCATTTATCGTGAGCGTAGCGCTGTATAAGGGGCGAGTATCCGCGCCAACCACTGCAGGTCTTGTGAAGGCGCTTTCTACTCTTGAACCTGTATCCGAGGAGGCTGAATCCAAGGAGGATAAAGAGTCTGAATCTAAGGAGGGTGAAGAGGCTGAGTCTAAGGAGGGTGAAGAGGCTGAATCTGAGTCTGAGGCCGAGGCCAAGTCTGATTCCGAGGCCAAGTCTGCGGAGTAATATCTAGTATACTAATGATGCTAGGAATAGAATGGCCGACGACTATGAACGGCGGAAGGATTTTTTTAAAGACATCGAATTACTGTCACGCCCTGAGCAAGAAGAGTTATTCCGGATTTTACGCCACGAGGGTGGCGAATATAGTGAAAACTCCAATGGAATATTTTTTGATATAACCTCCCTTCCGGACCATGTATTCAATGCCCTCTGGAAATTTATTCAATTCTGCAAGACAAATGCAAAGGATTTAGAGCAGCGCACAAAACTCATTCATGACATGGCTAATGAGCCTAAAGTTTCGGAGACAACTACTAACTAATATGGAGTCTCCCCAGGTACCCCAGGCACTGATCCAGATGTGTGAAACACATCCCGATCGTTCTTTTCGTGTTACGAATAAACTTACGACACATACCCTGGACAATATCCAAGATCAACTACCGCGATGGGATCTAACCACCCATACTCTTCAGACTCATCATCCCATTGCAACCTGGCTCTGGCTAAATGACCCCCTATATCGTGTCTCTCCCGAGAGCCTACGTGACCGCATTGTCTTAGAGGCAATTACGGAATGGCAAGTGCGATGTGCCACCTTGGACTTCCCACGAGCGTATTCAAAGAAGAAGGCCCTCGAGGGCTTTGGATCCATGAGGCCCGACCTTCTCCAGGCAAAGGCAACCATGATCGCCATGGAGCGTTACATGCAGGATACTCCGCTCCTCTGGATCCTTCTAAATGAGAAGGAGAAGACGCTGAGTTTTCTCGATGACAAGGCATTTCCCAGGGAGGGCGGATATTCGCACATTTGGATTCTCCGAGAGCCCCTTTGGGACAGGCTATGGGATGCAAGTGAATGGTCCTCTGATCAACTTGTCTCATGGCTCGAGATGCAGGAAAAGTACATGACTGTGCAATGGCCTCTTATCCCAGCAACAGAGACCATGGCTTCCATGTCTTCTGAATACGCACGAATGGGATTTACTGTAAAGGGTCTCACGCGTGATGAACTCCGTAAAAGACTAAGTCGTGCAAAGGCAATTAGAAAATTAGGTAGCACTATCAATCTTTAAACTAACATACCCTCTGAAAGTTTACGCTACACCTAAACTTGAAAGCCCCGTATAAGTCAGAGGGCCTACACCCAATGGATATTCGTAAGGCTGAATTTGATCAAATGCAGAGGATGATGAAAGAGTGGATGGATAATCCGTCTCAGGAACTCGAGTGTACCTTTGGTAAACTAGGCCAGGTGAGTTCCACCACCTTTGCTGCAATCGGCAAGCGGTTAAAGAACAAGGGATATACGTCGATAACCCAGGAGGATAAGTTAAATATTCTTACGCCCAAGCATGTTCGCCTGAGTCTTACTGGCCTCGGTATCATTCAGCGCTACTGTCGTGATGACCGCATTGCAGACAAGGCCTTCATTGGAATCCTCAAGGAGAAGACGGCAAAGGCATCTACCCTGGATCTGGAGGAGTATGATGTAAGGATAAAGATGCGTAATGAGCGCGAGGTGGGTGACTCAGACCCCGAGATCAAGAGTCTCGTGGATCGCTGGGCCGTTGAACAGAAGGCCTTTCGCCTTCTCCGGCGCTGGACCTTTCGTGGGGATGGCATCCGCTTTGACCTCTCTATTGTCAAGCAAACCCACAGGAATTCTCGTGGGGAGTATCGCTGGGTCACCAAGTTCGGCCAGCAGGATATCTCAAAGGATCCACCCGTCTATGAGGTCGAGGTGGAATTGGAGCACATGGAAGGCGACACTTCCGAGAAGGCAATCCAGCGTCTGATCAAGGGTATCGGTGAGGTTCTGAGAGGCATTCAGAAGAATCCTGTCCTTATTCGCAATTCTGTCAGCAGGCAAGTGCTTCAGGGCTACCAGACTCTTCTTAAGATGGATCGCCTTCAGTTCCGCGGAGTCTCCACGGTGACCCTTGAACTACGGAACATGAAGAAGGTAGCAGAGCCAGACTCTCCCAATATTCGCACCGGCTACAATGTTACGGATAAGGCGGATGGTCTTCGCACGATGGGCTACGTGAATGAGACAGGTCACATGTATCTCATTGACCAGGCTCTGACGGTCTATGACACTGGCCTACAGGTTCCTGCATGCGCTAGGTCACTCGTTGACGGCGAGTGGATCACAAAGAATCGGGCCCATGAGGCAATTCATCAGTATCTTCTCTTCGATATCTATATTGCTCCTGACGGCGAGGATATTCACAAGTTACCCTTCTTTGCCCCTGACAAGTCAGTGCGCACACGTCATAAGGAGATGGATAAGTGGACGTCTCTGTGGAATGCAGCACCTGGCCCCGTGGAGACTACGAAGGGACTCACAGAGAAGACTAAACTCCTGGTGAACATGAAGGAGTTTCGCTTTGGCCGCCCTGGAGATGACAGCATCTTTAAAACGTGTGCCATGCGCATTCTCGACACACCTCGCATCTATGAGACGGACGGCCTGATCTTTATGAGCAACACGGCGGCCATTCCTGATGGTGCCCAGGAGGGGTTCCTCGAGCAGTTTAAGTGGAAGCCTGCAAAGGACAATACCATTGATTTCATGGTAGTTACTGAGAAGGTGCCTGGATCCACCCTGGATCTCATTCACAGCGGTTTCCATCCATCGACCGGCAAGGAGATCAGATACAAGGTTCTTCGTCTGCATGTGGGGTCTCGTGATGATCCTGCCACCGCGCAGATGAAGCCGCGTGACATTGTTCTGCAGGAACTGCCTCTCACTCCTCCCAAGGGGGCACGTGGATCCAATGTCTATCGCCCCGTACTCTTTTACCCCGAAGAGTATGTCGATGATATGGCCAACACATGCTATGTGGAGGTAACGGTCGATTCCGAGACAGGTGACGAGTATGCCTATTGCGAGGTATCCAAGGAGCCCATCATGGACAAGAGTATCGTGGAGATTTCCTATGATCCCAGTCGTCCTGCAGGATGGAGATGGGTTCCTAAACTCGTGCGTAATGACAAGACTGAGCGCCTCATGCGCGGAGAGTTAGGCAGGACACTCAATGCCAACAGGACTGCTCAGGCAATTTGGAATAGTATCCATGAGCCTGTCACGGTGTCCATGATTCGCACGGGCGATGAGGAGCCAACTAAGGAAGAGATTGTTGCAATCTCGACCATTGAGCAGGAGCGTGCAGCGATTTCCCATCGCTATGCTGATCGCACAGCCACTCAGGCCGATATCAATCGTGTGGGCCCTTTGAGAAAGTTTCACAATGAATACATCAAGGAGTTCCTTCTGTATAATTCCGTGATGAAGAAGCCCAAGTTGCTGCTCATGGATATTGGTATGGGAATGGCCCAGGACATTCAGAAGTGGAGGCGTGTGGATGCGGGGGCTGTCCTAGGTATTGATATCGCAGGAGACAGCATCAATAACACGAAGAACGGCGCCTATCATCGTCTCTACTCAACCATGCTGAGGAATGGTCGTGATACCGTGCTGCCCATGGCGTTTGTGGTAGGTGATGCAAGCAAGAATCTTACCTCGGGAGAGGCTGGTGCGACCTTAGAGGACAAGACCATTCTAGAGAGTGTACTGGGGCGTGCAACGCCTGAGGGTGTGGTGCCTCCCTACATCACGAAGAAGTTACTTGGCAAGTTCAAGGATAAGGCAGATATCATCAGTTGCATGTTTGCCACGCATTACTTCTTCAAGGACAAGGACTACTTCGACGGGTTCCTGCGCAACATTTCGGAGAATCTGAAGATTGGCGGCTACTTCATCGGATGTTGCTTTGACGGCGAAAAGGTCTTCGAGTTCCTGCGTGGGCGTGAGGCACAGATTGGGGAGGAGGACGGTTCCCTGCTATGGAAGATTACTCGGAAATACGAGGCCGATGATATTCCTGAGGGTGACGAGGGCTTTGGCATGGGGATTGATGTGGAGTTTATCAGCATTGGTCTTCCTCACCGCGAGTACCTGGTTCCCTTCAAGTTGCTCGTTGCAAAGATGCGCTCTATTGGCTGCGAACTGTGCTCAGAGGCTGATCTGAAGGAGGTGAATCTTCCTAGTTGCACGGGGACCTTCGAGGAGAGCCATGCAGCGGCGGCCAAGGCGGGGCGCAAATTCCAGATGAGCGCAGCGGTCCAGAAGTTTTCCTTCTTGAATCGGTGGTTCATCTTCCGCCGTGCATCAGAGATCGCACCGCCGCCTGTAGAGCCTGCAGGCTCTAGGGCGGCGCCATCGATTATGGTACCCGTAGTGCGTAAGCAACTCACAGCAGCAGAGGCAGCAAGGCAGAAGGCAGAAGAAGATAAGCCCCTCTCTGTAAGAATCTTGGAGGCATCCAGAGTACCTCCAGCGGGTGGTGCGGGTAGTGAGGCGGCAGTGGCACGCCTTCCTACACAGGGGCAGCAAGGTGGTTCTAAGCAAAATGTCCTAAAATTCAAGCAGGATTCTGCTGCCAAGGATGTTCTGAAGATGGATGATAAGACTGCTCTGAGATGGCTAGCGCCTGGATCTCCCTTTCCAATTAAGGATCCTAAGCACCCCTCTGAGACCTATCCGTCTATTGAGCATTTCCTAGCGGGCATGAAGTACAAGTATGCCACAGACAAGATCTCTCATGCGCAGACCCTCTTTGCCCCCTCTGGGTCTATTCACCAGAAATACCTCAAGCAGCGCGAGGTGCTAAGGGGATCAGAGTCAAGCCCTAGGGTCCTAACAGATAAGGAGGAACTGGAACTTCTAGAGAAGGAACTCAAGGATGTGCATACCGATTCGTGCCTTGCAGGGATGAAGCGGAATGGTGCTAAATTTAATACACAGCGCTGGGCTGAACTGAAGGATGATTTCCTCAAGGAGGCAGTAAGGCAGCGCCTGGCAAAGGACGTGCGGTTTGCTAAGATTGTCAAGGAGGCTCTAAAGCAGGAGAAGCACCTTCTTCTTGATACTGGCGTGGCAAGCAATGAATATGGTGGGAAACTCACTAAGGAAGGTGTGCTAGAGGGTGAGAATAAGTATGGAAAGGAGGTAATGAAGCAAGGTGAAGTGAAGGTCTAGAGAGGGGGCGCTAAGAAAAGATATGGACTACACGAATACAAAGACATGGGCATCTATTGTGCGATCAAAAGATACCCTTCCTGAACAGGAATATGAAGGAAAGATAGAATCACTTAAGGCAGAACTGATAAAACGAGAGACTGCATTCAAACTGTCCTATGCCTATACAAAGTATAGGAAAGACTCTGAAAAAATACAAACTGAGATCAGTGAAACAGAAGCCCTGCTTGCTAAACGAAAGGACAAGGAAGAGACTGAGTACTATAGCAGTATTCTACAGAGAATTATTGACTATTTGGGCCACTATTTTTTAAGCAATTACTATACTGATACTGGCTACGCTGCGACATATACACTAAAACAGACTCTTCCACCCAATATACTTACCATGGGGCTCACCTGGTCGATTGTAGAACGCCATGGATCTATTCATCTTATTTTTCAAGTAGACTCTAGTCAACGCCTAGCAAAGATACAGTCGCTCATTGAAACGGTATTGCCTGATTTCACTCAAAAAATTGATCCGCTCACTCTATCCTAAGAGTGGTATAGTCCATGCCCCTACCATGGCAAACACTCGCAGTTAAGCATGCACATCCTCGTGACAAGGAAGTCCGCTTCGTCGAGTCAACCCACACCTATTACGTACGCGGGTCAAGCAAGGGGTATATCTCGACTACTGGATTCTATCACTCCTTCTTTCCCCATTTCGACCCCGATAAGACAATCGCAAACATGATGTCAAAGGCTAACTGGCCTGAGAGTAAGTATTATGGAATGACATCGAAGGAAATCAAGGACCTCTGGTCTTCCTCAGGGAAGGAGGCCTCAGGCGCAGGGACTGAGGTCCATCTTGCTATTGAGCAGTTTCTTAACGGCGCCATCGAGGATATTAAGCCTGAGGTAAAGACTACTAAGGAGTGGGAGTATTTTATGGACTTCTGGCAAGTGGTGAAGGATGACTTAGAGCCCTATCGAACGGAGTGGGAAGTCTGGGACGATGAGTACAAACTCACGGGCAGCATTGACATGGTATTCCGGCGTAAATCAGATAATACATATCACATTTACGACTGGAAGCGCAGTAAGGAAATTAAACTCACAAATTCCTATGAGCAGGGCTACGGCCCCCTCTCTAAGATTGACAATTGTAACTTCTGGCATTATACAGTGCAACTGAATGTCTACAGGTGGTTCCTAGAGCGTAATTACGGGCTAACCATCGGTGACATGGTGCTTGTCATTGTGCATCCTAATAATCCTTCCTTTGTCAAGATACCTCTACAGCGGCTTACAAAGGAAATCGATGGAATGATGGAATGCAGGATGAGGGCAGTGAAGGGCAAGACGAAAGCGCCAATTCTCTTTCCCGATACCAAGTGTCTGCTACAGGATGATTAGTAACTACAGCCCTACTTTAACATCTGCAGGCTGGCAGGTAAAGAAAGGAAGGGGACCTTCACTTCATAGGAACCCTTCTGAGAGATCCACCCAGGAACTCCACCCACGGTAACCAGGACGATTGCCCTCGTCGCCCCTGGCACCTTCGACCGAATTGCTCCCGCGAATCCAGAAGTATCATTCTTAATGTATAGTACTTGGGCATTGGCAGCAATCGACACCTTTTTTATTTCGGCAGCATCTAAGGTGGTATCGTGTTCCCCCGTGATGGATTCATCGCGGATCACTGAGCGTAGGAAGTAAAATGGCTTATCTGCTACAGTTCCAGGATTCCAGACCAGGCCCGATGTCTTTGGATCGGTAACACTAAACAGATCAATGAGGGTCTGGGGAAGAGTTCGACCATCTTCTTCTACAGATGAATCATCGCCAGGTAGGGGTATAGGCTCATACTGCTCATCAAAGTGCACCAGTTCCTCCTGGTCAGGCGTGAGCCAGTCAGATCTCAGATGTTCCCACCAGGTCTTCCATGCACTAGTCCCCTCAGGTATGATATACTGGTCTCCCTGACGCTGAGCATCTCTACGGAAGGTTAGACGAGGTACAGACTTATCAAAGATTTCATTGCGCTTAGAGGTGTAGCGAATGAGTTCATCGACCAATCGGATATAGAGGAGTTTAGGAAAATTAATCACGGTACCTGCTCCTGCCTGTCTAGGCATATGAATCTTGCATGCCCCTGCCTCAGCCCCTTCAGGCCCTTCGTCTGTACTAGGCACCCACTTACATCTACCCGAGCATGAATCCTTGCCCTGTACCAGACAATCTACACGTAAGAAGGCAGTGATATCCTCTGTGTCTCCCTTATTCGGCTCCAACCACCGAATTACAGTGGAATATAATAAGATATCTACCTGTTTCCGCTTATCATAGAGAGACTTCCTTCCTGACCCTAATACCGTCTCAAGTTTGCCACGTGTCTCCCTCCCTGCTTCCGAGTCAAGCCACGTCGAAAAAGAGAGGCGCAGATGTTGATAAATGTCTTCAATATCATCCTCTGATCCCTCATAGTCTAACTTTAGATAGTCTTTATTCTTAGGATCCACAATAATGGATGCCAGATCCTTGGGATCCTGACCAACCTTTGCGTGATCAAAGGCAGTCTTACGCATCTTTAGATCATAGGCGATTGTGTTATTAATATTCCATTCAATCTCATCGACATCGTTGATATCAAATTGCTTTAGAATATCTTGGTCGACAGGCTCATCGGCAGGAATTAGAATGTCATTTTCTAACATGAGCCCCTCGATTTTTCCAGACAGACGTGATCGTGCTAAATACTTCGGTTCATAACCCTTGTATTGAGGAAAGATATTCGTAATCTGGGCCTTGTAAAAGTCAATTATCTTGTCCACAGGGGCGGCCTTGAAATCATCCCAGTCCAAATACAGTTTCCCCTCATTATACCGTGATCCATCATCCATGATAGGTATCGCGGCGATACCATGTCCAGGGATCTTATAGGCCACACCCACTAGGTGATTATAGGAGTCCCGAATAATACCCGAGGGCATTACTCTTACTGCAGTAATAAGTTCATTCGATGCGATGAGGGAATTAGGATCAATGGTGAACATACTCGTAAAGGGTCCGCGATTTACTGAGGTGCACTGCTCAAAGAACTCAGCCACTCTCTGTCGCACCACCGGTGGCCAGGCCTTCTCCTCACTTCTCTGAAAGAAAATCGTCGGTCTGTGCCGTCCATCAGGCAGTTGATGAATACCATCCACATAGAAGAGGGGTTCCCATGCCATATGAGAATATGATTTGCCCGATGGCTTAGTGCGATCCTTGGTTATACGTGTATAGTGGATTAAGAAGCCAATATCCGCCTGCTGCTGCCTATCATTTAAGGGATATGGTGGGCACCGAATGCGATCGAATTTGACCTCTGTCTTGAATTCAGGCTTATCGGCTTTTACGATGACATCTTCTACTGTGAGTTCTAAGACAATAAACAGGAGACCACGAGATAACATAATTGACGGCTCACTGAGAATATCATAGAGGATACGCAGATCAACACGGATTGTAGGATCGTGTTTTACCTTAAGCATATAGGTAGTAAAACACCGATAGGAATTCATAATACGCTCGATCGCAGGAATATTGGCCGATGATACCTGAGTAATACCCAGATGATCAAAGGCCCATTTGCGCATGTCATTCATATTTACAAACTTGGCGGCAATCGGGTCATCTGCTTCAACAAGGGGATCAAAGGTGTATCTGCCATAGAACTCATGGACTAGATTCCCTCCGTTGATTTGTATGAATTTCCTGGGAGGAATGCGCTCAACGATGGATCCATTGGGGCCATCAAAGATTAGTTCAATTAATTTTTTCACATTCGGCTCATAATAATAGGCGGCAATGGCGGTAAGAATAGACTGGCTGGGATTAGAATTGTTTATTCCTAGACGCAGGAATCCCTGGGCCGTTGGTTTCAGGCGCTTAATAATGTCTCGTTCAGCGAAGCGATCAGATTTAGAGTCTTGCATAAAGTACTCATCGAGCACCTGGGGAACAAACCCTATCTGAGGTCCTGCCTTAGGATCGACCTTCTTTTCATCCTTGGGGTCGATGCGAGGTGGCACGATGGTAAGCGGAATCTTATTTGCATCGACCAGGGATTTTACACTAGCGCCCTGTAGGACACGGAAATAATTGGGCTCGTAGGTTTTATCTATCTGGCCTTCAGCAGGTACTGCGGCAACAGAAGGTATAGCCTGAATAGCATCTGCCAAAGGCTGTGCTAAAGCACCTGCCAAAGGCTGTGCTAAAGGTAAAGCCTGTGCTAAAGGTAAAGCCTGTGCTGAAGGTAAAGCCTGAACCAAGGGCTTAGGCTGCGCTGTCAACCCCAGGCGAACAAGTTCAGGATCCTGCTTCTTAAACATGGTCTTTTCTGTCTCATCAGTAAAGCAGCATGGTAGATACAGTCCATCGGGTGTCTTTTGCTTCGATAGGAACCCAATGAAAATAGAACGATTCATCTCAGACTCGCGCTTCGTCTGCCTCTCTAATACTGTCTTATTACCCTCACGACGACTTTGCTTAAGATCTTCCTTACTTAAGAGTGTTCCTCTGCACGGCGATCCCTGGGAACTAATGAACGGGCAAGTAAACGCAGGCTTAGCATTTCCCTCCCTATCGATTAGTCCCTTGAAATCCTTGTAGCGCACTAGCATGCGATCACGAATACAGAATAGTCTTGGGCAAACATAATATCTCAACTTATTCTTCTTAGATCCATATTTCATAACGGTTATAATTTCCTTATTTGCAGGGCTTGGATAGGGCTTTCCTAGTAGGGTGCCTTCTGCATTATCACGAGGTCCAGGTTGAGAATAATCCTTGCTAATACGCTTAGCCCGTTCCATGTCATCGGGGTATACAAGGATCTCCATATCACCGCCTTCAGCAGTATCAGCAGCATAGGCCTTCATCATTTGATCAAACTCAAATGCATCTAAGACAATCGGTTGCCTACCATCATTTGCCGCACAATGGCTCACATATCCACGCTCACCTGCAGACTTTTCATAGACAAAGAGAGAAGGATCGGCTGTCTTCAATGCGTCCATGTAATACTGTTTCAGGTTGATCGAATTTACATCAGAGGGCTTCTCAAAGAGTTTTTCTTGTTCTACTGGTTGTTCCTGTGCTACAGGTTCCTGCGCTGCTTGTTCTTGCGGTACAGCGTCTTGCTGCACCACACCCTCTTCTTCTTCAGGGATCCCAAGTAGGAACTCAGGATAAGCCCCATCATCATACCCATCAGTAGATTCAGGCGGCGTTGGTGACTCCACCGTTGCAGCACTAGTAGCGGCAGCAGCAACCGGCGCACCTGCGCCTCCAACCGACATGCTAATTGCCCTAGCCGGCTGGGTAGCCTTCCTATTCGTAAACGCTTCAGACGGAAGTTCCATCAAGATCCCCAGCAGATGTAAGATTAAACTATAGGTCTTAGCATTCTGATCGCTGTACATGTGAAAGGTATAGACAGGATGCTGCTCGTACACTGCAATATCAACACCAGGATTCTTATTTAAGATGTAATCCTTTGTATCCGATACCGCGAGAGTAAATTCCCCACGTTGAGTGATCCACGCGGCAATCTGCTTCCTCGCCTCCTCCTTAGTAATCTTAAATTCATCTACCACCTTCTGTGTCAGACCTTCATCATCAGACTCTCCCTCCAGCATATCATTCTCAGCATTCTGAGTGAGAAAGGAAAAGATGCGCGTCTCATTGGTGAAATTACTCACACCCTTGAAGCGCAACATGATGAGCGGCTGCTCATTTGGAAGGGGTGGAATTTCCTGAAAGAGCGAAGAAAATGCCTTTAACCTAGACTGAAATCCCGTATGAGAAATCCTAAAGTCAGACTTCTGCTTATACAGTTTGAATACTGCACTTACCTGCGCAATGCGGGGAACCAGATCCATATAGGGCATATCAGATAAGACACTCTCAATCAAGGCAGGGGCCTCACCTACTTCGCTGTAGGGATCAAGAATGCGTTTACGCTTGGGTGGCTGAATGATTATATCAGCCGTCCCGTCATTAAACACCCGCATGGTCGAATACAGAGAATTTGTCTCATTCATCCTCACCTTGATATACAGACAATCTCGCCCGCTAGGTAGAATTTTCTCTTCCTTCCATGAGGTAAATAGCCTTGTATCAGCGATATCAGGCACGGGTCTATCCTTTGAACCCTTCACAAGAACCTTGATCAGGGGTTGACCCGTACTGGGATAGAGCCGCATGAAGGGTCGGTCGACAGTCACCTTAGTTCCAAAAAAGACTAAGGCGCTGCCCTCCCATGATTCAGGGATCTTATCCCACACCCATCGCAAGAGTTGGATTCCCTCCAGTCTGGGGAGGCTATTCGGCTTTCTAAGTAGTTCAGCCAAGAGCCCATTAAGATAAGTTACTTGCGCAAGAGTTGCGGTAACCTGATCCGCCTGACTCAGTAAGACAGACATGGTAGGGAGGATTGCGTCGGATGCAGGCAACTTTGCCGCATCTAAGAACGGAAAGTAGGGGACAATGCGGCCATAGGCATCTCTGTCCCCCAGAGGTTTAGGAGCAACAATGCGATCCACACAGTCTGCATATACAAATACGTGGAGTTCAGGAAGTTCAGACGTGCGAGTATCGAGTTCGAACACATCAACGAGAGTCATACGCGTGCGATTGCTCTGATTTACCGTCTTTTCCCTCCCTGCAGAATCGACAAACCGCTCATCAACTTCGCCTGTCATCCGCAGAATAGGATTAGTAAGATCCATCGCCTCGTTGCCAAGTGTACTCCAGGCAATTTCAAGAGGGGCATATGTGTCCTGTCCTGATGCTACTCCCAAGAATAGGAGGGGTGGTGCAAACATAGGATCCCTCTTTAGTTCATTCCATAGCAGCAGTTTTACTTCATAAAGTGTAAACCACCCTGGAACAGCAGGTAAGGTAATATCCATAGGTACTGGATTCGTTGCCCCAGCAGCATATCGTAATACCTTGCACTGCAATGTATACTCGATAAGAGATTTCACTGGCTGGGGGACCAGAATCGTTTCAAACTGACTTCTCAGTGACATCTAAATTAACCTAACTTTCCAATCTGAAGAGGGTTACTCATATCACCGCCTTCATCCTTCTCAGGATCATATTTCGGCTGATCTGTGATATTCTCACCACAGTAGGTTACAGGGTGTGCTCGAAAGTCCTGATACTTATATATACCAATCGATTCAGCCTCTCGTAAAAGCCATCCGAAATTATTCCAGAATTCTGGCCCATGACTTGCCACGCTCGGGGATGTAATTACATGCCCCATTTCATGAAGTGCTACAAAGACCATGATATTTTCATCGACAAGTGGTTCCTTGTCATCATCTCTCTGACGGAGGCATAAGTGTATACTGTCACCCTTATTCACACTATAAGATACATGCTCGGAATCAGGGGTTGCCTCATAAAACCGCTGAGGATCTGCCTCGAATTTCTCATTTAATTGCTTAATCTGAGGCTTCCCTGGATACCTTTGCCGGAGTGAATCAATGAGAGTGTTTAGTTTACGCCTGACCCTGGCTAATAAGTCTGCAGCCTGTTGCTTATCGGGCAGATCACGAACATTATATTGGCGCCCGTCCACCTTACTGCGAACACTGACAATGCTGTAACTAGACGTCATGTTATGTACCGTATTCCACACCTTTGATACAATTGTATCCATCTAATGAAGACTAGAACTTAGAGGTCTAGTCTTATTTAGTTTGATATGCGATTTACTATACTTAACCGATTTCAAGGGGGCGGTGGCTGACATCCGCCTCAATTGTGCTCTGGTTAAATACAGACACTGCCACCTGGGGATTCGGGGGCTCAGAGCGGAGTTGGTAGTTAGCATTGCGCAGGCTCTGGCCAACCGTATTAATACCAATGAGTGCACCTGCAGATAAGAAGTTCTTGCCCTTCAGGGATCCATTGCCCATAGGATTCTGCTGAGACCACACGCTGTTCTGGTCCTTGGGCAGGAGTTCGCCGGGCGTGAGTTGATCTCTAGGGTAGCATCCCTCAGGCTTCTCAGCATCTCCAAAGGAGGCCGGGCCCTCATAGCCGCCCAGAGAAGGAGTAGCGACATTGGGATTTCTCATCACTGCATTACGCCTGTCGTCACCAGATCCAGGAAACTCAGGGGACTGCATGCCAAGAGAATCCTGGGACAGGGTACCAGTAAACCCATATTTCTTGCTTAAGAGTCCAAAGAAGGTAGGGTCCACAATGTAAATTCCTACAGCCACAGCAACAAGAGAAAGGACACCCCATAACATATCATTGTTACTACCACCAGCCATTTGAATTCTGTTAGCGGTCTATAAAAAAGTTATCTACACTTCTTCCTCTTCAGATTCAGAATCCGGAGGCATTCGGCCTGTCGTCTCGAAATATTCCATGCGAATGTGCTCTGCCTCGAGTCTGGCCTTCGCGGCCCGGAGTCTAGTTAAAAGATACTCTTCCTGGCTCTGCTGTGAGTTATCTGTAAGTGGAACCGGGGGCAAATTCGAGTCTGCGATTTCCGGTTCAGACTCCAGATCAGAATCTGATTCGAACCCCATGCCAGGGGCTGGGGCGGGTTCGCTGTATTCGATCGGTGACCAGACTAGCATGAGCACCTTGGGGGTCATCTGCAGAGATGAGACTACAGCGTGCTTCTGATTTGCGGTAGCAAGAGTCTTGAAGGTATTGTTAACCCGCTTCATCAGACTTGCATGCGTAGGTAGTTTAGAGAACCACTTATGTTCTGCACCCTCCTCTAAGAGGAGCGTGACGAGATCCTGTGTGACCTTGGCAATAGATGCATCACTGGAAAACATAGTGCTGCCCGAACTAGAGTGGCTTATCTCAACGCGGGTAGTATTCCTTAGTTGCTCACTTAGTACAATATCATAGTGACTGCCGGTAGCATTCCATACAGGAGCAACAAAACGATGCATTTGCGGATTTCTACATGCTCGAGGATTAATTCTAATGAATAGAATACGATGAAGCCGGGAACAATGATTCACGGAATCATCGAAAAGGTGATCCAATTCTTTCAAGAGACAAAGAATCAAGATCGAGTCAGAAAATACTGCATTGATCCAATCTTGACCTATGTGACCAATAACACATTTCCCTACATGCTTTTTGCCTGCATCCTCGTGGGCCTTTTACTCGTCCTATCGATAACAAATAGCATATTATTAGTCTTGTTGCTGCGTCATGTTTCTGCGCTAGAACCCGTGAAACATTAACTCGCAGTAAATAAATGAATAATGATGCTCTTGCACACAATATCCGTGGATGGGTGCATTATGATAATATGATGGCTGCTCTCAATAAGCAGATTGCAAATGCCCGGAAGCAGCGTGATGCCTTTGAAGAACAGGTCAAAATCATGCTCTCGCAGCATAAACTCTCATCGTCAGTAATACAAATCTCCGGGGGGCAACTTCAATTTCAAGAAGAAAAGACAACCTGCGGCCTTACCATGAAGTCACTGGCAGAATCCTCTGAACTCTTTTTCAAGGGTTGTCCGGAAATAAAGGATCCTAAAAAAATGTCTACTGACTTAACCAATTATATCAAAGAGCACAGGGGGCATACGATGAATGTTCGACTGAAAAAATTGAAAGCCACGCCTGAACAATAGAGGGCAAACATGACGTCAGCCTTTGATCAGTGGTCGTATTCCCCGTCTTTCCTGCGCAGGGGCCATATCCAGTGTGACATGGGGGATTCTATGCTGGACCTCTTCTATAGTGGTCTAACTCCGCTGATACAGAAGTGTGGCTACAAGTGGTCTGTATCCGAGTCAATCGTCGCATCTAAGTTTCTCAAGTTCGCCTTTCTGATGCATGAGACACTCAAGATGAGCCCTACAACTGAGTTGCGCCCCCCTGAGCCGATGCACCGCAATCTGACTGAGGATCGTGAGACCTTTGACATGTATTTCGACGCCTTTACTCTGGGCGAGTTTATCGAGGCATGGAAGTGTTATGACACCATCATTAATACTCGTCTCGACTACATGATCAAGGAGTTTTGCTACGTGTGGGTTGATGTGGAGTCAGGCAAGCCTGGAGCGTGGACGAATGCAACACTTGAGATGAACACAGAGAACATCTCAGATGATGATACTACAAACATTCTTCCTGAGAGGAATTGGAATAAGCAAAAGAAGGAGTTGTATTAGTTCATACTTCCTTACCTTAAATACCTCCCCATTTTTCCTTGCTGAAGGGTAAGATTCCCAGAGTGTCAGACTCTTCCTTAAATTGCTGGACCTTCTTCTCAAACTCTAAGCCCGATGATGTCAGAGGTCTAGTAGACCCTGAGGTCACTGTCGTAGCGTCATGCTGGCTCTGAGGAGGCCGCTTTCCCGTACATGTAACGCCATACTTTAATTCCGGATTGTCAAAATAGCCCCCATTCACACCAGGCTTTCCACACGCCGCTCTCTGGTCTTCGGGTCCCTGCTGTAATTCCTCATATGTACTTTTTTGTGTAGGATATACTGCCATCTGCCCCTTTACCCACCCATAATTGCACCAATCTGCACCATCTTTCCATGCATTTTTTACATCCTCATATGTGGCAAGTTCTGCACCAAGCGCCTTGCATAGAGGCGCAGCATCATAGTAAGAATAATTGTTCTTGCTTACAGTAAATACTTCCTTTGCCGGAGGAATGAGTTTTTCTACGAGCGTAGCCTCCCTATTTCGTGTAGCATCATCCTGAGGTGGCTGAGGCGGCACCAGGGGCATCGGTTCAGTTGGCTCTTCTTGAGGTGGCTCTTGATTACCCGTCAGCCAGCCTGAAACCGTATTCGATATGGACTCCATGGCATTCATGAAGCGATCATAGTAAATATAGAATAAGACCATTAACACCACAAGAAATCCAGTAAACCACATGATAGACCCTCCAAATTCACTGGGCTTAGCCGTAGAGGAATTAGAGAGCGCATTAACCTTTGGAGAGTTAGTGTTAAAGGCAGGTAGCATACTATTCATTTTCTGAACACTACTGTTGTTCATTCTATCGGTATCATATAGATTTCAATCTCTCTAAAAGAGGAGGTAGGCGAGTTTGTAATTGGTCTGTAAATGCTCCTAAACCAACATCTCCCTGCTCATTCGTAACACATGCCCCAAATGCATGTACAGATTCCATCGTCAGTGATTTACCTGTAACAGAATCCCATTTCTGTTGAATGGGTGTCCCAGAGGCATCGAGAAATTCTGGAAGCGAGGAGTGAAATCCTGTAGCCTGAACAATCCATGATGCGTCACGGAAGGCCTTGGAGACTAAATGAAGATTTGTGCAGGGGATCATGGTAAGTCTAGTATACTCGCCGGCTTGAATACTATCAGCAATCTTGGCAGATTCTTCTTTTATTCCAGATGGATGGCCATCACGCGCATATTTGAACGGACTCTTATACAGACATATGGTATCTATATCGGGTATTGCATTCAGATGCTTCAGTATAAGGGTTGCTGAATGAGATGATCCGAGAACAACTACCGTGTCGCCCTTCCGTACGATTCGTTCTAAGGCATGCGAATCCAGGGCCTTGTATAAGGGAATATGAGGGATACCATAGTCTTCTTGCCGGGGAACTATGCCTGTACATAGACATAGGATATCAGTTGTAAATGATACTCCTGTGGCTAGGGTTAGTATCCAGTGGGCCCTTTCTGTGTCCCACTGCGCCTTCTTAAGCGTCGAATAGAAGCATCTACATTTCGATGTTAATGAGCGACCGATAGCATGTAGTTCACTTGCAAGAAGACCTAAGGGTACTGTGGATGTAGTATCGTGTTTTGCTAATGATGTGCATGCTTGAGACCAGATAGGAGGGAGGGTGCTAAGCGCATCAATAGCCTGTTGAACTGTGGTGTTACTGTTAATTGAATGATAGTAGCGCTGTAAATCACCGCCGATAAATTCAGGATCTATAATCGCAATGGAAGACTCTGGAACTACTTGTATGATGTGGCTTAACAGAAACTGTCCAGCAACACCAAACCCGACAATAGTGAGAGGTATGTGAGTCATCTACTCATTAGAGGTGTAAGATATAGTGATTTGCTTTAGAGCGCATCTTAGGGTGAATCTTAGGGCGAATCTTCATAAGATAAGCACTTTAGGGCGAATCTTCATAAGATAAGCACTTTAGGGCGAATCTTCAGGCCCAGTCTTATTTCCTCCGCGACTGGCGAGTAACTGGCGCTGATCGGGGGTTGTGCACACGCAGCCACCATCGCATGATACGGATGAAGGGCAGCACTCAGGCTTGCACTGGTTATTCTTAAACATAAAGAGGTCATCCTCACCAACCTTAAATGCCGGACCATTCATAGGCTCGTTAGGAGTACCGCACTTCCAACTGCTCGTTCCATCCGGACATGTTAACTTTACACCATCAAAGGAACTCATGGTCTCAGACTTAGAGCCAGTGCTCCTGGAATTTTCTAAATAATACGAGGCGAACCCTTCACGAGTTACTCCCTTTACAAAACTAGTCTTGGACAGTAAAAGCGCGGCGAACACTAATAAGATCAGCCCTCCAAGGAATACTGCGTTCTTCATATCTTCTTCTTACCCCTAAGGTTTTTTATCCGGGAAACATCTGTTCCTCAATAAGGTATGTAGCAGATAAACGAGATATGCCTACCTCTGTAAAATCTCTCACAGTAAATTGATCTTCTCTGTCTAGTCCATGTATAGTGAAACTACCCGAATCAGTGACTAACTGAACTCCATCCCATTCCTTACTATCTAAGACGCCCGTTGGATGCACCCACTCGAAATCACCTCGAATCCAAACGCCATCTGTAATACGGACTCCAGCAACAGAAAATCCTCCCTCCACACGTCGCTTACATAGACCAATGACCTTCGCTCGTTTCTCTATGGAAAAGGAGTCAAAGATACTATCACCTGCCTTCACTGAACCCAGAGGCACATATTCAGCCATATCATATTCCCTATAGCGCAAGACCCGCGCGCCCTCATCCAGGCATGGTGGTACCCTAGGAACCGGCGCCTTTTGGAGGCGCACAGTATTGATCTGAGATCTAACAATATAATCCCACCCTTCAGCCGTGGATACAGGCAATTCTTCCCAATCCGCAAAGCGTATGGGCCCATTCGTTCCCTTCGCTATAATTGAGCGCTTACTCGTAATAAGAGACCATAGGACTGGAACAGTAAACGTAGTCTTGGTGGCGAGATGATGATCCTTTATAGGAATATACTTGTCTTGCTTATAGGACCAGACCTTGTGTAATCCACTCACCTTCACACCAAAGAAGTCATATAATATTTCTTTTTCTCCAGGGAATTGTAAGACTGCTTCGACGATAGACCCATCCCGTAAGATTTCACCAAGGCCTATGCTGGAAATAGGCTTTACCTCCCCTGAATATACTACTATGGGGGTCTCAGGGACAAAGCACCAGTGTTGGGGTAGGTCTTCCCAATCACTGAAGGTAATTGTCCTGGATAAGCCCTTCACAGGGATCTTATTAGTCGTCGTAGAAAGATCCCATAATTCAACCAGTTTCTTATCTGTTAGAGTCGCCTCAGGATGTTCGCTGACATTTATAAACTCTTGTTTCTCTTCATACCATACACGATGAGTGCCTGTAACAAGTATACCATCTAGGAGATACATGTCTTCTTCCGAATCCTTCACAATCTGCACTGTTTCGACGACTCCCCCATCCTTAAGAATATCACCCTTTTTAACTGTATTAATCGGCTTCACTGTAGAATCATTCATCACAATCGGAGTATCAGGAGCAAAGCAGAAGCCCTTGCCACCCAATCTTCCAGGGAAGGCAAGTTCGATTCCCACCGTTGCCAGAATAATAAAGAATATTGCAGGAATTACTGGAGCATAATACAGGATCGCTAGGGCAAAGATAATATATAAGATAATAATAATCACATTTAGAGTAAAGTCAATCGCATTTAACATTCCGATTAATAAACTTATACCTACATACATTGCCGCAACCGCAATGCCCGAAGCCTTTTTCATGGCCATGTAGATTTGTTGAAAGATCCGCGAAAAGAGAGACCCAATCTGTTTGAATTTTACCCAATTTGACCCCATTAATCCCGTGAACGGAGTGAAAATATTCTTCATCTGTTCACGCAAGGTACCCATAATTTCTGAGAAAACATCAGCAGATCCCATCTGCGCCTGGAGGCTGCCAAAGAGAGGAGCATATAAGGTGGTCAACTGCTTAGTTACCAATTCCCCAACACAGAAATTAAAATTGTCTGAGGCAAAGGCACTAGACGTTCGCGTATCATCGTCTGGCTTGAATATGGCCGATGCTAACAGGACATCAATATCGCATCGTCGTTTTCCCCAATGCTGCATCACTTCATCGCGTGAAGAGGATCCTAATAGAATGGCAAATATAATCATCATAAGGAGTAATAGTCCTACAAAGAGGTATATTGACCCCATCTATTGTAGGAATCGTTTATAGAAGTGCATCGACATACGCTTTCATTGTATCTTTATGGTTGACTTCAATTGCATCACGCACGACAAAGCCATTTTCCAGCACATACTGACTACCGGGATTAAGAAATAGTGAAATGAAGACCTTCGGTACTAGGTACTGATGTCTTGGATATAGCATGTAGGCTCTGAGCCACTGTTCCTTGGATGAATTCCATACGAGTGCCCCTGCTGCAATATGCGAGCCATCAGGTAAGATACAGTACTCCATGCACATAGAGCGCTGAATACCGATGACCTTTGATTTCTCCACAATGTCTCCCAGAACAACTTCATCCAGACGTCTTAGCCCATGCAGAGTAAAGATTCGCGTAGACTCAGGAGAGCCAATCTCATAACTTAACCTATTAGGATCTAGAACAGCCTTGGAGCCATTCAGACACTTATGAACAAGGGTCTGAGTTGCCAGATCTCCCTCATCGGTTTCATCATAGTCGGTAAACGTATAGGGGCCAACAGGGATCTTGTGAGTATCTGTGCTCAGACAGATCAGAGGACTATTTACACCACCAGTCCACCGGCCTAGCGGTAGCGCATCAGGATGATCCTTTGAATAGATCCACGAGCCGTTATGGCGAATGAGATGGTTGGCTGATACTGTAACCAGGCCAATCTGCACCATCTCATGCCCGTCGCCTAAGAAGACATAGGTAGACCTTACTCTGTGCCCCCCCTCTAAGACTTCGCCAATCTGAACATCCTTGATCTGTTTCTTAGCACCACCCTCTAAGACCACGCCTTGCTCACCTGGAAAGCAGAAGATCTCTAGGAAGCCAAAGACAAAGGTGTCTGTAAAATTCACAACTGCTGTCATCGCCGACATGCCCATATAGACCACTGAAAACATTGTGCCATATACACGATACATTAACATTTTCATGCGTGAGGCAGTCATCTTCACTCTCCCCATGAGGGCTTCCATGCGCGCCTTAAATTCAGAAATGAGACGAATAATTCCTCCCACCATGGTGGCAAGGGTCGTGCGAAAGGAATTTGCAGACTCCATGAGATTCGTGAGAACACCTGAAAACCCGCTCATACCTTGAGCAAGAGGTCCAACTGACCCCTTCGATTTATCTTGAATCACATTATTTAGACAGAACTGCAGGTTTTCATTTGTATCATATCCGTATAAACTCGCAAGAGGGATAATGTGCGGTTGGCAGCGAATTTCGGACCAATTGTCTGCACCGCCGGCAATAAGTGCAGACGCTTCGATATATAGGAAATACCCTATGGCAAATACTAATATCATAACAAATAGACCATAGGGGCGCTCATACGCTTCTATCTTATTTGGGCATTGAGCAATCGCACTAGGGCTAGGAGTAGGAGATGTACTTCCACTTGCAGGAGATTCTGTCTTAACCTCAGGTTGTTTAGGAAACCGTATTTCTCCTAGGACTGCTTGGATGGAATTCTTAGCGCGTTGTTCAGAGGATTTTTTATTTTCTTCTATAGCCTTCTTTGATGCTTCTGTAGCATTCTTTGACGCCTGCAAAGATTTTTCTCCTAAATTTAACGCCCTTCTCTCTAAGTCAAGAGCATTTACTGGAGCGGCAGGTATAGGTGTAGCAGTAGTGCTCGACATATAGCCTTCTTACTTCCATTATATACTAAAAAACTAGCATTCTTACTTATTTTATACTAGGCCCTTCGGTGCCTTTAGTGTATAGTGTGACTGCACCCATTCTCTGTCCTTCTTGAATGCCATGTATGCAGGCCGATTGGTATACTTCGAGAATCTAGCGACCGCATTTAATTTCCTAAAGACTCCCAGGGCGCCGAATTCATAGATGGCCTTTTTGAGTGCCTCATGGCGTTGAGATTCAGATAAATCAAAGGCATATCCATGCTTCTTTAATTCTCCCTTTCTCATTGCGCCTGTCAGTTTGCCGGGATTATTTACATGTCCCTGTTTCTTTACACATCCAGGCTTCACGTAGACTGAAGAGTGTTTGGGCTTAATGCGATACGCTACGCCTGTGTCACGCTTCACAGTGTAGCCCTTTTCCATTAGGCCTCGTGAAAATTTACGTACATAGGCCTTGCGGGATACCATCCCTGGAGGGCATTTCACATTCGCAGAACTGCTTTTCCCCATGGACTTCAATCTGCTCTGACGCTGCCTAGAGAGACGCCGTGTCATATTCTTGCGACTTTCTAGGTAAACAGTCGTCGATTTCACGCAGCGGGGGGAGACACGGTGGCCTAATTTAGACGTATAGGAGGAGCGTTTGTGGTAGCCTATGGGGCAACCCTTTGTTTCATTAAATGGAAGAGACTCAGACATTTACTTATTACTTAGTAAGGAGAATTTACTTTTCATGTTCACTTAGTTCAATCTCCTCCTTGAGATGTTTCTTAGTTCGAATCGCTGGAAAGTCAATACACCATGCAGTAATACGATCTTGAAAGACTACTGATGCGCCGATGACTTCAAGAATGCATTTACATACCTCTTCAGGCACATCAAACTCTTTGATAGACTCCTTTTTCCCATGGTCAATATAGGAATTTAACTTGGTTCCGATCTTTTTTAACTCCTCCACATAAATTACATCACCTTCCTCTGTGCCTGACGAATTTAGTACATATTTTTTGTGTAATTCATCCTTTTTCTTGAGGATCCAGTCATCAAGCAGTTTAATGCAGGAGTCTGGTTCAGTAGTTGGTACATACTCTGTCATCTAAGCACTTTTTAGAAAAAAGTGCACAAAAAACAGACTTGAACTAAAAGAGCACAAAAAGAGACTTGAAGTAAAGGGGCACAAAGTCCACTTGAACTAAAAGGGCACAAAGTCCACTTGGACTAAATGCCTACTCCTTGGACTCGCTGATCAGAGCATATAACAGCAAGAACATGCCACCCCAGATTAACGTCGATGGAAAAGAATCATGATCCTTCATGTCATGCTTGAATCCCTCTTTCGTACTCGGTGGCTGATCAAAGCACTTGTCAGCATTCGCCTGATCAGTCATTGCCTGGATATTCGCCCCAATCGACGCTATACTCTTAGGGTCAGATCGTGCATCAGGATCTCCGGAAGAAGAATCTAGAATTGGTGGCTTACTTGTCTTAGGATTGCATGCCCTCACCATTACTAAAATCACCCTCGTAAAAATACATAAACAATTCTCCCCTAAACACTAGAGATTCCATGAATATCGATCGTAGATCCATCTCTACCCTCTCAGCCGAGGCTGCGATGAAGCCCACTGAATTCAATGCTACTGAGCGGAGTGCCTACATCAGAAAGACTGTGCGACACATTCGCTCCATGTTTGAGAATGGCCATGCGGAGGACACTCTGAAGCAGGTTTTTCCAGAATTTAGCGAAGAGTATCCTGGACTCTTTGCGATGATCCTACGACCGGAAGGCTTCGACGAGAAGTCTCTATCACTTATGATTACACTCCTGGATAAGATGGGATCTAGATCTGCTACCCAGCACACGGCATCCATTGCCGTCGGTCAGCATCTTATGAATACCTATGTGACTCCCACTCTAGAAGAGTCATCCACGTAACGAAATATTAAACTCCCTGCACCATGCCGCCGAAGATTCCTGAATCTTTGACCAAATCTTCTGAGGATGGGCATTCCACTCCTCTTTTTGCTGAATCGCATGATTTAGAGACGCTATTTGATGCTCTAAATGCTGCATTATTAATAAGTTACTATGACTCTCAATATCGTGGGGGATATTCTTAACTATAGACATACAGTATTGCCCTCCACTACTGCAGACCGTGCGTAGTTCAACAAGAGTCTTAATAATCCAACTAGGAAGTGTTCGGCATCCCTTGCCTACAAAGTATTTCTCTGCGTTGCATGGACGACTCAGAGCAGGTTTATACAGGGTCCATTCATCGAAACAATAGGCTAGAATACAGATTAATTGTATAGTACACTTCTGCTCCATGTCAAATATCTTAAGAATAAAATCGCCACCCTTGACCATCGTCTGAAGACCTATGAGGGCGGATGATACTAATAGGGGGAACACATCATGCTCCTGGGTGCTATAGTGCTCACTGAAATCGAAGCCCCCATCTGCTGTAAAGATGTTGCATTTGCCTCGTGTCTTGGATAGGAATGCGGACTGATTTTCTGGAATAAGAATATCTCCCGTATCATCTGCTCCATAGTCGATATGCACCATGGGAGAGGCGCGTAAAAAGGAGTTTGCGCGTTTCCATCCTGGGATATTTGATTTGGTCGGCTTCAGTGTCATGGCCCACGCATTCTGAACAGTCCCACCGTGCCGTCTAGACTCGTAGATCAGTGACTCGATGAACCCGCCTGGGCCCTCACAGACATGGGCCGACTGTACTATCTTTTCACCACGGGCCTTCATGCGCCCGTAAAAATTCAGAAGGGACAGGATTTCTGTCATCTTAAAAAAAGACCTACTCAGAGGTTTAATGTTAGATACCGATGCTGGTATTCGCGCATCCTGGGATTGCGAATAGACGAGTTCATAGGGATTTGAACTGCGCTTCAAATATTCCCACTCATTCTTTGAATCTATGTTTTCGATAATTGTCTTGAGTGAAAATAATACTCCACTGGTATCCGTACTAGGACAAACAGTGGACCATTCTAAGGATATATCCGGCTTCCACGGATGCCGATCTAACTGTGCATTTTTGATTAGTGTATATTGTATCCATGGTGGTTCCGTTGACAACCATGACATTGAGTGTATATAGGCTATCGTGTTTAGACCAAGGGAAATCTATCTGTAGAGTATAGAAGATGGTGTCTTGGAAACCAGAGGCGTGGGTAGATCTAGAAAATGCTCTAGAAGGTAAGCCGCTAATAGATTCTAAAAGAATGGATGCTATTTATCAGTATAATGGCACATTTGATACCTATATGAAAGTGCCAGATGAAATAAAATATGAAAAAATTATACAATTTTTCACCTATGTGGATCATTATCAGTGGCAGTCGCCTGATGAATCCATGGATCTTAATTCTATATCTACTGTTCTTGGAGAGAAATGCTTTACTGACTTACCATGTGAACATTTTAAAATCTTTCAACGGGAAGTCATCAATAAGATGCCACGTTCATCATTTATGAAAGTCTTTGGAAGCAAACATAACCAACTTAGAAATATACTAGATAGATTACGTTCTAGTAATCCAGAAGTTCTAGAGACTGTTAAAAAAGGATATATGGTATCAAATCTCCTAGGATTAGGTATAACACAGGATCCACAAGGAGGAGTTCAGTCTTCTGGAAGACGTATAGATTCTGTTACAGAGCCAAAGAGTATGCGGGGTGGTGCCAAGAGAAAGACTCAAAGGGCCAAGGCTAAGAGAAAGTCAAAGGCAACGCGTAGAAGAACTTAGGCGTCCATAATGTTCAGTTCAATATCAGGTTCCTCCAGTGTCACGTCTGACTCTGGAAGAATACTGTTCATGCGCAGGCGCACTACATTACACTTGTCATCCGCCGCTGCTGCGAGTTCTCTGGCAATATCCTCCTCATCCAGATCATCCACATCCTCTTCCTCAGCCTCCTTCTTGCTCGGCAGACCCTTCTGTAGCCTCAGTAATGCCGCCTCATCCAGAAGCAGGTGACTGAAGGTCGTGCCACCACGAATCGGCTGCCCAGTCATAATCTTCGATGAGACACCCGTCACTGGGTCCATCTCACCAAACAGAGCGGCACGCAGCAGAATCTTCTCCGTCTCCTCAAAGGACGCCTTGGCCAGAGGGCCAATCGGGTTCTTGTTAATGCCATACCTGTCCACCGACATGAGGCGGCCATTACGCGTCATGGTATCTACGAGAAGGCCCAGGTGCCTGTAATTCACACCCGCATCTGTGAAGAGCGAATCGATCTCAGAGAACAGGATAGCGCGTGTGGCCTCGATGCCAAAGATATCCAGAATATCGTGCACGTTCGTGGTATACAGGCGTGTAGGATCCACGGCGGGGTGATTCATGACCTCGATGAAGTTACTCCCATCCGTATCAATCGTGTACTCCGTAATCTTCGTGGGATTCCCATCAACCAGTTCCACCCTGGATTCGTACTTACTGAATGACGTGGCCTTGATACCAATTACACCCCGCACTGCCACAGTGCTGAGAAGCCTCGACTGAAACTTCTTGAAGTTGATATAGTCGTCCTTCGAATCCAGAGCCTTATCCAGATCAGGAGAAATACGGATACGCATGATCAGTTTCTCCGTATTGAAATCTGTGTAGACCATGTTAATGCTTTCGCTGAACTTCTCATTGAGGACATAGGCGACATCATCCATCGTAATGTTCCTGTTAAACATCATGTCCCTGTTAAACTCCATGCGCAGCATCCAGCGGCTAAATGCTGGCTCTTCACCCAGCGTCCTCGTCTCGAAGAACTTGTAGAACTTCAGCAGATCCTTATCCTCCTCAATGACCGTGCTATCATCAGAAGGATCATAGTACAGCGCCAGCGACGTGACAATGTCACGCAGCATGGTGAGTTCCAGATCCTGGGCAACCTCGCGCGCCTTCTCCTTGTTCTCCCTGAACTCGGGCTTCAGAAAGATGCTCAGCGAAGTGGCCTTCGGTGCCTTGGTCACCTTGAATAATTCCTTCAGCCTAGGAACACCTCGAGTCATGCCTGACTTTGCTGCCACGCCTGCTAAGTGGAACGTGTTAAGCGTCATCTGCGTAGCGGGCTCACCAATCGACTGTGCTGCGATAATGCCCACCTGCTCCCCAGGCTGCGCCCAGGCCGCCCAGTTCTTTACCAGAATCTGTTCCATGAGCGCATTAAATGCGATCTGGGTCATACGGTGCTTGACAACCGTGTGGTGAGGTCCCAGATGGAAACGGAGCATAGCCGCCCACATCTTGTGGTAGGACTGAGTCCTCATCTGAAGATCCCTCAGGCGCTCATAGACATACTCGGGTGTGAGATCAGTCTTCGCCGTGGCACTCAGATTGAACTTCACCTTCAGGCTCACAATCATACGATCCAGATTCATCGGCCCCATGAGACCCTTTGCTCTCCCATTGCGGAAGACACCATTGACCAGCATGGCGCGATCCTCCAGAACTTGGTCAACGAAGGCATTCACCACCTCAGCGTTCTCAGTACGCGGTACAGACAGGATGTCTGCCCACACGATACCCTTCATACTAATGAGCGTCCTCAGGTCGTCCTCCTTCATGGTGTGCAGCGGAAGACCCTGGGTCTCAACCTTCGTCGAACTGAGGCCATCCTCGCCATACTTGAATTGGCAGATATTCATGCGCGCATCACGCACTGTGCCATCGTGCTGGGTGACCAGATCCTCCATTGCCTTCACCATCTGCCTCTGGATATAGCCTGTCTCTGCCGTCTTCACAGCCGTATCAATCAGACCCTCACGACCAGACATGGCGTGAAAGAAGAACTCCTGGGGAGTGAGACCCTTCACGAAACTGTTCTCCACGAAGCCACGAGCCTCTGCACCGTCATCGTACTTCTTATAGTGCGGCAGTGTCCTGTCAGTGAAGCCATAGGGGATACGCCGCCCCTCAATATTCTGCTGGCCAACGCACGCCACCATCTGAGACACGTTGATCGTGCTGCCCTTGGACCCCGCCTTCAACATGCTAATCATGCGATTCTGCGGAGCAAGAGCCTGCTGACCTAACTTACCCAACTCCTCAATGGCCTTATTCAGTTTACCGAACACCTGGGATTCAAACTCATCCTGGTTCGTCTTACCAGTGCTATTATCGAATAAGTCCATGTGCACCTGAAGAACAATCTCATCAATCTCCTTCTTCCTCTTTTGAACAATCTCATTCATCGTGCTCAGTGTGGCCTCGTCGGCCACCAGATCTGAGAGTCCAACACTGAAGCCGCTCATGACCAGATAAGCCTCGATCGTACTCTGGAGGCTGTCAATCAGTTCCACCGCTGCATGAGGGCCAAAGTCATTGAATGTAGTGTGCACCACGCCTACACCCGTCTTATTCAGCACATCGTCATCCACGATCCCAGAAGCCTGAATTGCGCCCTCCCTGATCTTGACCATGTTGTTCTCAGAGGGCTCATCATCGTAAAACTTGTTCTTAAGATCCATGTTCATCGACTGAAACAGAGCGCTCACCACCTTCTGGCCCGACCAGCGGGGCGCGCCCCCAATAATCTCAGAGTCAGGAAGAGTACCATCATACCGCTTGTTCCACATCATGAGATTCATGTACTCACGCTTGGTAAACGTATCCCCCTGCTTGGTAATTCGATAGGTGCCAAGCAGAGAGTCCTGCACCACCTTGATGACAGGCTTCTGGTGCCTGGGAGAAATCATCTGATAGGGCACTGCCGCAATGTCCTGGAGTTCCTGAATCGCCTCAGAACTCTGAGGAATATGGGCGTTCATCTCATCACCGTCAAAGTCAGCATTGTACGGGCTGGTCACAGACACATTCAGGCGGAAGGTGTTATAGGGCAGCACGCGCACCCTGTGACCCATCATCGACATCCTGTGCAGAGTAGGTTGACGATTGAATAAGACCATATCACCGTCAAGGAGGTGCCTGTTCACGGTGTCACCATGATACAGAACAATCTCCTTGGTATTCACGTGCGCCAGACTAATCATGCGGCCGTCCTTACGTACCAGAGTCTTGGCACCAGGATAGATGGCCGAGCCATTCTGCACGAGTTTGTAGAGTTTGTCAATGTTGTATTCAGTGACGCGCTCAGGCTGCGTAAGATTCATGGCGATGCGCGTAGGAACACCCAACTCAGCCACGGAAATGTTGGGATCAGGAGTGATCACTGAACGTGCGCTCATCTCCACACGCTTTCCCTGCAGATTGTACCTAATACGCCCCTCCTTGGAGCCAAGACGCTGCTGAATCGACTTGAGAGGCCTACCACCCCTCTGTGCAGAGGGTGCAACACCAGGAATCTGGTTATCGATCAGTGTGGCAATGTGATACTGCAGCACATTGGTCAGTTCATCCACGTAACTCTTGTTTGTCTTGTTTGCATCCGCGTCAATACGCGTCTGCAGCATATTATTGGTCTTGATGATCTCGAATAACTTGTGCGTCAAGTCATCCTCCGAGCGCTGGTTGTTCTCCTGCACGACTGACGGTCTCACGTGCGGAGGAGGGATGGCCAGAAAGGAGCAGACCATCCAATCAGGACGGCACCACCGAGGGTTGAAGCCCATGAATGCCACATCCTCATCCGTGATGCGCCGAAACAGCCTCTGCACATACTCCACCTCCAGAGGCTGCCTCATGGAGTCGGCCTTCACCGTCTTACTGTCGATCGTATCCCACTCTGCTACAATGCGAGCAATCCCCTCGCGCTTGTAGCGAT